TTAAAATGTTAGCTCTGCTGTGATTGGATTTTAAATGTTTAAGAAATTAAATCTGGATCTGGTTTATATGCAGTGTTTGCAGAAATTTGTGAAGCTCTCATATTTTTATATTTTTCGATAGAAGCTAGTCTTGACCTAATTTCTGGCATATCATCAAACTTATTAATTAGAATGGCTCTGAAATCATTACTTGCTTGTGCTAGCCCTTTATTTTGAATTACATTCATTACAATATCGTCATACATTTTTAACTCCTGTGATTATAATTATTTGTTTTTATTTTTAAGAATCTCGATAAATTCTAAGAAATATTCTTTAAGAATAGATTCTTTTAGTTTTAAATCTTTAGCATCAGTGGTATCATCGCTGTTAGAATCTTTAGTTTCGCTGTTGGAATCTTTAGTTTCAACTTTACTAGAATCTAAAGATTCTACTAATTTACCATCTACCATTACAAATTCTTTTTGTGATTCATATATAGAGGTTCCTTCCATAGTAGCATTATAATCACTTGGTGCAGATACTAAATCATACGTAATCAAATCAAATGATTCAACAATACCATTTTTAACTCTGCCAGAACCTCTACTAGATACCGACAATTTGATACCATTATCTATTAAGGATTTTAATTGGTTAGCTCTTGGATTATCTAACAATGTAGCTTCACCCATAACATACTTACCATTGATTTCAAGTTTATTGATAGCAGCAACTGCTTCCATAGGATCAACTGTTCCTCTTTCAGGGTGTTCCCACTCACAAAGTCTATTGATAGAACCGCTTTTTATAACGTCTTGATATTTTTTAACATTACTTTCCCAGAGTTCTTTTGGGTAAATTCTACCGTTGCGGTTTTTTTCACCTATTGTTGAAAAAATACCAGCAATTTTATATTTTTTAACTTTTTCTTTTTTGTCGTTAACTGATTCTTCGATAAGTACATTAGCATCGTGATATTCATAAAGTAATTTTAACTTATCTGACATTTAAAATCCTTGTTTTTTTGTATTTATTTATTTGTCAGTATTCGAATCTGACTCTCTGCTAAAATCAGAATCAATAGTCGTGGAAGTTATATCAAACTTAGAATCTTTTAATATCACAGATTCACTAAAATTAAAATCAATATTGAAGTGGTTAGCATCGTCTAAAGTCACAGATTCTCTAAAAGTCACAGGATCTGGTTTAGATACCAAATTAATAGAATCTTGAATACTATATTCTGGATCGTTCTTTATTGGTTCATCATATAAAAATATATTACCTTTGTAAGATTCTACTAAATCTAAATCAACTTTAAGTGGTGATTTATAGACTAACCCCTTCATTTTAATCCTTAAGCTTCGATTTCTTTAATAATAAAATCTACTGTTTTAATTCCAATTTCTTTTATTTTAGTATAGAGTTCGTTGCATGCATCTGCTGAACTAGAAACAATGCCAGCACCTCTGGTTTTACCAGGTAGAATACAACCTTCAGTATCTTGTGGGTAATTTCCAATATGTATTCTAATTAATCTATTGTTGAAATTAGTATCATTTGGCCTTTTAACCCAAATTGCTATAGTTGATCGATCTTTGTTGTACCATTGTGGGTATTTTTTAGCTAATCCAACATTTTTAGAACTAGCACACCATTCTAATTTGTAAGAGCCTGCTGTTATACGCTTATCAGTTCCTGATTCTTCTGTGCTTGGGCCGGCATTTTCACAAGCAGCGCCTTTCCAAAGAATTTGATCGTTATCATCGTATAATATTAAATCAGATAATGTCGAACCTTCGATTTTTTCTTTACTTGGTTTTCTAACATTAGCACATTCTTGTACTCTTTGCAATATTAATTTTGCCATTATGTTCCTTTTTGAGTATTTATTCGCTTATTTGGATACTAAATATAGTGCTAGATCTAACACTCGAGTGTAGATTTTTAAACTTTAATAGCTTGAATTTTTTTATCTTGGCTTGAAGAACTTACTGGTTGTGGAACTAACATAAATTGTGGTAAAGAACCTTTAGATCTTAATTGTAATTTCCATAATTTACCGTCTATCTTAACATTCCATTTGATATCAGCATTACCATCACAGGAGACAACACAATATTCGATTTTAAAATCCGAAGGCAAACTATCGAATATTTCTAAATGATTTCCAGAAACTTTATAAAAATTAGAACTTAATGGAGATCTACTTAAACAATTACAAACAACTTCAAATATTATATCATTAAAATATTTTGAACTCATAGCTATAAATGCTAAACTTGGTGGAAATCCTTCAAAAAAATTAGCAGCTTTCGCGTTACCAGCAATTTCACCATAAATGGTGGCTAAGTTATTGTTATTAGTTCTAACCCTAATGATGTCTGAATTTTTATGTTTCTTTAATTCAACCATACATTCTTTAAAAAACTTAAAAAAATTATCATCGAATGATTTGTATTTAATACTTTTAAAATTTGGTAAACCATAATTACCTGATAAATTATTCAAAGCATAAGAACCACCTAAAGCTTCTTTAGTAGATTTCTTAAGACTTATAGGTATTATATTATCAAAAGCATTAATTTCTTTGTTAAGTTCTTGATATGTTTTATATTTTTTGATTTTATATGTAGGTTTGACTAAAAAGAAATCTCCTGGATTCCATTTATCCTCTGCTAATTTAGTTAATTGTTTACCTTGTTTTTTAAGATCATTAAAAACATCAGTTTTATGATGAAATTCATAATTTCTAAGATTTTGTTTTAAAATAATTTCATTTAGAATACATTTAGCAGCATCTTTACAAGCTTTATCCCAATCTGGATTTTCAAATAAAAATGTTTTAACAGAATCTAATGGTGTCCTAGTCCTAGTATTTTTAACTTGAGTTTCAGTGTAGAATTTAATATCAGTTAATTTAGTATTTAAAAACATATCCAAATAATATACAACACCGCACTCCGCTAAGTCGTCTTTGTTATCACTTTTTTGTCCTTTTAATGTAATACCAGATACATTAGATTTATGAATTTTGCTAAAAGGTACTTCACCTTTCTTTCCATTAATAGAACCTTTAAAGTTTTTATATTTTTTAGTGTCTTTGTCATATATTAAAAGTTCTACAGCATCAACATTCATACTTTTAATTAATTCAAATAATCTAATATTTGTGGGGTCTTTTAAATCAAAACTAAAAACACCAAGATCGCCTTCTAATAAAAAATCATTTGTTTCTAATTTATTAAGAAAAGGTTTAAAATATTTTGGTTTCTTAATAAATTCATTTACACTTAAAGGCATTTAATTTGTCCTATCTGAAATACTTTGTTTTAATATTTAATCCTTTTTTGAATCTCGAATTCTTTTGATGACATCAGCAGTCGAAATGACTTCAAAATCTTCTTTAACTTCTGTGCTTGGATGTAATACATTAATTTTATTAATATTAATTAAAATATCAGATATCCCTTTATAAGAATCGGTTAGAATTTTTAAAGACTTATTTGAAGTTTCAATTAGTTTACTATAAGCAGTTACTAAGTCTGGGTTATATCCTTCAATTTCCATTTCTTGAACTAGGTTATCACTCATAACTTTTAATTGCGCAACATTAGCTAAAATAATTTGTCTTAATTTATTATAATCATCTACTACTAAATCTAATTGGATTATTTCATCAGGATTTAATTGAGCTTTATTGATTTTAGCTTTCTCAGAATCGAACTCAACGATTTCAGCTTCAAGGACTTGTTCCATTAGAACCCTTTATGATTTTATAACAGCTTCTTTTAATTTAATAGATTCGAAATAATCAATTAATTCGAAATTATCGAAATTAAAAGTAAGATCAAAAGTTTGTTCAGCATCATCAGCATTCGATATTAGTTGTAAAGCACCTAAGTTTGTGATTTTACAACCATACATAGTCATACTGACTAACGATTCTCCTTTATTGTCGGTTATTTCCACCCCGCAAGTAAATTCTTTTAATGGTTCGATATTACCATTATTTGGGTGAACTCTATCGAAAATATATTTGATTAATTTTGTATATATTTTGAAATCTTCACCCACAAGGAAACCTACAGTTACTGGGTCATAATCAATGTGGTCACCACCAATATAAAGACTTTTACCACCAAAGTTGACTTGACTTGGATTCAGACTAAACCCCGGTAATGCTATATTTTGAGCATATATCCATTCATCGCCTAGAAAAGGTAAAAATATTTTATAATTACTAGATTGTGAATAGCTATTACTAGTCATATATTTTCCTTGTGGGGTTATATTATATTCAAGTATTTATTTTTTATGCTTATGGTGTTATATTAAATATAACTGAATTTTAATTAAAACGGGTCATCGTCGAGTATTGCGAAATAGAAGCATTTTTTATACTTTTTAATATTGCTTTAAGCTTTAGACTTATATAGGATATGTAGCATTGCTATATACTACAAAAAAGCCAAGCATTTTTTATACTTTTTAATATTGCTTTAAGCTTTGCTTTTAAGATTTAAGCATATACTAGGATATAATACTATAGTATATACTACAAAAAAGCCAAGCATTTTTTATACTTTTTAATATTAGTTTAAGTTTGTTTTGAATTTTAATATGAGATTCCAAGCCCTTGAAAATTTTTAAAAATTTTTTACTCTTTAATATGATATATTATAATATAAAGCTTTTTAAAAAAAATTTTTAAAAAAGTTTTTTCGGGTTTTTAAAACCAAAACTTTAGTTTAGATTTTAAAACTTAAACTAAAAGCCAAGCATTTTTTATACTTTTTAATATTAGTTTAAGCTTTGCTTTTAAGCTTTAGACTTATATAGGATATATAGCATTGCTATATACTACAAAAAAGCCAAGCATTTTTTATACTTTTTAATATTGCTTTAAGCTTTAGACTTATATAGGATATATAGGATATATAGGATATATAGCATTGCTATATACTACAAAAAAGCCAAGCATTTTTTATACTTTTTAATATTGCTTTAAGCTTTAGACTTATATAGGATATATAGGATATATAGCATTGCTATATACTACAAAAAAGCCAAGCATTTTTTATACTTTTTAATATTGCTTTAAGCTTTTCAAGGGCTTGGAATCTCATATTAAAATTCAAAACAAAGCTTAAAGCAATATTAAAAAGTATAAAAAATGCTTGGCTTTTTTGTAGTATATAGCAATGCTATATATCCTATATATCCTATATAAGTCTAAAGCTTAAAGCAATATTAAAAAGTATAAAAAATGCTTGGCTTTTTTGTAGTATATAGCAATGCTATATATCCTATATATCCTATATATCCTATATAAGTCTAAAGCTTAAAGCAATATTAAAAAGTATAAAAAATGCTTGGCTTTTTTGTAGTATATAGCAATGCTATATATCCTATATAAGTCTAAAGCTTAAAAGCAAAGCTTAAACTAATATTAAAAAGTATAAAAAATGCTTGGCTTATTAAATTACTTGTACTTAAAAAGTCTTAAGAAGTCACCTAAATAAGTAGGATCTAAAGCTTTTATAATCATATTTTGATAATTCTTTTGTGTCAATAAATCTATCAAATATTCCCTGTATTCAGTTATTAATTGTTCAGTAACATTACCTTGGTATGGTTTCTCAGGATTATTAAAATAATTGGCTATCAATTCATCAGCCATATCTGCTATTCTATCATTATCATAAGGCATGTCACTCAAGGCATCTTTATTGTTAATAAGCATTAATAAATCCCATAAATTAGGATCATTATACAATCTATTAGAAACACTTTCAATGAAATCATTTGCATTTATTTTAACATTAATAGTATTAGAATCATTAATATATTTTGTTATTGAACTGTAATCTACGGATCTATAATCTCTGACATTACAAACTTCTGCTTCAGTTTTATTAGCTTCACTGAACGAATAATTATCTAAATAATTTGTAAGTTGTTTATTAATATACATTTTAACTCCTATAGACTAGCATTTTCAAAATTCCAATCATCCTGATATTTTTGTCTAAATTCTTTTAATGATAATGTAAACTCTATTTTCTTCGGTACACCATCTAATGTTACAGCAATATCATCACCATTTTCATAAACCATAGAAACACCGTCTATTACACAAATACCAGGAGCTATTAACTTATGTAGTAGTGGGTTTGAAAATTGTACACCTATTCTTGCTGGTGGTATCAATAAGACACCACCAGCTTCTTTTTTAGGATATGAACTTCTTTTTAATAACCAAAATATTCTCATCATATTAGAAGCTTCATCTATATTTCTAGGAGATATTTTAAAAGTAAATTGAAATGTTCTTAAGTTGGAACCTTTAAAGTTTTGCCATTTTAATGGATCTACTTGTGGTAGTTGCGGAGCAAATGCCATATTATCTGTGTTTCCACCAAAATCTCCAAATCTACCATAAGCTTCAATTATACCAGAACTAGCTGTACTTGATAATTCATTAGCAGCATTTGACATAGAACCTAAAATACCAGTATCTTCAGAATAATTATGAGAGTTTTGTTCTTGGAACGCATTCATTAATGGTAAATGTATTGTATATAATATATTGACTGCTGACATATCTACAATGTCTTGGCCCGCATCTTTGAGAGTTTGGCTAGCATCTGAAGAATCATACCCATCACCAGAAAATGCTGAAGTTCCTGCTGCCATCAGGCTTGACATTTTTTGACCAATAGCGTCTTTGACTTTTTTATAGAAATCATTTGGGTCATAAACAGTTAATATTATTTGTTTATGTTTAAAATTATCTGATTCTAAAGCTTTAGTAAATTTTAGAATTTCAGCACCATTGCTAGCTGAGAAAGTTTTCGTAGCTTTTGGTAAATCAACACCTGAAATAACACTACTGACAGAACCAAATAATCCCAAAATTTAATCCTTTGTATTTAATGAACCTTAGCTCAAAACAAAAGAATCAGTCAAATCTTTATTAGAAGTTTCTTTTGTTTTAGTCTGTATATTGGTATTATTTATTTGGGTTTTATTGACAGCTGGTATCACATCTTTTGTTTTAACATTACTAGCAACTTTGGTTTGTACTGTATTGTTTAACCCTGCTGATTGAATTGCTTGTCTTTTAGACATACCATAAGATTGTAAAAAGTCAGATTCTGAACCTTCATTAAGTATTTCGTAATCGCTGATGCCATCTAACCCAAACATTCTAGCAATTTTAAAACTGTTTTTAGAAGCCCAAGAATAATCACTTGGAGATGAATTATTCTTTATATTAACTACAGGAGTTACTGGTGCTACTGAGCCAGCATTGTTAGTTTGAACGTTAGATTTCGAATCTCCAGGTAAAGAAATTGGTGATTTGGATTTACTAAAGTTATCTCCTAAGTTATTAAAGTCTTCCATTGTTTCTGCATCATATTGACCTCTGTGTGGTGTACCATAGCTAGCAGCTTTAGGAACTGCTTTTGGTGCTGACGCTACTGGTTTTGAAGCTGGCTTAATATCTGCTTTTGTTTCTTTTGGTGTTGAATTTGCAGCTGGGCTAGCAGCTTGTGGGGCTGAACTTGACCCAAAACTAGTACTTAATCTAGATTCTGTATACATTTGAGTTAAAGATTTTCTAGTTGTAATAGAATTAGCATTAGCAAAAGATTGTGCACTGCTAATACCAGAACTTATAACACTAGCTGCAGCGCCTGCTGTATTTGTAACGACATTTGAAACTCCAGAAGCCAAACTATAAACAGCACCTTTAGCTCCCCCTCCCCCTAACGCAACTTTAAAAGAACTATTCATATTGGATAATTGTTGATTTACAAGTTCTTGAGATGGATTTTGACCTGAAGTATCTCTTAGAATAGTTATATTAGCATCCGGCCCACCGAAAGCATTTACGTCTCTATAAATTGAAACTGAGTTTTGTTTAAAATCTGAAACCCAATTAGAACCATTCCAAATAGCAATATGTCCATATTTGTGATTTCCAAATCTCTGGGTTATTGAAACGTCACCTACTTCTGGACTTATTTGTGAAGCTCTACCTTGAACTGGTGTAAAACCATATTTAGGTAAGAAATTTATATAATCTGCAGCTGCTACCGGCCAACCAGATAATGGATATCCTGCTGCCATCAAATAAGATCTAACATACTTGGCGCAAGCGCCTGTTGCTCTAGTTCCTAAGTTATATTTTTTACTGAATTCTGCTGCAGCTCTTGCTCCTGGAGATCCTCCTGAACTCGAGCCTTGGGCTTCTGTGGATTGAGCTCCTTGGACTTGTGCCGGAGAGATTGAACCAGAAGCTTGTGAAGCTACACTAGCACTAGCATTTGTAGAATCTGGTTTTGTATCAGTTCCCCCTGAACTAGTACTTGAATCTCCATTAGTTCTAAATACCGATAAATCTACATTAGCTCCTTGGCTTTGCAATTTTTTAATTCTTGCTTGTCCAATAGCTTGATATTTAGAATCGATAGAATCTAAGCTCATTTTAGATAATTCATCAGATAATTTATTTCTTTGTGTAACTAATTTATTAAAGGTTTCAGTATCTCCAGAATTCATAGCTTTTTGACCTTGTTCAAAAAGCGCATCTAATTGTGCTTCTTTTTCTTCACGTTTCTTAAAATAAGCTTGCTTTTCAGTATCATATTTTTCAGATTCTACCCAGGTCAAACCTTTATATATAGAACCAGTTTTAGCAGCTATAACGGTTCCGTTAGAATCCACTTTATGTGGTGTATACGAAGCAGCAAAATCGTTAGCAGATTTACCATCAAGTACTTTAGCATTTAATCCTTTATTACTTGAACTTGAATTAGAACTTGAATCTTGAACTCCAGATTGCGCTTTATCTTTTTCTACTTGACTTGGTTCTAAAATACCTCCAGTATCATTATTTTGAACCATTTTATTTGCTGTATTTACTAAATCATTTTGTTCTTTATTAAGATTATCAACATCTTCTGGACTTGTTATAATATCAGTAGCAAATAAACCTAAGTCTAAACACATAGATATGATTCCACCAATACCTGGCAATAATGAAATACAAGCACTAAGTGCGGCTATTGAACCCAATACCCATCTACCACGAGTAAAGAAATCCCAAGCTTGGTATATACCTACCGCAAATCCAACACCTGGTAAAGCTTTTGAAGCTATTTTAGCACCACTAGCAGCTAATCTTGCTCCTATTTTTTCAAGATTTCCAAGTATACTAGGTAGAACTGAAAATAACTTAGAACTTCCAAATAGTTTCTTACCTACTGAACTAACAAATTTCTCCATAGGAGCTAAAGTAAACTTTTTAAGCATATTAAAGCCTTTTTGTGCTGCTTTAACTGCTGAATCCCAAGCAGAGCTTACCATATTTTTAACAGCATCAAATCCTTCAATAGCTTTTTCTACAATATATTTTTGTGCTGCTTTTAATTTATCATATCCTGCAGATATAATTTTACCTACTTTAGAATTTTTAATATCTTGATATTTCTTACTAGCATATGATTTTAAATCATCTACTTTTTGTGAAGCCCAATCATATCCATTTTGCATAGCACCTTTAAAAGAATCCCATTTCTTAGACAACCAAGATTGTTCTTTAGCTGGATTAGATGAACTTACTTTTGGGGATTTTGGATTTTTTGGATTATCATTATCTGAGATTTTCCATTTATCACCAATATTAAATTTTTTATTAATAAAATCTACTAATGAGTTCCATTTATTTTTTAAGAATTCAAATCCATTTTTTAAAGGGTCTATAATAGGGCCTAATAATGGCTCAAATAAAGTCCATAATTTATTAATACCACCTTTTAATAGATCTAAAATGAAATCTAAAGGCTTTGTTAAAAAACTTCCTAATGAACCCAATAATGGTAATAAAGTACCTGCCGATACACCTAATAAACCTCCTAACCAACCTAAAAGTTTATCAAAAAAACTTTTATTCTGAGGTACATTTACTTTAGATTCTGAAACATTTTGAACGTTTTTATCAAAACCTTGGTGTCTTATTTCTGTATCTTGATTATCTATTAATCCTTTTTTAATATCCGAGATTTGTTTTGAAAGATTTTTAAGAGATTCTGAAATTTCTGTTAATTTTCTAGCATTCATAGGATCTAAAGCTTTAGCAGCACTAATAACTTCATTACCTACGTTGTTTAATTCGTTGACGATTGCGTCATTATTTTTTTGTGTTGTCTTAGATACTTTAGAATCCGAATCCATCCAGTTATTAAGTCTTTGGGATGCGCTTCTAACTACATTCGTAGGATCTAAAGCAGAATTTACTTTGTTTATGCCACTGATAGCACTATTATAAGCAGAATTGACACCATTAATTGTATTTTTACCTGCTCTATAAGTACCTCTAATACCTCTGGCAGCTGATTTTATTATACCCAAAATAAATCCTATTTTTTGTATATTTATTTTGGATCTGAGCATACAACACTAAAGTGTTAACTTTTACAATTTAGTTCGTTAACACTAAAGTGTTAGATGCTAGCTCTATAGTATCAATTTAGAACTATTTTAGAATTCTAAGAAGCTTGAATATATTTCATCAAAGCTATTCTATATTTACCTATGAATTTAAACATATAACATAAACCAGGTTGACAACTATAATCAGTCCATCTTTCTGCATAGGTTTCTTTATTAGAAATACCAAATTTTGTAGAATTACATTTTAAACAATAATGTGTAAAACATTCTTGACAAACTTTAGGCATATTTTCATTTAATATTTTTCTATGATCTTGTGAACTCTTAATCAAGGTTTCAGTAAATTTTACATTCTCAAAATTAATATCATTTAAAACATTATTTGGTTTGTATTCTTCACTAAAAACACCGTGACAAGCATACATTTTACCATCCAATTCAATACCAGAATAGCCATCACCTGCTGTACAAATACTTCTATTTGGATTCATCCAGCCAAAATTAAAATATCCTTTTCTTTTAAAGAACTCAACTTCAGCATCACGTATTTTTAAGAATTCTTCTTTTAAAGTATTCGTTAATGCTTCTAATTGTTCTCTTGTAAAATCGTATTTAGACATATAATCTATCGTAGGGTTATAATTAAGTTCAATACCTAAGACATCGGACATTCTTTTAAATTCGAAATAATTAATAGCAATCTTATCGAAATTCTTAGCTGCAATCGTAGGATGGACAATAAAAGGTATATTTCTTTTTGCTAGTTCAAAAACAGTTTCTTTAACTTGTTGTGCTGAGCCCTTACCTTGTAGATTAAGTCTATCTGAATCGTGGCTGGCCATACCATCATAGGATATTTGAGTCAAGAATTTCGGTTCTGACCCGACATTTGACATATACTTAAATGTTTCCAAGTAATCAAAAACGTGGTTGTATTTATAACCATTTGAATACATAAAGAAACAAACTCTTGGGTTATGTCTGTAGTATTCTACAAACTCTTTAACACCTTCTAGATTAGTTGTAGGTTCACCACCCCAGAATGAAATTCTAATACCAGCATAATGTTTGTTGAATTCTACTGAATTTAACAGAAAATCAAACTTTTCTATCATTTTCTTAGTAAGTTCTGGTGATAATTTTTCAAATTTTTGTTTATTAAAATCTTGAATACAGTATGTACATCTTAGCGTACACGCTTGAGTCATATTAATATCAAAATTATAAAGTTTTTTAGGCCCTTGTGTTTTTGGTAAATATTCCATAATTCTCCTTTAGATATATTATATACTATTTATGATTAATTATTTTGATTCATTTTATTAAAGAAAACAGAGATATTTATATTGTCTTTATAATTATAAATAAAGTTCGATAAATACAACTTAAATATTTTAGTATTTTAGTATTTTAGATTCGGACACTATAGTGTTATTATCAGCACCACAATTTAAAAGCATTTTTCTTATAAGTTTCCATAAAAATATCAAAATGAATCATAGCAGTTTGTTCATCACCACCATTTGAATATTTAAATACTAAGTCTAACTCATTTAAGAGTCTATTTAAAGTATTTAATTCTTTTTCTACACCTTCATAAACTGCCCCGCCACAATCATCAAGCCAATATTCTCTTTTGATTTTAAGCATTTTATAAATCAATTTTAAATCAAATATTGGCTCATAAGGTCCCCAAATTGTTAATTCATTTCTGAATTTAATGACATTTTTTATAAATCTACAAACTTTTGAATTTCTGATTATTTTTGGTACTAGCATATTAATTACTCACTTTCTTAGATTTAAAACTTCTGGTTCAACATCCCAAGGAAAAATTAGCCAAGCATCATTCAAGATAATATTGATAGTCTCAGTTTTAAATGGACTATTATATCTTTCAAATAATGTTTTAAATGTTATGAGACCGTTAAAAACTTTTTGTATTTTAAATATTGTTTTACTTGTATCATTAATATCATCTAAAAACAAAATTTTTTTATAATTTTGAATATTGATTACACCAGAATCATTAATTACACAGACTGGTAATTTAATATCTTGTAAGTATTGCAACATACCAGTTATGATTAATCCCCCTCTATTAGGAGTTAATATACAATCAAAATTTTTAAGATCTACTTCATTTGTAAGATTATGCAAAGCTTGGTGAATATCATTCCAAGTTAGTTTAATTGTACTCATTTTATACCTTTAAAACTTATGAGAAATATATACTGCAAAAACGCTCAAAATCGCGCATATTCCACCGTAAACTGCAATATAATATATTAATGAATCCATTTAAGAAAAACCTTTTAAGACTTGATTTTTAATATTATATAATTCATAGCTTTAAAAAAACCTTAATATCTCGCAATTTGTTATATTTTAACATAGATTTTTTAACTTGATCTAAGACGTTGTCTAAATTAAGTTTATTTCTGCATAATTTAAATAAACAATCTTTGGCTATAGGATCTATATTTAAATCTTTTATATATAAAGCTGGAGCTTCAAGATCTTTAGCTTTAATATAATTAGAATCTATAGAATCTAATATTTCATTTAACTTAACTTTTACTGAATTAGATATAGAATCAATGTAAGCTACAGCTTCTGGTGATAATTTTGGTAACACATCATCTATAGTTTCTTCTAATACCATTTTGTATATCACTTTTAAATCTAAATTGGTTACAGTATTATGCAAGTCTAAATATTCTTGTGTTTTTAACTTGTAGACTTTTTTAGTTACTTTATGCTGCAGTATAACACCTTCGTAATTAGATATGGTGTTTATATAATCTTTAAGATCTTTTAGCGTCTTAATATTTAAATCTTTAAAATTAAACTCGTTAGTTTCGTGAATTTTAAATTCTAATGTTCTAAGATCTAATTCAGCTATTAATTTTAATTCAGTTTTATTATAATCTACTACTATTCTATTTAAAGGTGAAATCAACTCAAAAAAGTACTGAGTATCTGGATTATTTTTTATTAGATCTAATATATCTGGATTATTTTTGATATACTTATTAGCTAATTTAGTTTGATCATTGTCAATAGACATTTTAGTTCTAAATTTTATACCATCGTATTCATAAGGTATCATTAAAGAACCATCGTATTTTGTCACTATAGTGAAATCTTCAAGATTTGCAGAATCTGGTAATAACCAATCTTCGTTTTCATTAATATTAAAGAATTTTGGCATTGGTATTGATATACCAGGTGCTAAAGTATCTTTGTTTAATATAGATTTAGAATCTATCATTAAACCTCTTATGAAAAAAGTATTATTTTCTTTGAAGTTTTTATAATCTGATAATATATAAGTATAGAATTTAAAATTATTTAATTTTGTTGATCTATAATTAGAATCTTTTAAATTCTCTGCCATATTTTTTAGTTCTAAATAATTCATTCTATCTCCTTCATATACATCTTTGATGAAATAATTATAATATATTTTGACTTAAAAATATTTTAAAATTTAAACTTTAGTTTTAAAACTTTAATCTTAAATTTTAAAAGCATTGAAGCTCTTTTTAAGAACTTCAAGCTGATTATATGTTAATTGTGTTTTAATTGTATTTTTTGTTTTGAAATTGAGTGTAGTCAGTGACGTATTTGTATTCTCTATTAGCAGAACAAGTAACTTGTCTATTTGTGTTAATATCACAAACACATCTGTAACCACCTTGATTTCCAGTTGTGCCATCAACATAAGCCATTGTTCTATTTGTAGCACATTGTGCAGCTATTGTGACGTTTGTATCACAAATACAAACTCTTACAGTAGTACCTGTTTGTGAACTAAAAGTATTATTATTGACAATATTATCGATTTGTCCTGTAGATTTTTTATCCCAAATTGGTTTACCTGTAATATTTTTGGTCCATTGTTTATCAACGTTACAAGAACATACTTGAGTTACAGTAGCATGTTGTCTAACAGAATTAATCCAGTTAGCATTACACTTACAAGTATATCCATATATTTGACCGTATTGGTTGTATTGTGGAACACTTCTATCACCTTGACAAGAACACTCAGTCATATATTTGTTTTCATAAACTGGTGTATATCCAGGGCCTTGAGTTTGACAAACAATATTAGCATTACAAGTACAGACAACACCATTCCAATAATTGACACTATCAGTGTATTCTTTATTATTATTACAAGTACAATAATTGCAATCACAAGTACAATAATTACAATCACAAGTACAATAGTTACAGTTACAAGTACAATAATTACAATCGCAAGTACAATAATTACAATCGCAAGTACAATAATTACAATCACATAAACAAGCAACTTCAGCTTTATTTAATAATTGTTTGAATTTATTAAATCTAGCAGCTGTAATCAAAGCACCTCTTAATTTCTCAGATATTGTATCCTCAATAGTTTGATCAATTGTAAAATCTAAATATCCAGAAACTATACGTTTTTGAACTGTTTTATTAGCATTTTCTGTATTTTGAGAAACTGTGAAATTTAATGTACTTGCTTTAAGTTTAACGTTATTAAACCATTTAATTTTCTTAGAACTAAAATCTGCTATACCAACTTCAACATCTGTAAAATTTTCAAGAGCTAATATTTTTGTCAAAGCATCATAATTAATGTTAACTTCTGATCTACCTTGGTCATACCAAAGTTGGGATTGATTATAAGTTAATCTCACACCACCTGAAATATTAACAATTGCACTTGCTGTAAATTCTAATCTTGCAAAATAATTATCGTATGCTAAAAATAAAGATTTTTGATTTAATTTAACTTGATTGAAATCGGCTTGAACTGCGGTTCCAAAATTTATAATTCCATCACCCACGAACGATTCTAAAACAACCTGCATAGCGGTATAAGGAGTGCTTGAAATCACAGAACCCTGCAAAACTCCATTTTGTGAAACTTGTGAAATATTTTGATAAGTGGTATTACCTTTATAGAAATTATTGCGAGTCTGAACTTCTACATTCATAGCTTTGATAAATTCACGAATTTTAGTAGGTTCTATTAACTCGCCAGTTTTTGTATCAACAAAATTGGTAGCATTGTCCGGGCGTTTAGTACCTTTACCTATACCATCTTTTAGAACGATATTTTTAAGAACACTTCTAAAGTCATTATCTGTAAATCTACGGCTTAACCACGATGCCGTTAATTCTTTCATTAAAAATCCTATGTTTTGAATTATTTATTTTTAATTTAAAGTTACAAAAGTTTTAAAAAAGCTAAAGCTTAAAATATTTGATAACTATAAGCTAAAGCTTAAAAGCTAGCGCTTTAAAAAATTAAAGCTTTAGCTTAAAATGTTTTAATATTTTAATATATTTAGTATATTAGAATATATTTGAAACCATTTGTTTTTAAACAATCTTTTATTAAATCTTTAAAATTTTCTTTATTTGGTGCAAAGAAATCTATATTATAAATTCGGCAAAGATCTAATTCTTCATTAAAAATATGACCTTTACCATACATTTCATAACACCCAGTATATCCAGCATTACACATAATTATTGGAGCATATTTTGCACTAAAATCTAATATACTAAACTTGATTTGCTCAAGAGCTTTAAGAAAAACAAATCCAAGAACCCCATAAATTATGACTGGTTTACCAGTATAAGCAATACCAGCCGCTACATTAATCATAGTTTGTTCTTGTATATGTAAATTTATGATATTCTTTCCTGTATAAGGAAACATATCACAATGTAACAAGATTATATCACTACTGGTATTATCATCATTGTTGAGTTCTTGGTGTAATTCAAAAAGCTGTGCTCTCATTACTCTATAATTCCTAGGATTGAATCCTCAGTCAAGAGAATATAATTTTCTTCAATATCTTGACCTTTTGTGATATCCCATTGAACTGTTTTATTAACCAAATCATATTGACATTTAGGACCTTGTTTAATTACAACACCTTTGGTTGGTCTGTCGTAAAGATTTGATTTTTGTATTTTTGTAATGATGCCAGACTCAGTTTCAAATTTAACGGGTTCTGTTTTTATTAGAACAAAATCTTGAAGTGGTTTAAAGTTTTCAATATCGATCATAATTCTCCTTTGGATTGAAGTCTATTAAAGCTTTTGTGTATATTAAGAAGCCCATTGGGGCTTCGATGTTACTTTAATAAGTCAGCCATTAAATCATCAAGATTGTCTGCTTGGTTAGTACTTGGAGCTTTTGGAGCTTCTGCTTTTGGAGTTGCTACCGATAATGTACCTTGTGGGGCTTTTGGTGCTTCCGGTTCAGTAAAACTTGTTACTGGCGCTGCTTGAACCATTGAATCCAAATTGTTAGATTTTACTGGTGCATCCAAACCATCTAGCAATTCTTTTAATGCTTCGTAAGATTTGTAGCTTTCTGGTTTTTGCCAATCTGACAATTTATAAGCATTATTTTTAATATCTGCTACCGCTTCTTCTACACTATTGTAAATTGCACTTGGATTTGCTTCAGCGTCACTTTTTGAATATTCTGTAAACCCATTGGCTCCTTTAGTTGCAATCAATTTAAAGTTAAATCCTTTTATAGGATCAAAAAGATTTTTAGCAACAGCACCTAGTGCTAATTCTTGTTCATTTGGTGTTAAAATAGATTTAATTTTTTCACCAAGTGTTTGCGACATATCAAATAAGAAAATTTTACCTTCATTTGCTGGGTTTTTTGGATCTTTAATAACTTTAATATTAGCAATGTATCTTGTAGACCTTGCATATCTTCTTGCTTCATCTTGTTTGCCAGCATTCCAAAGAGACGCCCACTTTTCTTGAATTGGATCAGGTAAACCAATTGTACTTGGGCTCCACTCAGCTATAAATCTTTTAGAAGTTTTAGATCTAACATTGTATTTGAATACTTTCATAATGGTACTCATTGAGCCATTTTCGTGAACTTCACTAGGTAAGAATCTGATTAAAGCTGCACCATTTCCATTTTCATCTTTTGCCAAGGTATAAAAACGAGTATCACTTTCGTAACTTTTAGATTCGAATGGGTTAGCTCCCGCATTCATTGAATTCCAATCAAAATTAATATCCATAAAATATCCTTTAAAAAAAATTAATCGGTTAAAACCAATTGTAAAAATTAAAAAAAACTTAATTTAATATTGATTATATATTATAAACTAAAGTTTAAAAATTAAAACTAAAGTTTAAAACTTAGAATCAAATTAAATCACCAAAATGTAAAACAATCAAATAATTACAGACTTGCTATGCTAAAAGAATGATTTCTAATATAATTCTTTCTTTTATCACTCTCTTCAGAGCCTAAGAAGTCATTAATTATATTAATATTATCGAAATCATAGACATCGATCATATTTTCTAACCCATCCTTCTTAATAACAAAATCTAATAATTCTTTTTGCCAAGATCCTAAACCTTTGAAATACTTCGCATTTTCACCAGATTTAACTGGTAATTCTTCAGTGATGTCGTAAGTCCACTTGATAGGAGTTTCACCTTTTAAAACCATTTTAACAGGCGTATTAAACCGGCCAAATCTACCTTTGTATTCTGGCCTAAATCTTTCTATAAACCCCATCAATAAAGCGCCTATATGAATACCATCTAAGTCAGAATCTGAAGTTACAAGAACATGCTCAAACCCACCTTTTACGATGCGTTTTCTTTGTGTTATTCTTTGAGCTTTGTATTGCTTCAATTGTTCAGAACTTGGTTGTATTTCTTTAATTGAAATATCCATTTGATCTCCTTTACAATGTTATTATAATGTATTAATCCTTAAAATATTCTTAATTTTTGGTGATTTTAGCAGTTTTTTGTAGAGCTAACATTTAACACTACAGTGTTAAATCTTTTAAATTTAAATTTTTAATATATTATATAATATTAAAGCTTAAAAAGTTTTAAACTAAAAGAATGTCTTAATCTAATAGATTTTCAACACCTTGTACAATTTCTTGGCCTTCTTGGCCTATTACAGTATCAACTATTTGACCGATTATACCTTTATCTTCAATAGGTTCAAAATCTGAATATGCAAAAGTTACACTAAACATAGATAACTGATTTTCATTTTCGTCAGAAACTTCTACTGCACCTACTTCAATAGGAAAAGCATTAGTCAAAGCATACCCATATAGTTTTTCTTTGACTTTAGTTAATTGCCAAATATTTACGGTTGTTTGATAATTTGCTGGCAGTGGCTTGCCCATAATCATATTTTTAAGCCAAGAAACACCACCATCAAACTCCCAAGCAGATTTAATTTCATTAACCGCTTTCAAAGTTCCGTTAGCTACCTCCATTAAATCACCCATAGCACCACCAAATAAGCCTGCTAAAGCATTAGTCCCTTTAGGTGTGGTATTATCTACTTCTCTCATCCAACTATCGAACATTCTTCTAAGTTTCATTTCAGAATCGTCAGTTATATTAATAGTATAAGTACCACTTAAGTCTGTTTCACCTCGCATCTTATATTTTCTACCTTTGTAGAATATATCAGTGGTTCCAATATTTCTTTCAGGTAACGCTGTGCTTTGACAAAGAACTGCCAATTTTTTAGAAACAGCACCTACTACAGCAACTTCTAGTAAGTAAGCATTTGATCTAACTCCTAAACCAGGACCTAATTGTTTCTTTATATCCGATAATGAAAATGAAAAAGTACCCATTTTAAACCTTAATTGCCATTTGAATTATCATTTGAATCGTTATTAGTATCGAAATTCATTGAATCATTGTAGCCAATGGCTATAGATTTCAAATCTGTTTTGAGTTCAAGCTTCATAGAATCTTTTACTTTAAAAGAATCTTTAAAAATCATTTCATTATTATGAAAATGTTTAAAATATTTGGCTTCTCTACCATCAGAGCTTCTAATAATACATTCACAATCAAAGCTAACTTTAGATTTATATTTAATAATTCGTTGAGTTAAATCTAATTTTTTGCCGTTTATAAACCATTCAAATGTATATTTAATATTTGATGGATTACTGTCAGTAAAATCACATTCTAAGAATTCTTCATCTCTGATTAAATCATTAATAATTAAATCATATCTTGGTTCATCAGAATAAAATTCTTTTTCAAAGATATCACTCTCAACAATATCAGTAAATGCTTGAACTTTTACGATATCACCATCTCGTGGTACATAATGTAATTTTTCAATTTCACTGTCTTGTTTGATGTCATTGATCCACCAATTAAATCTAAATTTAATAAGTTTCTCGCATTCAGAATCTATTTTACAGAGTAAATAATCTTGATTGAATTTTATATCCTTAATAACTGCTTTATATTGATTTATAAAAGTTTGGATACCAGATTCTGTTTCTTTAGAACCTTCGGAATAAACTCTCGTGACTACTGGATTAGCTTCAGTAGATTCTGGTAAATCAGTACTCATAAACAATTGAACTAATTCTATTAAATGCTGTTCTTTTATTGCTGGGTATATATTACCTCTTAAGGTTAAATCAAAAGTGCAAGTTACAATATTAGTACTTAATTCATCCATAGATTCTTGATCTACACTAGTTGAGTTTAATTCTAATATACAAGAGGTATCTCCAAAATCTGGTAAATCTACTTCTTTAATTCTTAAACAATAACTGGGATTAAAATAACTAGCGACTTGTTCTAATATCATACTAGCTTCGTTCATTCCACGACATTGTATAATTACTTGATAAGTAAAATCATAAGGGACTGAATTGAATTGATAATTTAATTTTTTAGTTTCACCTTTAATTATTTGTGATTTTCTATATATTTTAGCAAATTTATTTTTTGCTCTATTGATATTAGCATTCATACCAGTAAACAAAAGTATACCTCTGGGTAAAACTTGTGTATTGCCGTTAAACATTTGATTATAAGATAATTGACTATAAATATCAAATCTTTCCCTGTTAGCATACTGAATAGGAACTATAGAATATAATGGTTTACCATTGCTTTGAATAGTTTGTATTTCTAAATTAGAAAATAAATGTATCAAAGCTCCAGTATATTTTCTTAAAGTATTAAAATGAAAGAAAGCCATTAAGAATCCTCAGCTTCAATAGTTAAACCAGGGACTATTTTAAAATTAATAGAACCCCCATTTGATCATATTTGCAGAAACACCTAAATTAAAATGTTCTACTAAATTAAATTTAAATTATTCTTATGATATATCTATTAGATATAAATTATTTATCGAACTTTATTTATAATTATAAAGACAATATAAATATCTCTGTTTTCTTTAATAAAATGAATCAAAAATAATAATGATGTTTCCAAATAATAGCTTTTAAAAAGTCTTTAGTTGGATCTATCATTAATACAGTCTTACATATCTAATTTATATTGAACGCATATATATAAGAACTATCGTTTGTTTCAGAAACATTATCACTTACCTTTAGATCATTATCTACATTACCTTCTATTTTGTCTCCACTATCATTTACATAATACCATACAGCTTTTACATCAGAAACAGATGTTTGACCATAATATCCGTTTCCTACATATAATATTTTTGTAGGAATCTTTTCAGACAGTAAAGTTATTTTAAGTTGTTTAACACTAGCATCAGACCATAGCGAACATTGATCAGCATTGCCAAGATACTCTTTAAATATATTAGTAACGCAATGATATGAAGGATCATTATATATCCCAGTAGTATCCACATCAACTTTTATATCTTGACCGCTAGGAGTTAAAGAACTAACTTCAGAATATCCAGAAAGGTTACCCAGCCCATCTAGAGATAGTAATATTTGACCGCTATTTAACCCTTTAACTATTTGTTTTGTAGAAGCATATCCGTTATCAAATCCTATTTTAACACCGCTCATACAACCACCGTATTGGCCACTTCTTAGTTTTACATTACAAGTGATCTCTATTTTTCTAAGACTTGGTTTAATTTCATCCCCTGTTACTATATTCACCCATTTATTAGCACCAAAAGTATTGTCTATACACATATATACAGCTTTATTAGTTGTATCAGAGTATAGAGAGCCTATTTTATTAGGGTTTAGTGAAAAATTAGGTTTTCCTAACCCTGTAAGTAACTCTGCATTTTTATTGATTCTATTATTTATATAATTTATAGAATCAAGAACAGATATTAAAAACATACCATCTTTATAATCTATATTAATATTCACAGGACTATTATTTCCAGAGCTGCCTTTAATATTGAAGGTTTTTACAATAGTATTTTCTATAAACAATTCAATTTTACAGTCTTTAGAATATAAAAAAGGATTTGTAGCACTAGTTCCAAATAATTGAAAAGATATATTATCAACTTGTTTGGAGCTATTTATACCAACTTGGTAATAAGGATTTTTTAACCCATCATTACTTAAGAATAAAGAGTATTTTTTATTATATTCTCTAAAAGGATTTGGTATATCATAAACTCCACTATAATCATAAGCTCCATTAGTTTTAACAGTTACTAAGGCGTTACTCCCACTAGAAAGATCTACACTAGATGAATTAAAATCAGAAGGTCTTGTAGATAATAAAGCATCATTATCATTATATACTGTATCATCTCCTATTAAATTTAAACCTATTTTATTATTTTCTCTATCAATAACTTCAACCCCATAAGGTTTAAGGTACTCATCATCTCCTTTAAGTTTTATCTTGAAATTACTAACTACTACTGTATCACCAGATGAATAATTAGAGCTATCAGTTGTCGCAGATATTTTTACACAAATATTTTTTGTATTTAAAGAACTAACATCATTGTAAGGTACTAATGGAATATTACTAATATTATATGCTACATTGTCTGCACTCCCAGATCCAATCTTATCAAATAATTCGTTGATAGCAGCCACTGCTGTGTCTTTAGCTTCTGTTTTAAGACCTGTTAAATCTCCGACTTTTTGGTTGGTATGTGTTTCAGCATAATTCATCACATATTCGGTAGTTGCTAATTGTTTTGGTTTAGACAATACTCCATTATATTCCCAAATACCTTCAATTATTTTATTACCTTCAATACTTTGATCTTCAGTTAAACTAACGAATCTGGCGTCAGAATCTTCTTTATTGTAAACTGAACTTGAATTTGCTTTAGTTTCTAATTTAGTATCAATTTCAGATTTATTATAAACGGCATCAGAATCGGCTTTTAAGTTAACATCATCTATCAAAGCTATTTCTTTAGAATCGTTATAAGTTGGCCTAGTTTCCGATCCATTTAAGTTAATAGGAATTTGATTAGATCCTAAATCTACTTTATCCCATTTAGAAACCATAGCAATATTGATACCTTCACCGGTAGTACTAACGCCAGAAATGCTATCATAATTTTTAAGTTGTATAGTCTTACGAGTATCATTAATTTTACTATAGAAAACAGCTTCTTCAAGTCTTCTATTAATATCCGTTATATCACTAGTATTATCAACTACTTTAGTATTTAAATCATCAATAGCTTGCTTATTGGCTTCTGCTAATTCTTTGGTGTAATCCACAGTAGATTCAATTGTCGTGATACGCCCTATTAATGGATTTAACTTAGTATCAATCATTTGATTAATAGTAGTTTCATTTATAGTTTCTTTGTAAATATTTAAATTATCAAGAACTTCGTTAATAGCATTAACAATTAAATCTTTAGATTCAGTTTTTAAATTACTTAAATCTCCAATAGTTAAATTTAATTGATTTCTAACATAATCCATAACATATTGGGCATTGGCGGCTTGTTTGTTTTCGGTTGGGTCAGAGACGTAAATCTTATTAAATGTTTTAGTTCCTGTAATAGTTTGTTCGGTATCTAAAGTTACTACGGTTTTTAAGAACTCATTAATTTTATCAATTTCAGCAGTCTGTTCTTTGTTAATGCCTTGAATAGCATCTAAAAGTTTATTTGTATTATCTATGAATATTTTAAAAGCTTCTGAATCTTTCTTAAGTTCTTCTATAGCTTCTTTTATAGAATCTATATTATCAAAACTTTCTGTACTACGTATTAAGCAATAGTTCAAAGCATCTGATAAATCTTTTTCAGTGTATCTACCCAGGATCAATAGGTTAACAAATTTATCAATAGCTTCTTTTGTAGTATATTTTGGATTTTTTATATATTGATTTGTTTCAATACTTGTAGCTTTAGAATTATCAGTGCTGACCATCTCGAACCTTTTGATTTTATTTATTAGGTATTTAATAATAAATATATCAAAAATAAGGCTTTGAATTGAACTTTAATCAACATACTAATGAATATGATCTGAGCGGATCAGTTACCGAGGAACTCATTAGACTTTATGGTGCACCACTTAAATTAATCATTACCAAAAAAATTAACAGAGATTTGACATTTGGTGATTTTAGTCATTTTAAAGCGGACAATAGAGCTTGTTTTGAAATATTTGGTATGCCAGAAAATTCAGAAGAATTTGACCAATATGAAAGATTGCAAACACAATTTGGTGTCCCATTAGATACAAGTATAGGTTTATATGTTTCTAAAATTTCCACATTTAATTTAGTTCAATCTTCAATGAATTCTAAGAATGAATATGATGTAACTTTACCAGATTCCAGAATTCACGATTTAATAGGATCTTTAATAATCGTTCCAAGTGGAAAGATTCTTGAAATTACCGAAATTACGTTAGATTGTTTTGGGTTAAATAACGTATTTCTTTATAATCAATATAAAAATGTTTATAAATTTAAATGTAAAACTTATGTATTTAAAAAATCTGATGAACTTGAAAGTGATTTTGTCATTAGATCTGACGAATTATTAGACAAGCAAACACCTAATACAGATATGCATAACGAGCTTGAAAAATATTTCGATGAATTGAGTTCTATTAAAGATAAACAACAACAAGAAACAAAAGATTTTTATACAAATTCTGATGATGTGTTTGGTAGGTTCTAATGAATCCGGGAACTCAAAGTCTATTTTCTCACGCTTGCGATGTTAAAGATTTTACTTTATCTATTCTTAATAATAAATCAAGTAAATCACTTGAATTAAAAACTGGAGAAACAAAATCTGGTGAAATTTCATTCAATGGTTTTATCATCTTGTCTTATTTTACAGTCAATGGTACCACGGATTTGCAATACTATTTAGATCAATCCGGTGATATGCGATTTATTCCTTTTATATTAGATGCTAGTGAAGGTTACTATAGAAGAGAATTTCAAGTTGTTAAAAATAATAAAACCCAAACAACTGATAAATCCAATTTTACAATACAAGGCCAAGATTTGATATCTTATTTGTTTAGTAAATTATATATAGCTAAAACATATAAAAATAAAAAACTTTCAGATATTTTTAAAGATATATATGATACTTATATTAAACCAAAATTAAAATATAATCCAGATTCTGTTAAATTGGAATTATCTAGTAATATCGTAATTGAAAACTTCGTTTTAACTTCACGAAAATCTGTATTGGATTTCATATTCGAAGAATGTGATAGACAAGGATTAATATTATTTCAGGATAAACAAAAAATTGTTATGAAACCTTATAAAGAACTTAAACCAAATAATTTAAAACTTCAAAATATACAATATGATGATTTTAAAAAAGATCCTAACAACCCTTATGATATTTTATCTAGGAAGATTATAAACACAAACCAAGCCCTGAAATTACCGAAATCACAAATAATTGCATTTGATAAAGCTACTAAAACAATGAAAGTTATGAAAATTAATCTTGAAGATTTAGATTTCGATGTTCCAGTAGAATCTCAAGATCATGATGGTTTTGAATATCAAGCTCAAGAATATTTGTACGATGATAATATTTTTGCCGATACATATAAATCGTTTTTAGATTATTCTAAGTTAGAATTAGTAGTACCTGGAGTTGTTAAGGCACCCGAAATATTCACAAAATATAAAGTATTATTTAAATCTAACGAAAATACTAATGAAACACAAGAAGGAGACACTAAAATTTCTGGTGAGTATATTTTAACTGGGTTTATAGATAAAATAGAAAGTTCACAATTTTATATTACAAAATTGATTTTATCAAGATTCAAGGATACTGATATTCAATAGTATACAGCAAGCTTAGAAGTTTACACTTTAGTGTCGTTTAAGTTCGTTAACACTAAAGTGTAATCTTTACTAGTTCTTAAAAGTCAAATGGCAAGTTTGTTCGTTACCCCAAACCATATCGTAGAAAACAATAGTATTTCCGTCTTTAATTCTAAATGTAGTGCTGCTTAACTCTCTTGTAGATGAAGGTAAACTGTAAACGTAATTATCCCATTGTGAATCACCATCAGAATCTTTTAACTTAAAAAAGTCCCACAAATCTTCATCAGTGTCATCAAGGTATCCACAACCTAATAATTTTGATTTGAGTTCATCAATTGAACAATTGAGTTCAAGTCTAAATGATTCAAAACCTGTATCACAATTTGAACCTTGTAAATCGGAACTAAATAATTTTTCTTGTATTTTTTTGTGCAGAGCTTCATCGTAGTTGTTATTCAACATAATATTAATAAACTTTGTTGTTAAATCTTTCATTTTTACTCCTTTTAATTTTATATAATTATATAATAATAAACTTAAAATAAAATTATTTTTTTAAATATTTTATACATTTATCAAGCTTAGAAGTTTACACTTAGTGTTAAATTTAGATCTAAAGTACAAACGAACTAAGTTTAATACTACAGATCTAGTAAATATCATCAAAGCATTAAATTTAGATTTTTAATTTCTTCTTAAGTCTTTCAAAAGCAGAATCTTTAATTTCAGTGTCTAAAATATCCATTTTATAATTTGTTATTTCAGATTCTTGTGGGAGAACTTCATTTTTATCATAATTAATATATGTTTCTACCCAAGGTATAGGGTTCTTATTAAACCCAGCAAAAACTTCTTTGAATCCAATAGCTTTTAATCTTTTATTAATAAGATATTTAATATAATTCTTGGCTAATTCTGGTGTCATACCTAAGAAAGCACCTTTACTAAACAAATAATCAATCCACTTAAACTCTTGATCAGCAGCTTCTAAATATCTATCAGTTATATTATCTTTAATAGAATTCCAAGCATTTATAAAGCCTTCTTCAGGAGATCTTGATAATATCTTAATTAGATTTTGAGTTATTGCTAAGTGTAGATTTTCATCTCTACAAATTAATTGTAAAATCTTGCCAGTTCTTTCCATTAACCCTTGGCTATAATGCATACTCCAAATTGTCGCAAAACCAGAATAAAATCTAACACCTTCTAATATATTAATTTCTATTAACATATTGAGAACTTTTACTTTAACATCTTCAATATCTATTAATCCTAAATGATACTTTGTTACAGCTTCAAAAGCTTCTTCATATGGTTTTGAAATACTATCTGCAAGTTCTAATAATACTGGTATTTCAAAAGATTCATCAAATATCTTACTTGGGTTAGCATAAACAGATCTAAGAATATGTGTGTAACTTCTTGAATGTCTTGAAATTTCAAATCTTTGCCATTCTGTCATACAAACTTCTAGTTCTGGGTTAGTAACAATAGATCCAATAGTTTGTAATAAACCTCTACCCTGAATAGAATCTAAGAAAATTAACTTGTTTAACACTCTAGTGTAAGAATGTTTCATTGCTTCATTTAAGACATTGAAATCTGCTTGATCTTTGGTACATTGTACTTCATCTTCTTGCCAATCGAAACCAGCCATTTTCTTAAACAAAGTTTCAAAGATAGGATATTTTATAACATCATATCTTTGTGAGTTCTTACCTGTTCCAAAAAATAAAGGTTCTTTTGTGAAATCTATATATTCATTATTATATAAAACGTTCATTGAAATCCTTAATTTTAAGTTAATAATTAGCTTTTATGATTTTTAAATTCTATAGAAATCTACAAGAATTTAATCAAATATTACAAAGTAATATTCATTTTTTGTATCTTGAGAAGTCTATTCTTCTCAAAGATATGGGATAACCATAAATCCCCACATATTTTGGCTATATTGACAGCTGAATTTATATCTCTATCAACTTTGAAACCTGGACTTAATTCTACCTCTCTAATACCAAGATTCGAGTCTAGCTCTCTTTTTCCTGTAAGACAGTTAGTCTGAGAAGTATATGCTTCATTCACAAGTAAAAAGTTCAACCCTTTATTCTCTGCTTTATACTTTAAGAAACCCTTAAATCTACTCAATAGTCCTTCATTTTGAGTTGATTTGTTTAAACTTGTTTTATAGTCTTTCTTTAATTTTTTAGTCTTGATATCTCCACAAATGATGTTATCTATACCATTAAGAATGCAGAGATCTACTATAGTTTTTGAGGTCTTATGGAGATAGTCTTTTCTTTTATTAGTTAGTTTTGCTTGCTTTCTTCTGATTGTTTTGTTAAGTTTCTTATATGCTCTTGAGTCTTTTTTCTTCTTATCTCTTTTAGACTTCAGCTCATTTATAGTTCTTTCTAGACCTTTAAATCTCTTAGTTTGTATCTTCAAGCAATCAATCTTGTTTGAGTAGCAAGATGCTATACTGCTTACTCCTAGATCTATAGAAAGAAAATTTTGATTTAGTGCTTTTTCTTGTATTTTCTCTGAGAAAACAAAAATACAATCTATTCTCTTATTCTCATCAATCTTGACGACTATCTGTTTTAAAGTCTCATAGTTGATAAGTTCTATATCATAGTAAGGGCATTTACTTAAATCTAATTCAAATCCTATTGAAGTAAAGTTTATTTTCTTACCTTCTAGTTTAAATCCTCCACCTGGATAGTATTTCTTTTCGAGAATCACTTCTCCAGTTCTAGAGTTAACAATCTCCTCCGTCTTAGAGGAAAGATTTATGTCCATAATGATAGGACTATATTCTCTATGTAATTTTGGAAATCTAGCAGACTTATCGTTCTTCTTTTTCGCTAGATAAGATTTTACAGCGTTTATAACCTCTCTAGAGGTATTCTGTATATGTTTTGAATGTAAGCCTGTTGCTTTTGATCTACCTTTTGTGATTTTAGATAGATCTTTAAAATTCAAATTTTCTTTAAGAAGATCTAGACATTCATTATAGACGGTAGAAAGAGATTTAGAATACTGATAAATTTCTTCTTTTTCTTTATCAGAGATAAAGCTATCAATTCTTATCTTTCTAGATAACATTCTAAACCCCTTTCTTTATATAAAATCAATTAATTTTTTTATAATCTGGAAATGATTCAAAATAATCTTTTTTATATTCTAAATTATATAGATCTTTTATAAAATCAATTAATTTTTTATGCTCAGGAAATGATTCAAAATAATTTTTTTTGTATTCTATATTATATAAATCATTTAAAAAATCAAATTTAAATTCTGGTTCCATAAGATCTTCAAAATATTCTATTTTAGATCTATCACCTTCAATTAAATCCCTGGCATGTCTTAAGACGTCATCGTCTCTAAATTCATCTATTTCAACTTCAATTTCTTCACCATCTTCTTTTGTGATATACATTTTAACTCCTTGTGTTTATTCTGAATATTCTAAATCATTGAAAATTAATTCTTTGTGTAGATCTGGTAATGCATCAAACAACAATTTAGACAAATACCGAATCTCAAAATGAGCACCTTTAGATAATCTTAGTTCTAATAGATTTCTTAAACTTCTAGCATTTAAAGAAAATCTTAATGAAGTTCTATAACATTCAGGTAAACAATACTTGGCGTAGTCTTGGGTAATACCATTTGTATTAACTGTATTATGAAGTTCTTTTAAGTTTTTGTGGCTTGCGGTGTCTACTAATTCATTACCAGTTAAAACAATAAACTTACTGGCAGCTTCTAATGTAGAAATATCTGCACACCTAAGTTCTTTTAGTGTGTATCTTGTACTCTTAACGCTAAATGAAGCCATTCTATGTCTTGCTAGCTCTTGCAAGCAAAGTCTTGAGATTCCTGTGATTTCAAAATTATAAAACAAATGTTCTAATGTAGAATGATGTTTGTGTTTGTGAACTATTCTATCTATTAATGCTTTGTCATTTTCTCCTACGTTATCACCAGTAGTATCACACTTACTATGGCTATCCCAGCAAGTTCTAACAGCATCAATAAAAACATTGATACCAGAATTTGTTATTAATTTAACTTTAATATTCTTCACTTAAGCTCCTTAATTTGATGTATTGTTAAAGTCTAAAATCTAAGACTTTAGTCTAATATTAGCATTTAGAACTTAGATTCAATAGGTACTCTGTTATTACCAAAAATATCCAAATCTTTAAACTTTAGTTTAACTGCTTGGATAAAATGTGGTTTTCTCGAATCTTGATTATACGGAAAACAAAATGATTTAATAGGTATATTATGATTCTCAAAAAAATCTAAAGAATCTTGAATATCTTTTATCAAAGATTTTGAATCTTTAAAATATTTATGATTATAAGAATGTGAACCTATTTCAAAATTATACATATTTTCCCTTGAAATTTGCTGAATTTGATCTAATGTCATATAATTTTCAAAACAGCCTTTAAACGCCTTTTTATGGGCGTTATAACACTGTATATACTCTTTAGATTGTTTCTCAGAAGATTCACAAATTATAGACGGATTTACGAAGAATATAACACGTTTAAATAATGCAAAATGACTTCTATAATGAAATTGTGTATATAATCCATCATCAAATGTGATTATACTATCTGGATCTAAAGATTCTACAGCTTTGAGAACTTTATCATTTACTTCGTGAATCATTATAATTTCACTCATTATTTTCCTTGGATTTAACTTTTGAACTCTTTTGAACTAAGAACGTTTGTAAACAACTTCAAACGGCTCCGCAAAACCTAAATTGCTATAAATTCCTACGAACTCATTAAAAGCTAAAATAGTTTTAATATGATTTTCTGGTATATAATTTTTGTATTTAGATAAAAACTTGAGTTTTTCATCTTTATCTATTTTTTTAAATTCACAAGCTTTTAATTCAAATGGATTTTCAACATAATAATAACTCAAAGATTTAATATAATCATTTCTATTCATTCTAGCAGCTATTAAAGTTGCTTTTGTAATAGTATTGTGATCTTGGTGTAAATCTTCTGGGTGGTGAACATAAACATTTTCTGGTTTAACGGAGTCTAAAACGTCTTTAATATTATCAGCTAATTCATTGATATCAGGCATTCTGAAAAGTGGATAATTCAAACATTTTTGATAATCCAAAGCTAATTTATCTTTGACTTTATTACGTTCTGTGTTAGCAGTACTATAATCATTTGTGATGTATAGGACACCAACAGAATCTTCTAGTAGTATAGAACTACAACCAATTACCTCGTCATCTGGATGGCCCGCAATTATTAAATGTTTTAGCATATTTACTCCTTGTTGATTTTAGGTTTTAAATTTTATCTCAAAATGGTGGGTCAACATAATACAAAATATTTTTAATACCAGTTTTTAAATTTGTAAAATCGGTATAAACAACTTCGCTTAATTTAACAATACTAGGAACTCGTCTTTGTATTTCATAATCATTTTCATTTTCAATGGTTTCGAATTTATATTTTATATTATATCCAAAATCATTGATCATTTTTATGATGTCTAATGGATTTGCTCTAGCCATAGGGTTTCCTATGTTAAACACACCGCTGACATTTTGTTTAATTAATTTATAAAGAATTTTATTAAAGTCATCTACATAACAATAGCATCTTTCAGTGCCGTGTTTTGACTCAGAGTCGACTCTGATTTTGATTAATTCTTTAGGATTGAAAGCTGCTGCTAATACTTTAGCAATGAATCCATTATTCGGATTTTGGCCAGGGCCGTAAACATTAAAAGGTCTTATTATTAAATAATTATTTGTTTTTGATTGTATGTATCTTTCCATAAAAAGTTTTTCTAAAGCATAATTAGATCTTAATTTAGAACTTATAATTAAATCACTGGATTCTGAGTAATCTTTAGAATCACCATATACTTCAGAAGTAGAAAAATATACAATCTTTTTGTTGTATTTAACCGCTAAGTCTACAACAATTTTATCATTTTTAAAAGATTTAAAAGGTAAGTTTGGGTTATCCACAATATTTTGTACACCTAAATGACTTGCAAAATGAACGACTACGTCGCATTTTTTGATTAAGTTTTTAAGTAACCCAGATTTCTTGGCATTTTTAATACCTTGTGTGCTATCAGTGTATTCACCTGGGTTTATATCTAGGCCGATCACTCTAGAGTTTAAATCCAATGTATATAGCATTTTGATAAAGTTAGATCCTAGAAAACCACTGGATCCAGTTACAAAAAATTTCATTGACAATTTTTACTCCTTTCGTTCTTTAATTTACAGTCAAATTCTGGAACTTAACACTTTAGTGTTTTAGTTCATAGAGATGAAATCCCTAACGTTTTGTGTATACTTTGATTTTAGATTTTTAATTTCTTCTACACTTAAGTGTTTTATTTCATTTATTTTTTCTATTATATAATATATTAACTCAGTTTCTAAATTTTTTGGATTTTGAGCTTTTACAACATTTAATGATTCTATGTTTAAAAATTTAAGAAATTCTGAATCTTCAGTTTTAGAATCTGCTGATGTATTAGACTCATCGAGCTCAATAATAAGTCTGTGTGTTTTAGATCTTAATTTATATTGCAATTCTTTATAAGGTCTAATGGTAATACCATACATAGGTACCAACTTCGAACTATTGTTGAAAAGATATGGAATCATTGAATCACTATTTACTGAGATACTTAAAGCAGAATCTAAATCATTTACAATTTTAATAATTGGATTTGTTTTGATACCAGCTAAAGTGCAATAATCTAAAACATTATCAAAATCTTCGTAGTTAGAATCAACTAAAATATCGTACATTATGATTGCATATTTAGTATTGTTGGTATTAGACTCATCAGCTCCGACATGAAATAAAGTTAAAAAGAATTCGATATGGTTGTCTTCTGGATATTTGATATTAATTAATTCGACCAATTTACTGATTAAGCTAACCCCATTGATAGTATCATTAAGTACTTTGATTTTCGAACTTTTATTAGATTCAAAATTAATTAGTTTACTTTTAGTAAAATATTCAATTGATCCGTTTATTTTATCGAACTTAACACTGAAATTAAATCCTTTTATACTCTCTAAAATGTAGAAATGTGTTCCTAAATTTTCTGGACTTGATAATGTATCTTTAATAGCTTCGAGCTTTTTGTTGGTTTTAATCATTGTTTGCAACCTTTGATTTATTGTATTGTTAATATTATATTATATAAATGCTTAAGGTATACTTAAAATTTTAGTTTGTTGTTGTAGTATATACTGTGAAATATCCAAGCATTTTTTATACTTTTTAATATTACTTTAAGTTTTAAGTATATGTTATATGCTGTGAAATATTCACTAGTATATATATATAGCAGTGCTATCATATATAAAATACTAAAACTCAAGCATTTTTTATACTTTTTAATATTACTTTAAGTTTTAGACATAATACTATAGTATATACTACTAAAAACTCAAGCATTTTTATACTTTTTAATATTACTTTAAGTTTTAGACATAATACTATAGTATATACTACTAAAAACTCTAGCATTTTTTATACTTTTTAATATTACTTTAAGTTTTAGACATAATACTATAGTATATACTACTAAAAACTCTAGCATTTTTTATACTTTTTAATATTGCTTTAAGTTTTAGACTTATACTACAGTATAAACTGCAAAAACTCAAGCATTTTTCGAGCTTTTTGTTGGTTTTAATCATTGTTTGCAACCTTTGATTTATTGTATTGTTAATATTATATTATATAAATGCTTAAGGTATACTTAAAATTTTAGTTTGTTGTTGTAGTATATACTGTGAAATATCCAAGCATTTTTTATACTTTTTAATATTACTTTAAGTTTTAAGTATATACTAGTATATATATATAGCAGTGCTATCATATATAAAATACTAAAACTCAAGCATTTTTTATACTTTTTAATATTACTTTAAGTTTTAGACATAATACTATAGTATATACTACTAAAAACTCAAGCATTTTTATACTTTTTAATATTACTTTAAGTTTTAGACATAATACTATAGTATATACTACTAAAAACTCTAGCATTTTTTATACTTTTTAATATTACTTTAAGTTTTAGACATAATACTATAGTATATACTACTAAAAACTCTAGCATTTTTTATACTTTTTAATATTGCTTTAAGTTTTAGACTTATACTACAGTATAAACTGCAAAAACTCAAGCATTTTCTAGGCCTTTTGTACTTTTTAATAATATCTTAAGATAATTTAAGCTTTGCTTTAAGTTTTTAATCTCTTAAGAATCATATTGCTTCGAATCTTAAAATCCACTAGGCCTTTTGTACTTTTTAATAATATCTTAAGATAATTTAAGCTTTGCTTTAAGTTTTTAATCTCTTAAGAATCATATTGCTTCGAATCTTAAAATCCAAACAATTATTGCAAAGAATCTTATAATCATCAGAAACGGTGATAACGTCGGTATAACTGTGAGTAGCACAAGAACTGCCACAATTTTCGCATATGCTGGTCAACAATCTAATATCACTACAAAATGGTATAATTCTATTGACATTTCTGAAAACTTCTACATTATAAGGTTCGTTGATATTATTAGTACCACTTTGTAAAGCACATAAAACAAATGTTTTATTAGATTCTAATATATTATTAATAATTTCAGGTTCAAAAAATTGAAATTCATCTAATAATATATAATCATATTTAGATTCACTGAAGTTTTCGTTGTCATAGTATTGTATATTTAAGTCTAAACTAGGTCTAAAACTTCTTGATATAAAATCCCTTGTATCTTTTTTAGGTCTATATAAAACATAAGGTTTATTACTAAAATGGAGTTTTTCGGCTTGTCTTAATAATTCAAGAGATTTTCCAGATCTCATGGGCCCCATAATTAATGAAATATCCATTATACTCCTTTTAAAATGTTTTAGATCTAAAACTATAGTTTTAAACATTTTAGGCGTTTAAACTATAGTTTAAATTTCGAAAGTTTAAGAGTTTAAATATCAAAGAATGATTTTCTAAATGCATTAACGTCTTTTATTTTAGAACCTTGTATAGGTTTAAACTCACAACCTGTTTTAAGAACTTGAGGTTCAATCCCATCGCAGATATAAAAATACTTACAAGTTCTACAAGCATCACATTTCCTATAACTTTTTTGTCTATTAGATGCGGCTTGTTTTGCTAAATTTACTAAATTAGGTTCTAAGTATTCATACATAGCAATATTCCAATCGTAGATATCATAGATATGCTGATAATATCCTACGACGTATTTCTCATACCCAGTCATATAACAAAACGGGACGTACCGAACGTTGATTAATGGAATTTTAGATAAATCTATAAATCTTTTTATAGGTTCTAAAATCTCAGAATAATTAACACCTTTTGATTTTGAATTCTGACTAAAATAATTCAATGGTAAAAAATTCATTTCAAGTGGTTCTAATTTTTCAACAACTTCGAAATATTCAGTATCTACTAATTTATAATTTACATCAGTAATAGTTGAATTTAATCTAACTACAATATCAAGATCTTTTGCATTATGGATAGCTTTAATTATATAATTATAAGAATTTTTTATCCCAGTTATTTTATCGTGAGTTTCATTAACACTATGTAATGAAAATAATATTTCAGATAACCCAAGATCTTTTGCTTTTTTAAGAAAATCTTTATTCTGAAATTTAGATCCATTTGTCAAACAAGATATTTTATTATCTGGATTCAAAGATTTAATATATTCTAGGATTTTAAAGAAATCTGGGTGTATGGAAGATTCACCTCCACTTAAATCAAAATCTCTACAACCTATACTATACAAAGTATCTATTCTTTTTTTAATGACTTCAAATGGTGTCTTTTTATCTAATTCATTTTGGTAATAGCAAAAATAACAACGATAGTTGCAGTATGTGCCAGTGTCTAGTTTTGCTCTAGGGCATATAGTATCATTGGGTAAGTAAGCACCTGCTGAACTTAGAGTTTGTATAATATCGCTATGCATTATAAACCTTAGTGAGGCCTTTTATTAAAGGCCAGATATAAGATTATGTTTAAGTAAGTAATCTGCTAATGGTTTCAGGTCACCTGGATTTTGAATATCAACTGTGCAAGGCACAAATTTATTAGTATCATTCCAACGAACTAAACAATCATACACAGATTTTCCTTGGAAAACTCTTGTAACTTTTTTAACTTCAGAAACTTTATTCATTTTAATATCCTTTTGTTTAAGTTTTTAAGTCTTCAGCTCGAATGGTATCAAAGTACCAATAACTTCTGGATTTCTGTCTATACAACAATTAATTCTTTCAATACCATCTTTAGAATCTACCATCCAATTATTGTGAGTATGACCGTGATATATTTTTTTAATACCTGTTAAATCATAAGATTTTAAAAACTCTGGAGCTTCCTTAGGTATTACGGATCTTGAATCTAATGGATAATGACAAAACAAGATATCTTTATATCTAATAATATCAGAAACTGTACTAAACCCAATATATAAAATACTTTCGTCATCTAACCACTTGTCGTGGTTACCTCTTACAAAAATTTTTTTACCAGGTAATGAACTGACAAAGTATCTTAAGAATTCTATATTTTTATTAGGACCACAATCTAAATCTCCTAAAAACATTAAAATATCAGAATCTTTTAAAACAGATTTAAAATACTTATGAACTTCTTTTGAATATTCTAAAGCATCATCAATATATCTGCCAGTATATTTTATAATATTTTGATGAGATACATGTAAATCACTTGTAATATAAATCATTATCACCTTTTAGTTTATTTATGAATCTATAATTTATGTATTTAAGATTTTATATATTTTTAATGCTGTGTGTGATTTTCGTGTATGTGATTCATTCGAAGTATTTGCACACTCAATGCAATTCAAACAATCTATAGAAGCTCGACATCTCTTGCAATCTACACATTCGTGACAATCCAAACAATAAACACATTTATGACATTTAAAACAACCTTGGCATTTATAACAATCAATACAATCAATACAAGATTTACAATCAATACAATCTTTAGAAACGCGACATTTATAACAATCAATACAATCAATACATTTATAACAATCTACACAATTGAAACAATTTAAACAATCTTTGCAAACTACTAAAGTCCCAGAAGCTTCTTTCGCTTGCTCTTCAGTATATACAGAAGAATCCCATTTATTATTATCAGAATCTGTATAATAGCCATCTATTAATTTCATTTTGACTCCTTTATTTGATTTTTTAATTATAATATATTTAGACTGATTTTAAAATTAAACCAAAACTAAAGCTTAAAGCTTAAACTAAAAAGTATCATAATCTTTTGAATCCTGAATTTTAATATCCATTAATTTTAAAACATCACCTTCCATTTCTTTCAATTCAATCGGCGTTTTACTAAAATTAAAACTTAATAAAATATCAAAAGATTTTTTATAGTCACATAAAGTCATATTGTTAAAAACGTCTACTTTTAGACAAGCTTTACCAATATGGCTTAATTCTTGATAATCTTTGCCAGGTGGTACGTGAAAATGATACAAAAGATTTTTAACAGTTCCTCTTTTATATTCAACATCTCTGTCTTTAGAATCATCAGTATGCTCCTTAGGCTTTTTTTCTACGGTAGTTTTTAATAAATCATAATTGATACAAGTATTATATTTTTTGTTCATAACATAGTAAATTATCTTTTTGGAAAATCTTGCTCTGCCTAACATTTGCAATGAACTAATAACGTCTGTAGAACTTGCACTATCATAATGAAAATGTATATCAACATCATTCAGAATGTTGACACCCACAGTTAACACTGGAGTGTAAATAAAGACATCACAATCTAGTGCTTCTTTAGACCTAATTTTATCATATATAATATTTTTTGATACTGAGCTGGTTTCTTTATTAAAAATAATTATTTTTTTATTTAGTATATAACACATTTCTTTAATAATATCAACAACTTTTATACTAGTTGTAGAAATAGTTATTTTTTTATTAGAATCTAAAGCATTTTTAATTAATGTATAAAAGGTATTGCTGTCATTGCAACTATAAAGTTCTGTATTATTTTTTGTATAACTAACAACATTTAAAGGTTTAGTAAACATATTGTCTACAATGTATTTACTTAAAAATGCATCAGCCACAACAACTTTTTTATTTAAAGCAGTATAGAATTTTATTAAGTTCTCTGTTTTACTATTTAAAGCAGTTCTTGTATGCATTAACAAACTCATAAATTCATCTAAAATAATCAAATCATAGTCATCCAAATCAAAGTAGTTAAAACTATCGTATTGGCAAATTAATGATTTACCTTTTGATCTAACAATTTTGGGTTTATTGTTGCAATCGTTGTTATTTTTATAGTCATTTTTAGCTTTAATAGCATTAGTATAATCTTTATAATATAAAAACTTCTTATATTTTCTTTTGTAGTCTTCTGCTAATGTAACTCTATTGGTTATAATTGCAATTTTAAAATCTTGTTCCAAAGCATATTCTATGATTCTATCTATAAAAGTTGTTTTGCCTGAGCCCATAGGAGCTCTCAAAGTCAAGGCACCGTTATGTTTAAACAAAAAAGCCTCGACAATGGAATCTAATTCAGACTTAATTTCTGTAAAGTTTCTATCAACTACGATATCTGCTTTATAATCTATATAAGGAGTTATATCAAAAGTAGGTTCATATTTTATAGCTTCTTTCCAAATATTTACTGACATATAACTTTCAGTATGATTCATAATATATGGATTATTTGGGTACCAAATATAATTTTCAGAATCTTTTGTGTATTTTATAGAACCATTAGCATTGATATCTACTAAGATAAAACCCAGGTTCTTAAAAATTGTTTTGCATATTTCAGTAGTTTCTTTAGAAGTAATATTAAATTTACAATCTAAATCTATGTTATTATAGTAATCTGTAACATTCGTGCCTACAGGCATCAATACAGAACCGTTTGGATTATCTAGTAGGATGTTGTCTTTATTCAAAGGTGCTGTATAATAAGTTATTCTTAATGTGTCAGTAGTATATTTACCATATTCAGAAAGTTCTTTTTGTATTTTAGCTTGTAGAACTTTTAGTTCCTTTAAGCTCATTGGAGCTGTTTTAATAATACCTTTTAAATTAAAATTATTAACACCATCATAAGACCTGGATTGGCCTATAGTGCATTGTGTGCTCTTAAAATAGTCTAATGCCGTATTTTTATTAAACTCTGATTTGCATTCAAAATCAAATAATAAATGATCAAATGTTTTAATTATATGAGGTTCTAAATCTGTTTTTAATCTTCTGGATTTGCTAGGTCCTTTTAAGTCTAAGGCAATATTTAAACAAAAATTATTAACAAGTAGTTGAAATGCTTGGTAAGTCGTTTGGACTTCAATTGTTTCAAAAATAAAAGAATTGTCATCGTATGGTGACTTAGCAAACTTTTCATTTTTACTTGCAGTTCCAAAGATTGTTATTTTCATATTTTATTACCTTAGGTGTTATATATGATTATAATATAGCTGAACTAAAAAGATTCTTAAAGCCTAAAGATCTTAGCTAAGATCTTTAGACTCAATTTCATTATTAGTAGTGGTTTTAGTGGTTTTAGTAGTTTTAGCCTTCGGCTTAGATTCTACAGCTTTTTTAGTAGTTTTAGTAGTGCTGGCTTTCTTAGCATCTTTTTTAGCTTGTTCTAACTCAATTTCAGCCCTTTGTAAATCAATAGAATCAAGGTCACCTTCTTTAATAATATATTCAAGAAACTCTATTCTATAATCTAAATTATCTATGTACTCACAATAAGCATCTGCTTTCATACTTAAACCAAAAACATTAATATGAGTAGCAATACCACGTTTACACATTTCATAAGCATCGAACCAAAACTCAACACCATCTATTAATAATTCAATTTCTTTCTTGGTAAGATATGGATTTAATAATGACTTCATATATTCATTCCAATACTTATTAGAAAAATCAAATTGCGTTTTAACATCCGAATGTTTACCAGAAACTCCAAAACTTACTGAATGGAACATAATACTTGAGTTCTCATAAATTACACGTGAATTACCAATTAAGAACATCATAGCACCACAAGAATATCCAAATGGGTTTAATACTGTTGTTACATTACCATAGAACTTTGTTCTAATTATATTTGTAAATCTATTAAGTTCATCAGCAAAACCACCCACACTGGCTATAAAGATTTGTATAGAATCACCTTCATTAGCGCCATTAAGATCAGCAAAAATATTTTCTAATTCACCTTCTTCGTGATCAAATGAATTGATATTTAAAGTATAATTAGTATAATTAAAACTTTTTTTGTATAACGAATGCCTTGTATCTTTTGTAGATATAATATCCAATTCAGAATCCTCCATTTTTGTTTTATTGTTTACAGCTTCATATCTCATTTTAACTCCTCTTAAGCTTTAGTTAATATGTTCTTAATAGAATCTAAAGATTCGACATAATTTTTAAATGTATCCAGATTTTTTAATGTTTCAAATTTAGCTTTGATTTCTTTAGCATTTTGTACTAATTTTTCAAAAGTTTCGTTTGTAAACGAATGTATTGGTAACTTAAGTAAATAATCATAACTATCTTCAAACTTAATAAACCCTTTACTTTCAAGATCCAATTCAATATCTTTTTTAGATCTTTTCATAATTTGTAACTCTGAATCAATGATTAATTTAACAAATCTTAATTTTTGAACATTAATGTTTAAATCATTTTCAAGGACTTTTAAATCAAAATCTTTTTGTTTAATTAAAAATCTTTTTCTAACGTCTATGTAATAATCAATTATAGATTCAATATTTTCAAAAGTTCTAACTTGATTATTTTCATCTAAAGCATTATATATTTCTGTTTCTCTTTTAGATAATTTTAATATATCGATAGCTTTATCTTTAGAGATATTATCGAAAAATATAACTTCGAATTTAAATTCTTGGTTTCTTTGATCCGACAAGTCTTTATAATTTTTAATCTTTTTAGACTCTATAAGATTATCTAATATTTCAAGATATTTTGTATACTCAATAAATGGTGGTATTTCTGTTATAATTGCTTTATTTTTATTAACTTCCACAACGCCTATAAAGTTCCATTGTGTATTATTAGAACTAGCATCTTCTACTAATTCGACTGTGCCTTTAAAACCCGCAATATACGGCTTTAAATCGACTTTCTTACCTGTCTTAATATATTTTATTACCGAGTCTAAAGATCTTGGTAAAATATTCTGTTTAAACCCACTAGCAAGGCCATTCATGGATCCATTTAAAACTAGTATAGGTAAACTTGGTACATAAAATACTGGTTCTATTTCTGAACCTTCAAAATTCTGAGAAATCAAGACATCTTTAATATCAAATAAATCATTAATATATTTTTTATTTTTAACATAAACATATCTTGGTGCTGCTGGCTCATTAATAAACCTCGACCCAAAATTACCTTTACCTTCAAGCAATGGAATATTATTAGAACCAGTATAACTTGCAGCCATATTTTGAATAACACCTGAACACGAACCGTGTAAGTATTGTGTATAACTTTGAACCATATTATCAAATATACTAACTTTAGTTTCTGTGTTTAGTTTTTTGTCTAATGCTGTATTAATGATTTTTCTGCTTGAATTTTTTAAACCATCAATAGAACTAGCTATCATTCTTAAAGTACTGTAACAAGAATAATTAGTTAATTCATTTAGAAAATAATCTTGAACACTTTTATGAACCATATATCTCCTTTTAAACTTTATTGTATTATAATATAAAATACCTTAAAATATTATTAAACTTTTAGATTGCCGAATTAATAATTGAACAAATCCTTCCTAATAAATTAGAATCATTATTAATTCTTTCTTGGATTCTATTTTCATCTTTGATGATATAGCCTTCTTTTTTAGCGTCTTTGGCTGCTTGTTTAACTGCTTTAATAACTAACCTAGTTTGAACGCCTTTTGCTTGATATTCTAATGTATTGAGTTTAAAACGGCGTTTAAGATCTTTTAATTCTTCTTCATAACTTAATATAATATCAATATATTCAGTTTCTAATTTATAAACATTATTTTCAGAATCATCAATATCTGGTACCCTTTTAGTAGTTCCTTTGATGTCTGGAACTTCATAACCTCTTGGTTTTGATTCTTGTGTTTGATTTGTATGTTCACTAGGTGCTTCTGGTATTAAACTTGGCACTTCTTCTAAATGCATTGTATCCACTAAATCAGGAACTTCAATATCTGATTCGTTTTTAATATTTCTGAGGTCTATATATTCCTTAAAAGCTTCTGAATCTGAGCTAGCTACTATATTTTCGTTATTATTGTTGGTATTGCTAACACCTGATTCGATGCTGTTAAGAACGTCAATAAAATCATTTAAATCTGTATTTTGCTTGTTTGCTTCATTAACTTCTATGTTACTCGTAGGTTTAACAACTAATGGTTCTTGATATTCTATTTCAGGTTTCTTAACAGGTTCTATTGCTAAGCTTGCTAACAAATCATCAAATTCATCTCTCATTTTTACCTCCTTATTTTGAAATATTTGTAATAGCTTCTAAGATTTCGGCGTATGTATTATCGAGATCTTCAGGTTTAGTTCTAATATACATATATTCGGGTGCAAATGCAAAAGATTCGACATTGTGTCTTAATACACTATGACTAAAACCAATTACCACTTTTGGGTAATTTGCGTAATCTTTTTTAATAAAGCTTACAAAGTCTGTGTTAATATATATTAATCTATCGATACCACGAACTGCTATAAATTTTTCTTTGAAGTATTTAGAATTTTGATAGTTTATATTACTATTATCTACATAATAATAACCACTCATTGCTCCTTTTTTATCTGTGAAAGTATAACACATATTGAAAACTTGTTTGTCTTTCAAAACATTAATGTTACAAACTGCTGATAATTTAACAGTTGTATTTTCATTAACTTGTATTAACATTATATCTCCTTTTAAAATTAATTCTAAGTTTAGATCTAAAACGTATAGTTTAACACTATAGTGTTAATTTTAGAACTTTTAAGATCTAATACTATAGTGTTAATTTTAGAACTAAACTTAAAATTAATCTAAGCCGTAAAAAAGGTTTGAGCTACTAGGAAGCTCTTAGGTCTACAATACCCTCCCTTATTGTATTTACCGTCACCGTGACTATCAATCCCCTTTTAAACAGCTATGTAGAATTATAATATACTTGAACTTAATTCTTGCTGAAGTTTTAGAACTTTAGTTTAAAATTAAAATATTATAGACTTCTCAAGATGTAAAAAATGAATATTACTTTGTAATATTTGATTAAATCATCATAGATTTCTATAGAATTTAAAAATTATATATTATATTCGAATCTTTTTATTTCATAACCTTCAGGTTCATAAGATTTTGTTATTCTAGCATTTATTTGTTTCTTAAAAAAACCATTGTGGTCAGCAATATCATATATATTAACAATATCTTTAGAATCGTGAAGTCTTAATAATCTGCCAATACTTTGAGTTATTGTAACATAACTTTTGAGTGGGCTAGCAAGCACTAAATTATGTAAATTCTTAATATTTACTCCAGTTGAAGTTGTTGCATAATTAGCAACTATGATAGCATTGTTTACTGAATCTATTAATTGTCTAATAGTTTCTCTTTGAGAACCTTCTATCATTCCATTAATAAAAAATACATTATTTCTTTGCTGAAACGCTAAATCTTTATAAGTCTTTTTATCATAGTTTAATCCTCTGGATTTCAAGAACTTATAAAATAAAGTTAAACCGTGTTCGGTATGAGAAAATAACACTAAAGTGTTGCCTTTACTGACTACAGTATCACCTATTCTTTGAATTAAATTATTTCTTGGATCATATTCTTTTAATTGTTTTAATTGACTTGAATATTCACCTTCAAAATTAAATTTATATTTAAGATCTATTATATTAATAATAGCATTTGTAGCTAAGCCCCTATCTATTAAACCTCTAGGTGTAATATAAGTTCTTGGCAAACCAAAAATACTTATTAATCGCATAGCATCTATTTCATTATCTGGGATAGTCCCAGTCAAACCTATCTTATACTTAGCGTTGATGCATTTATTACAAATATCAAATATTTGATCTGCTTTGGCCGTGTGTGCTTCATCTACAATAATAAAATCTAAATCATTTAGGGCTTCTTTAAAGTTTTTAACAGATTGCCAAGTACTAATTGTTAATGGTTTATCAAAAGATTTAATATTATTTTCACCGCCTATTAATCTTGTTTCGATATTCAATTTATAATTTATTAAATCATTATTAAATTGATTTGTTAGTGAAATATTAGGAACGAGTATTAAACCTTTTAATTTTTTTAATGTTAGAATCTTAGCAATTAATCCAATAATAACACTTTTACCAGCACCAGTTGCAGCTCTAATGAATAACTTGTGAAATTGTATAGCATCTTTTATAGCTTGTTTTTGATAATCATAAACTGGAAATGGTTCTAAATTTTTTATAATTATTTCTAATTGTGAATCTAATTTTTCATTGATTTCTGGCTTAGTTGTTATATCCAAGTATTCTAAGATACCATTTGGCACAATTTGTTGGTCGTTGAAATCTTTATAGAAGTATTCATAAGCTAATTTTGGATTCATTTGAGCCCATATATTATAACGAATATCTTTCTTAAATATTAATTTCGCTTTTTGATTATCTGTTAAAGATATTAAACTAAATGATTCATTTAATTTTTTAAAATTATTTTCTAACATTTAGGTTTACCTTTAAAATCTGGACATAATTCTGCATAAGGGCACCAAGGGCATAATTTATTTGGTTTGCTATTCCAAGTATTAGATTCAACAGAGTTTTCAATAGATTTTATTTGATTATTAAGATTATCTTGCCAATAAATCACAGAATCTTGAGTCAAACTTAAAGTATTTTCTAAAAGATGTTCAACATAAACATATCTTATTTTTATTTCATTAAGTTTAAGTCTTTTAAACATATATAAACTATATAATATTAATTGAGTGAAGTCTTGATAAGACGGATCTTTATATTTACCTGTTTTATAATCTATAAGCTCCAATCCATTTTCAGTCGTATTAATTCTATCAATATAGCCTACAAAAATAGCAGTATCTTTACCACAAGGTTCGTAATTAGAATCCAAAAATAACTCAAATTCTCTCAGAGATTTTCTAGATAGTATTTCTTTTCCTAATTCAGAATCAATAAATCTTAATGCAATATTTTGTATTTCTGGATCTTTTGAGTTGAAAATTATATCATATTTTTCAGTGTTGTGAAACTCAAGTATTTCGTGTATATCAGAACCTTTTTTTAATGCTGGATTCTTTTGTATTTCTGGTACCTTTTCAATATATCTATAATAATATTGTTTTGGGCATTTTTTATATGTATCTATTTTCGAAAAACTATATCTTGTCATTTAGAACCTTTGTTTACATTTTACTAGTTATATAATAAACGCCTTTAATATAAGGCTTATGAGAATCCCATTCAAACAAACAACTATCAGATTTAATTAGAACTTTAATTTTAGATTCTTTGTGCAGATCTTTCAGAACTTGTATCAAGAAATCGGCATCAACACCTTCATCTACGAACATTTTATGAAGAATTTCTTCTTCTATATTAGTTACTTTTAAGATTTTTAGAACTTGTTTTTTAATAAAGCTTTTTGAATCCATTTTTACTCCTTTAAATAATCAAAAACAAATGAAGTAATTCTTTGAAACTTGAATTGAATTTAAACTAGCAACCTTACTTGATTCTAATTCAGTATCTTTTAATAATTTTAAAATACTAGGGTTAAACTCAAAAAAGTCTTTTTGAATTACACGATTTCTGTGTGTTTTAAAATCATAACTTATTTTATATCCTATATTATATTTTTCACAATAAGCAACATTAATTTTAAAATTTTTAATCATATAATTCAATGGTAATTTATTACTCCAATCTATTCTGGGTTCATCAAAAATAATTTTCATATTCTTAGTTAAATTAGGAAAGTCTCTGTGAACAAACACACAATTACATATTCTTACTAAATGTTTATTAGCAACAGACTCTGTAAATTCTGTATACCATTTTGAAATATTAGTCATACTTATATTTAATTTATCTGCTATTTCTGCAGTTAACATATAATCTTTGGTTACGAAGTTCATTTTAACCCCAAATAAAATAAGCTGGGTATGCTATCATCATTACTACAGCCACAACTGCGTAAACTAAGTCAAATGTAAATCTATTATCACCTAATTTTGATTTAAAGTTTTTCATTTTATCTCCTTTATCTTTTAATGAAATAATTATAATATAAAATAACTTAAAAAAATATAATATATGAAATATTATAAGAATATATAAATATCTATAATTATATTATAAGTTTTCTTAAAAAGAATTTAAATGTATATTATTGGAGAATTTTCTAGAATTATAGGTGTTACTAAGACAACCTTAAGAAATTGAGAAAAACTATATAATTTATATCAAATATTATATATTCTGGACTTAAAAGTATATTAAACTAAATAAATATAGAAATTATTTTAGAATTTTCAAAAATTGAAAGTTTTGAAATTTAAATATAATAAAACAAGAAATAAAGAAACTACCAATTTCTTTAAATCTCTAATTTTAAACATAGGTATAATATGTCTAAAACTAAAAATATTTATAGCACTGTTAGAAGTGTTAAATTTGTATTGAAACCAAATTCTAAACAAAAAGAGATGATTGAATCTTTCTTTGGATTGTCTAGGGCTATCTATAACCTCTCACTCTATAATATTAAGAATTCAAAATTTGGAACTTATGAAATTCAAAATGGTAAAAACAAAGGTAATATAGTTCCAAGAATTCCAACTGAGTTTGATTTGAACAATTCTATACCTAAATTAAAAGAAGAACACAGCTTTTTATCTTTACTTCCAAACGATTATGCTCAAGCAGTAATGAAAAATTTGAGCAGGGGTTTTAATAATTTCTATAGAACAATGAATTATCCTAAGTTTAAATCCAAAAAGAATAATATACAAAGCTTTAATATGTATGCTGGTTGTAGAATAAAAATAGATGGTGATTATATAATTCTAATAAAACCAAGGGGTTCTAGCTATACAAAAGATGATTTAAAGATAAGATTTAAAAGACATAAAATAAAATATAATTTTAATAAAGTTACTGGATTTACTATAAGTAGAGAAAATAATAAGTATTTTATCTCTTTCACCTTTCATTGTAATATAGAAAGTAAAGAAACAAATGGAGCTGTTGGTATTGATCTAGGTATTAAAGATTTTTGTATTTGTAGTGATGATGTAACTTACGAAAATAAAAGATTTCTTGAAAAATCACTAAGAAAATTAAAGATTTCTCAAAGAAGTCTAAGTAGAAAACAAAAAGGTTCTAATAATAGAGAAAAACAAAGATTAAAAGTTTCAAAGCTTCATAAAAAAGTTAAAAATCAAAGAAATGACTACCAACATAAAGTTTCAAGAGAGTTAGTCAATCAGTATAGGACTATATGTCTTGAGACTTTAAAAGTCAAGAATATGGTTAAGAACAGAAAACTAGCTAAAGCAATATCTGATGTTAGCTGGAGTTCTTTTATAGAAAAATTAAGTTATAAAGTAGCCGAAAACCAAGGCTGTTTGATTAAGATTGACACTTATTATCCTAGTAGTAAAACCTGTTCTAATTGTGGATGTATTAAAGAAACTTTAAGTTTATCTGAAAGAACATACCATTGTAATGAATGTGGTTTTACGATTGATAGAGATTTAAATGCTAGTATAAATATATTAAATCTTGGATTAAAGAATATAGTGACTACGGATGCGACAGCCGGAACCACTTTAAAAAATTAAAGCTTGTGGAGTTCTTAAACAACTCTAGAAATAGAGAAGGACAATGAAGCAAGAAAAACTATTAAATTGTTTAGTTGATAACTTAAAAATACATAGAGGTCAAAATGTATAAACTATTATTAGAAAATTCTCTTAAAGAGTCTACAAACTTAATTAACGAAGGTATAGATGCAGATTTTTACCAAGTTATGTTAGGTGATATCTTAAAAGATAAAATCAAATCATTTATAGGGCATCATATTGCTGAAGTTCAACCTATGATGCAACCATCTGGATATGTTTTTGCAAGACAAGAAACTCAAGATACATTTAAAATTATTAAAAAGCAAATTGATGTAGACACTAATAAATCTATTATCAAAATATCACAGGAAGCTTGGGAAGATTTATTAAATTTAAGCAATCTTAATAAAGCCGGAAATGAACAAACACCAGAATTATTCATTAACTGGGTTAAGTCTTCTGCAGCACACAAAGAAACTGAAAAAATTATAAATCTTATTAAAGAAAATGCAGTTGAATCAGTAGGTATTGTGTTAGATGATGCTAACGATTCAAAACAAAATGCTGAAACAAACTTATTTCATATATCTAAAAAAGTAAATGATTTAGTCATTAAAATGAATTCGCCTAATTTTAGAACATACGATAGTTTTTGTATCCTTCCACAAACTGGTGTAGGCGGTATATTATCATTAAGTTTTACTTATTCAAGAATAGATGACTCAACAGATGAAAATAGAGCGAATGATTATTTCTTAGGTAAGATTAATAATACAAGATATTATTTAAATCCAAATCCTGATGATAATAATGCTTATGTAGGTTTAAAATCTCATAAAGAAAAGGGTGTTAATTCGCTGATTTATAGCCCATATTGTATGAACTTAACAACTGCTTATAATTACCAATCTGGTGAAAGAACTGTAGGTATATTTACAAGAAATGCATATACAATACACCCTTTACATTCTAAGACTACTCCGATGTTATATAAGTTTACAATTACCGAAGCTTAATTTTTAAATTTTGCACTATAGTGCTATACGGTATTAATTTTGCACTATAGTGCAAATCTAACACTATAGTGTCAAAATTGTATTATAACTTCAAGTTTTGCATTGTAGCTGAAACGTTAGCTTCTCTTTCTATATCCGGGATTACGACCTTATCAATAGGTTCTATACTTGACGCTTTTGCTGGTTTAGAACCAAAATTAATATCTAAAGCCGGTTCTGATTCGTTTTGAATTTCAGGTTCGGGTTCTTTAACAATTTTATCATTTCTAGGTTTATTTTTAACTTTTGTTTCTGGTTCTACTACACAAGCACCCGAATCATCAAATTCTAAAACTACTCTCTTAACATTTAATGGAAAATCTTTTATTTCTATAATCATTTTAAATCCTATATTTAGTTTAAAGGTTGTGTTGCATCTATGACTGAGTTTTCTTCTTTCATTATTTCTAAGGCAATATCAACTTCTTTTATACAATTTTTTATCATATTAGCTCTTTGAATTTCATAACCTATAGTTGATCCACTATCTTCGAAATACCATTTAGTCATAAAAAATGTAAAGGATATACCAGAAAAAAATCCTAGTAAAAATATTATTATAGTATATTTAAAAAATCCTGAGGATACAGATTTAATTATTTCCATTTTAGCTCCTTTGACTATAATTATAAACTTTTATTAATAAGATCTAAATATTCATTAGAACTTTTAATAAAATCTTTAAATAAATCAAAGTTTTTTGTTAAAAAATTCTTAAGTTTAATCTTAGTAGTAAAACTATCATTAAAACGATTTAAATCATTTCTAAAAGTGAAAGCTCTTTTTCCAAAACAATCCCAGGCGTAAAAAGTTTCATCAAAAATATTACGATCTTGTAAATCAAATCTAATTTTGATTCTAGTTTCATTATCCTCAATAAGTTCTATTGATAAACCATTACGTCTATCATTTCTAAAAAATTCTATTTTATTATGAGATATTGAGATACCATCTAAAGCATCTTCATCTACGTCAATCACTCCATATTCATAAGCATCTATTTTAGTAGGATAATAAGCACTTTCTCTTATGGAGTTGTCTTTAAAAATTATGAATTGAGTTCTATAGTTTACTTTTAAGTTAAAATCTGGGCAAGCTTTTAACATTTTAGATATTAAATCATTGTTAAAATCTTTTATTTCTTGTATTTTTGTGTTTTTAATCATTTTATCTCCTTTTATTTCTAATATTATATAATAATAACTTTAAAATAAGCTTAAATATCAGTTATTTAAGCCTGTTTAAGCCTGTTTAAGCCTGTTTAAGCCTATTTAAAACAAGTTTATTTTACGATATGCATTCTTTTAGCAATATCTTTAATTTTATCTTCACTTAATTTTATTACAGCATCATCTATTTTAATGATATCTTTTTTTACATCTTTAATGTCAAAATCTGTACCTGATGCAAAAGAATCGAGATATTTGTCATCTTTCATAGTGCTAAGTGTATGAAGGATAATACCAAGTTGATTGTCTATTTCACACAAGGCTTTTACAATAGACCAAATATCTTTACAAGATTTTTCAACGTGGGTCAGTTCACTTTTATCAAATTCACCATCAGCTTGTATGTTTTTCATAGCGTTTTCTACACTTACCCAAGAATGCAAAGAGAAAGCTTTAGAACCTTCGTTTATGGATTCATTTATTAAATATTCACTAAATTTCATTATAAACCTTTATTAATTTCTTGTATTATTTATATATTTTAAATATTCTTTAAGTATTTAACATTGTATTTACTAAAATAATTCAAACACATACCAACATTACAACTTTTGAATTTACAAACTTGATAATCTTTTAACTTTAGAACTTCTTCTACAGTCAAAGTTTTTCTTGAACAATTTTCAATGATTCTATCTGGGTAAACGTGAAGTCTCAAACCATTGCAGACCATACCGAGATAATTTTGACTCGCAAACTCAGATTCATTCATATATTTCTTAGTTCCTTGAGAAATCATTACGTAGTCTCTGTCTGCATTAAGGTCAACGCCTGCTACATTTTTATTTGGATTACTAAAACCAAACCCTGAAATATGAGTACAAATAATATTAGTAAATCCTTGAGATTCTAAGAAATCTTTAACATTTTGTGTTCTTTCTATTAAATCTGGTTTTTTATGGTTAAAAAATAATTTAACTTCTTTTGGTAAATCTATGTCTAAGAAATATTTAAGTCTTTCAATATATTGATTAGAATTAATTTGAGAAGCGTGATAAGTTGTAACTAAATCTAGGTTTCTATATTCTTTTAGACGTTTATAATGATCTTTTATATATAATAGATTTGTTAAAATTGTTACGTCTTTTAGATCCTTAAATAAGTCTAAATAATTATAAAGATAATCACACATTAGTGGTTCACCACCACATAAAACTGCGGATTTTAATCTAGGAAATATAGCTTTAACCAAATTAAAACATTTTAAATCTGCTTCGCTTTTAGTATTTTTAGCAGCATTAAAATCTGTAAAACCTGAATTACAACAATATTCACAACTAAAACAACATTTATCGGTTGTCATTATCGCAGCTCGAATACCTTCAAACTCTAATGTTCCATTTAGTAGTTTTTCATATGAACATTCCGAACCACTGAAGTCTATTTTATTCATTTTTGAACCTTTATGAACTTTTTTTTTATCATTTATAAAAGCCATATTAAGTCTCTTTTTAGAATATTTACTTTATTAACAATCTATTGTTTATTAAGTTACAATACCCAGTCTCTTTTTCTATAGTAATGCAATCATATTTTAAATTATTTGATGCTAACGCTGTTGTCCCTGCACCACCAAACGGATCCAAAATCACAGCATTTTCTTTAAGATTTGATATTGATATCAAGTATTCTATTAATTTTAATGGTTTTTGTGTTGGGTGAACGAGTTTGTCGGCCTTAAAATTACTCTGAGGTTTTGTAAAATTTAAAATCGAACTATGTTTGCCTTTTATTAATTTAGGATTACCTTTCTTTATAACAAAAATAGGTTCGTAATCATATGCAAAATCTCCATTACCACCGAGTACTAAATTTCTATAGTGCCATAACAAAACACGATTTGGATTAAAAATTTCAAAACCATATGAAAAATACTTTTGACTCCAAAATATATACATAAATGAATCATTATTTAATTTTTTATAACATAAATCAAACCATTCTTTTGTAAATTTTAAAAAATGATCCATATTGTCAAAACTATCCCATTTAAAATTATCATATCCATTATTTGTTTTTTTACCTTTAGGAATTACGAAGTATGGTGGGTCTGTTATAATTAAATCAACATTTCTTATATTTTCCAATATGTTTAAACAATCATCATTAATTATTTCAACTGACATTAAATATCTCCTTTATTGATGTAATATTCTTAACATTAATTCAAAATAATTCCAAGTAAAAATAACGTGCGTAAACCACAAGATTAAAATAAGTGTTAATAAAATCATTGAAATAAATGAAACTAATTTATCATTTTTATCATAAATTTTCCATACAAACCAACCATAAAATAAAATAAAGACAAGAGACCATACTACTAAAGTTAAATTATATAAAATCATCTTAATCCTTTACTGATATTTTATAATAATACTCTTAAAATAAGTTTAATATTTTAATCAAAATAATTTATTATATTATCGGACTCATCCAATATAAATTGACCCAGATCTGTTTCTAAGCGTCTTTCTAAACCAGGATCTTTATAATTAATATTCCATAAATCAAAATCTATACCTAAGATTCTACATTCTATTATAAGTCTAGGTGAACAATCAAAATGTCTCATAATAGGTGTATATACATACTTACTAAAATTAAAATTCTTGATAGGTTTATTTGTTGAATTCTGTATATTCAAATAATCACTATACATTACAATATCAGGATAATCTCTTGTTAGATCTTTTATTTGAGATTCTGACAATGCCCTACAATTTTTAGTAATATGTGCAAAAGGTTTATCTCCTGGTATATGATTTAAATGGGGTAACACCTTCTTAGTATAATTTATTCCCAAACCAGGATATATTTTATGATCTGCTAAAAAAGTCACATATTCTGGCTTATCTCCGGATTCTAAAAAACTAGGACCACAAGCAAACGAAAACACTTTGCCTAGTAATTTAGACTTATATTGATTTAAAAACCAATAACCACCATCGGTTACTAATATATTTCTAGCTTTAATTACTAATATCTTAGTATCTAAAAAATACATATCATTTAAATCAAAATCTACACTATAGTGTCCTTTTATGAAATCATTGAAAGTTTCTTTAGTTACTACTTCCGGAATTAAACATTTAACATTAACACCTTTATTTTTAAAATACCAGTAATAATCTAATACTTCAAATAAATGTCCGGATAATCCGTGCATTTTAGTATTATTAAAGTGAAAACTATGAGTTACTAATATATCTGCTTTAGTATCTAATATCATCGTTTAATCCCTGTTTTTGTGTGATTATGCCGTATTTTAAATCTTTAAATTTATAATAGCATTCATAGTTTTTCTTTTTGCGTATTCAAAATAAGGTTCATCACAAAATTTATATTTTTCATTCGCAATATATTTTTTAGTATAATACAACAACTCTTTTATAAAATCAATTTGTTTTTCTAAATTATTAAAATCTAAATCTTCAATATTGTTTACATCTAGCTTTAAATTACCAACACTTTTTAATTTATTTAAGCAATATTTGTTAAAATCATTGATTTTAGATTTTTTATATTCTGCTAAACGATCTTCAAGACTAGGTTTTAAACCTATAGATTTGCGTTTTCTATTATACAAGTAAGTATTACATTTCCATATTCTAACACCAGCTCTAAACAATCTTTTAAGTCTTGATATTTGTAGACTTCTTTCTACATCAAAATCAATATTTTTATAATCTAATGTGATATTACCACGATAATCACCATTGACAACAATTACATATTGTTTATCTGTGACAGCGATATAAAGTATATTTGGATTTGGTTCAATTTGTTTAGCTTCGTAGATTTCTTCAAATCTAGCTTTATTAATATTGAATGAAGGTTTTAAACGTTCAAGATTTTTGATAGCATTTGTAATTTGTCTTTGTGTTCTATCGAAATATACTTTGTTGTTTTTATATCCTAAAAATATTTTTGTAATATGTTTCATTTTATCTCCTTTAATGAAATAATTATAATATAAAATAACTTAAAGGTTTCTGAAATACAAGCTGATTTTAGTGTTTAAGCTTCTAATATTTTTAAGCTTAAACCTAAAAGTTTTTAAACACTGCAACCCCCAGATCCACAACCTTCGATTACTTGATCTCCATCTGCATCATCTGTAGTTCTAAAATTAGCATAATACAATGATTTGACACCTAAATTAAAACATTCTATAAATTCTTCTATAACGTCTTCAATATTAACTTTTTTAGTTTCTACGATATTATAATATTGATTTGTACTAATGCTTTGATCTACATATCTTTGTATTATACTTACTAATTTAAGATAATCTTTATTATTAAAGTCAACACCCCAAGCAGTCGTATAATATTTTTTGGCTGTTTTATAGAAAGGAACCAACTGTTTTACAGTAGAACTTTTTTCTGTTTTAATAGTTACTAATTCTCTTGGTGGTTCGATACCAGGTGTCGCTGAGCTTGGCTTTGAGCTATTGTGTGAAATAATTCCATCATTAAGAAAATAATTATGGTATTTTTCAACTTCTAAATCCCAAGTCTTAATTTTTTTACCGATTTTAATGTTTTTAACGATTTTGTGTTCTATAAACTTATCAATTATCGTATCACCCGGTTCTAACAATGAAGCTGCTACCCATATATTATTACCATTCCTTTCTACTAATAATTCGTGATTAGCTGTCACTTCAATAACATCAGAATCTGTTTCTATTTCAATTACCTCAACTTCACCGTTATAATAAAATCTATTAGATATCGAATCTCCTTCAAATGTAGGAACTTTTAATGGTGATTTAAGATCATACCAACCAGGTTTTAAATCAGTGTAATCTATTGATTCTCTATTACAAATATCTTTAAGATTAAAATTACCTTCGTAAGTCTCTATTGTATGATCTTCAGAAATGCAATTCCCAGCGGGCGGTACAGCTGACAAGCTTGAATGCCGCATACCGTATTTAGATAATTCTTCACGAAGTGACTCCCAATCTAATTTTGTTTTAAATTCAGGTTTAATACCGGCTTCCAAATATCTTTCAAATATAAACTTATTATCACTATAAAAAGATTCATTATATAATTCACAAGCACCGCGTTCTTTTGCTAAATCTATTGAAGTTTTAACCAAGTTAAAATAAAATAGTTCCATTAGATCACTGATATGTTCGCGAGCTTCTTTTGTATTGTAGAATAATTTTGCTTTAGCAAGATACCCAAATAAGTTAGAAACACCAATACCTAATGTTCTGCGTTTTGTAGCCGAGTATTCAATTTCTGGCATAGCAAAATCAGAAATATCAATCATATTATCTAAGAATCTAACTAAGAAATCAGCAACTTTTGGAATGTCAGATTCTTTAGAATGTCCAAAATTTATATTACCTAAGATACAAGTTCCGAGTTCTCCTGGTATACCCCTATAATTATCTAAACTATGACTAGGTACAGATATTTCACAATTGTGAACACACAATCCATTTGCAAAAAAGTTATGATTATCCTTAACTTCTATATCGTATACAGGTATTTTTTCAGTTTTTTTAGTTATTTTTATCATAGCACCTCTTTTATTGTTATTATAATATATAATTACTTAAATTGATATTACTAAGTGATTTTAGTACATCTTGTTTGTCTAAATCTTTTGATTTTCTAAGTATTAAAGTAAGAAAAAGCTTCCTAGTTCCATCAAAATCCGTTCTAATTTCATTTGAAATATCTATAGGAGTATACTTTAAATCAGTACAAACATAAGGTAATAATTTTATATATTTTTTCATTAATTCTTCATTAGTCACAAGCTTAATAAACAATGTATAATATTCTTTAATATAATCTCTTAGAACACTTAATACATAGGATAAAACTAATTGAGAATTTGTTTCTATTTTATCTGGGTTTAAAATCTTTAAAATATCCTTTCTGTGTTTGAGTTGTAACAACAATTGCTTAGTATCAGAAATTTTTAAGATATTTTCTATATCAGTTACAAAAGCACCAAAATGTGGTTCTACACAAGTATGGTCACCTTTGACACCCCTTCTCCTTTCAATTATAACATAATATAACAAGTTATTGTGTCTAAATGTAGCCATTCTTAAAATAGCTCTTTCTTTGAAACTTGCTATACAACTGGATAATATATCAATTATATCTTTATTAACAATATTGTAATCACTTTATGAGATAAAATACTTTCACTGTAATAATATTCTTTAAAACTTGCCATTTCTAATAACCTCTTCTGGTATACCGAGTTCTTCAGACATTTGCTTAATCACCATATCCATTTTCTGGCAAGCATCCAATACTTTCTTTGCTACCCACGCGCCATTAAAAGCATATAAAAACTCTGAGAGTTCTAATATACTATTGAAATGTAATGGTAAATAGCCTGATGTAGTATCCTCATTTTTAATACCAATTAAATCTTCATTTTCGTCGAATACTAATCCTAATTCAAAGAAATCCATTAAATATGTTTTTCTAAAGAAATTAAGATTATGTTTATTCGGTTTATCTAAATATGTTATTTCTTCTAAATACGGGAGGAACATTCTACTATTGTATCACTTTCTAAAAGATGTTGAGCTTCAATATAACCCCTTTGGGTTAAGAATTTATGATCACCAGTGCAAATGACCACTTTACCATTGAATTCTACTTCAAAAACTTCAGCTTCTGGATTTGTTAAAACAGCTGCTAGTACTTCTTTGTATTCATATTTTTTTGTATCTTGATTATAACTTAAAACAAGATCTCCTTTTTTAATATCTTTGAGAAATTTAGGCCCTTGTGAAGTTTCAACAATTGTATCACCTGCTAAACAACAAAGATTTGTCATATATAGATTTTCTTTAAAACTTGAATTAACGAAGTTATCCGCAAAAACAATATAAACTCTACCAGTAATCATTCTCTCATTTATAATTAAAGATAATAAATCATAAGCATTAATTTTCTTTTTACTTTTATTAGGAACTTTAGCGCTATAATGTTTATATAATTCATCGAATCTTTTATAATCACCTAAGGCATCATATAAATCTAATTTGGGATCCTTATTACCTACAGCATTCATATGGAATAAAAATATATCCTCTTTATTAAGAGCTTTTTCTAAGAACCATTTATTGATGATAATAGTTTGATCAGTATGTCTAGCCCTATTTTCTAAAGATCCTTTAGAATCACCTAGTTGTGAAAATAATTCTATTTCGTAGTGAAAGAAAGGCATTGACAGATTGCTTGCACCACCCCTTCCGTGCTGAATCAGCGCAGACGTAGCAGATTCAATGGCTTTAACGATCGGCAACATACCGGTATGATCTAACCTTGAAGGTTTACCTACTGGAGCACCTAGACCCCTAATAAAACTTGTATTGATACCTAAACCACTTTTAGCGCTAGTGCATTTTAAAATTGCTTCTAATCCTCTAGCAAAGCTCTCAACCGAATCACCAAAGTTTAATAAATTACAAGATATAAATTTCTTATAACTTGTTCTGGCACCATTCATAACTGGAGTAGGCAAAGAAATCTTACGCTGTGATAATAATTCATACCCAAGTTTAACATATTTTTTTCTATATTCTATATCAGTATTATAAAAAATAGCCATTGGTATCAATATAAAAACTTCTTGTGGAACCTCAATGCATTTTTTATTATGTTTGATCAAGTACTTAGAATACATTTGATTTAATGCGCTGTAAGGTAGTTCGTTATCTAATTCATAATTAATTAAAGATCCAAAATAGTCAAGCTCTTCATCACTATAAGCATTAAGATCTTCAGTATAGAAACCTTTTTTAATACGTTCTTTAACTTGTGATTTAAAATCTAATGGTGTATATTGTTTATAAACTTCTTTTCTGAGTTTTTGATTTAATAATCTACCAGCAACTAACTCATAATCTGGAGAATCTTCACTGATTTTTTCTTGTGCAGATTTAATTAAAGAATCTTGTATGTCTACACTTTTTGCACCATCGAATATTTTTAATCTAGCATCTTTAATAATGCTAATAATATCTACATCGAGGTTTTGACAAGCAAAATGTAGGTGTTTATGTATTTTTTCAGCATCGAATATTTCACGTTCTCCGTTATTTTTAACAATATGTATAGTGTCTAAATTCAAATTATATCCTTTAATTGTTGGTTAAATATTTATGATTCAATCATTTGCATATTTAAAGCTTTGATATAATCGGGTATAAATTATATCAAAGCCTATTGTTTTAAAATCTATCCCTTAGTTCTATGTAATCTTCAAAAGATTTAAATGATTTTGTTAATGTCTCACTTGATAATCTTTTAAAGATTCTAGCTAGTCTGAAATGTATCTCATTTTCTGATAGCTTAGATTTTTGAAGAGAACCGTAATTAATCTCTAAATCCAAGATATATTGTTTCAGATTCGAATCTTCTTCAATATTTCCATAGAAAATATGATACAAGTCTTCAGGTGTTATTTTTGATTTAATAGTTTTGTTTTGTAAAAATCTTACTATTCCTGACATCTCTCTTAGGTGTTTTTTATTATTTAAAGGATCATCGTATACTAAGACTTTTAAAATATGATTAAAAATATTGTCCGAATTGTTAGTAAATTTAGAGATCATTACATCTCTGCTAAAAGCTTGTTCGCATAAGTATTCTTTAAAAGTGTTTTCTTTTATTGTCATTTTAATTCTCGTTTTGATTGGTTTAATTATAATATATCTAAGCTTAAATTATATTAAATCTAAATCACTAAAATTATTTTTAATATAATATCTTAGAACCAAAGGATTATAAGCATCTAAAGTATCATTATAAGTATGATTATCTATGTCTTCACATTCTGTGAAAATAAAAGGTCTACCACTAATTTTTGAAATTATTTTACCGTCTTTTCCAAACATTGGACTTCCTAGCTTACTTTCTTTCTCATCGTAACAGTTTATTAAGAAATAATCACCACCTTTTTCAGAAAATGTTATAGCTTCTTGTTTAAATCTTTTTCCAGCTGTTGTTAAGACTTTTTTAAGCTTTCCCGTATCGTTAATATCTATAACAATAAAAGACATTTCTTTAACAACCTTTTTATTCCCTTCCGAATCAGTTTCTTCATATGTCCCTTGGATTTGCGTTACAGAATAACCATTAGCTAATAAGAAGTTTTTTAATTTTTTATTATTTTCTTGGTTTTCTTCTTTAGTATTTTCACCACGATACCCGCTAATTGTCCCCGAATCGTGTTCTCGATAATGTTTGTATAATCTGGATAGCGAAGATTCATTAAAATTGTCATTGGAATTTATCTCGATATTGTCAAGATTTTTAAAATCTTTTAATCCTTTAATATAATCTTTGAATCGCATTTATATTCCTTTTTAATTATTTAGATTATAACATATTTGAGCTTAAATTATATTGAATGTACAAATAAATATACAAAAAAGTAGGATAAATGGCAACTGTTACCTTAAATAAACTTGCTAGTGTTATTAATACTATCAAATGGAGTAAAACCTCTGATTTTATAGTTATTATGAAACCTATTAATACTACTTTCCAAAATCTTATAAACTGGGGTGATCCTACCGAAACTCAAAATAGTATAGATATTTGTTTAAAAAGTATTAATTTACCACAATATACCGGTAGATTTGAAGAGTTATTAATTGGTGGGACTTGGGTTTTAGCACGTGGTGCAGACCCAGTATACCAAGTGGATATGACCTTCAGAGATTTTGATAATGCCAGTATGTATCGCAGATTTGTCAATGCTTTTCAAATTTCAAAAGGTAACTACAATGATGTCTGCGCTTGGCTAATTCAGGTTTATTTAAGCAATGGTTCTAAAAACATCTTAGTAATGGAGACGCAGGATGCATTGTTGACAGATGTTTCACAAATACAATTATCTCAAGACAATAATGAAATTATAGAATTCAATGTTAGTTTTAAAATGAATCAACCAAATCACGATAACACAGATATTAAAAACATTCAATTAGCTGGCACTTCTAATACGACCGGCAATGATAGTGTACAATCTAAAGCAAGTTCATATTTTAGTAATATGTTAAAAAATGGATTAAGTGTAGCACAGAATGCAGTTCAGGATACTTTTGAAAATTTAGTATCTAAATGGTAAAAAATATACAAGGAAAATTAAATGGCATTAGAAGCATCTAAAATAAAAATAATAGATTTCGTGTATGAAACAACTAAAACATTAAGTCAAATTACAGAAGAAGCTGTTACTGAAATGCAGGGATTAGTTGCTAAAAATGATGGTAAACCAGTATACGTTAGAGTAACAGACGTAGATCAAAGTAGAGTTATTCTAATAAACTCTGATGGTAAGATCATAAATAATACTAGTAATAATATCGTTCAGGATAAAAGAATAGATAGACTTATAAAATCTTTAGCTTAAAGGTGAAAAATGCAATTTAAAAAAGTTGATGTTTTAATATCAGAAAATCTTACAAAAGAACAATTAAAAGAAAAGGTTTTAACAGAACTTAACAAAATAAGTAAAGAATCAAATCCTAGTATTAGTTATATTGCCAATATTCATGATATAGTTAATGGTAAATATTGGATTTGTATGGATTCTGAAACTAAAGAGACTATGGGTGCGTCAGACGAATTAATAGATCTTCAAGCAATTTTTAGACATACAACTGAAAATCCAGATGAAGCTTCAAGAGATTTATTATATAGTTCTAAATATATAGAAGATAATTTCCTTCGAAAAATAATTTTTGAAACTTATAAAGAAGCTAATGATTCTAGGCTTACCAAATTAGAAACTACAGTAGGTACTAATGAAAAAGATATAGAAGATAAACATTATAAATTAGAAAAAAGAGTAACAACTGCTGAAAATACCATTACTGACAATAGAGAATTAGAAGATACTAGGTATGGTGAATACACTCAATTTAAAAAAAATATAGAAAATAACATTCTTAGTATTAATAATACCTTAAATGCAAAAGCAAATCTGGGTGGTTCTGAAACACAAGTATTTAATGTTGCAGACCCAACAAGTGATTGGCACGCTATTAACTTAGCTTATGCCAAGAAGAATTTTAATGCAGATTTAATTAATACACATAAGACAGACTTTAATAATCCACATAAAACGAGTATTGTTAACTTAATTGATACAAGTATTGTTGGCCCAGCAAATAATCATATTTTGCAGTATGACTCAAACACTAGAAAATGGAAAAATGCAGTTCTAAGCGTAGATTTATCTAATTATTATAATAAGTCCGAAGTAGATTCTAAATTAGGCACTAAAGCCAACACAAATAATGTTTATAATAAATCTGAAATTAATACTAAATTGCAAGATGTGTTGGCACAAGCTGATAATAGATACCCTACATTATTAACACAAAACTTGGAATGGACTGTTGGGGTAGGAGGTAAATTCACTAATTTACAAACTGCTATAAACGAAGCTGCTAAATTTATAAATAATAAAGATTATATACTTACATTAAAATTAATATCTAATATTGAAGCTAATAATCCTATATATATTAGAAAACTAAATATACCTTTTGTAAATATTGATTTTAATGGATTTAAGGTAAAAATAACTTCTGAAACAATTGGTTTTTACATATGGAGTTCTAAGATTGGCAAAATACTTAAGCCTTATGTAGAAAGTTACTCTACTTGCTTTTACTTTTTAAATTCTACTTGTGAACAAATAGGTTTTGCAGATACTTCATATACTTGTAAATTATCTTGTTCTAAGTCTAATGTTAGTGCAGGTGCTCCTATTTCAGGTATACAAGCAGGAACAGGTGCAGCAGTTATTTTTATGGGTAAGTTTCAATTTTTAACACCTGATATTAATAAACACTGTTTTACTAGCTCAGGTGTAGGGGTTTTAAGTTATAGGAATCCTACTGAAGTAATTCAACCTAGTGGGGTTGCTTTTAATGTAGTTAATGGTGGACTTATTTCAAATTCAGGGGTTACTGTTACAGGTGGAGCTTCTAAGAATTCTCAAACACCTAATGTTGTATCTGAATCAGGTATTATTTTTGGATAAGGAGTTTAAATGTTTTTGAGTAAAGAAAATGTATTAGCTAAAGTTAATAATTTAGGTATAGATGTAATATCTTTTCATATAGAAAATAAATGGCAAATATGTAAAGTAGATAGAGAGTTATTATTTGATGAAGATGGCAATCTTACAAATGATATAACACCTGAAGAAATTCAAGCAGGAACACAAGCAGTAAAAGAATACTGCTTAGCTAATAATCTTATGGATTTATATTATGAATATGTGCTAAATACTACAAGTGAATACGAAAAACTTAATATAATTAAAGAAAAGAAGAAGTTTGAAATACAAACAAAAAGGGACGTAGCTTTAGAATCAGGTTTTATATTCAAAGGCCACACATTCCAAACTAGGGAAAAAGATAAACTTAATATTAACGGGATGGCCGCTAATATCTTGTTAGATATACAAAGCGGTACTAATTCAATAACTGAGATTACTTGGATTGACTTGAATGATGAAAAGGTTAATTTTACACCTCAAGAATTTTTAACATTTGTTTCAAAAGTAACCGAATATACCCAGGAAGTAATATTTAAAGCGAATACATTAAAAGAAAAAATTAATTCAGCTGAAACTGTTAAATCTGTTGATAAAATTAAATGGGAATAATTAAGTTTATTAGTAAAAATATACGAGTCATATAAAGCTATACCGTCTTATAAGGTTTATGTCTACTTATAAGGTTTGGTCATTGTATAGAATTAAACTCTACACAATGTACCTTCAACTTTATTAAAATGATAAATTATGTTTAAAAACATAATTCAAAGGGCTTACACCCGCTTTTTTAGCATTTCTTGTTACTAAGTTATTAGCAACTCTGCTTATTTTTTTAAGCTCGTCTAGTAAAGATTCGCGTTTTTTATAAAGAGGTTCTAACTTTTTCTCAATATTCGCAATTTCACTGTCGTATTGTTCTAAACCTTTGTTGAGTTTTTCATTGTCAACGTTATCGGGTGCAATCTGTGCAGCTAAGCCACCTAGTTTAAAGTAAGCTGTAGTCTGCGTAGCTTCTAGTTTACTTATTTCGGCTTGTAATTCATCTTTCTTTTTGGCTACTTCTTGATATCTATTTCTGAGTTCCTCTATAGCAGACGCATCCGTCTTCAACGCTTCATTTATAGTAATGTTGTTTAAATAATCTTTAAATGTCATCTTAATCCTTCAAAATATATTTAAATATATTTATTGGTTACGTAAACATATAACATCACAATTTAATAAACATAAGTAAAAATTACAAATAAATCTTAATTATGTTTATAATATAAATTTTAATAATGGTGTAAGCAGCAGGACTCGAACCTGCAGTGCCAAGAGACGCCAGATTTACAGTCTGGTGGGTTACCAATTACCCGAATGCTTACTAATGTTAGAATGGTCGGGATGAAAGGACTCGAACCTTTGACCTACGGCTTAGAAGGCTGTCGCTCTATCCAGCTGAGCTACATCCCGAAATGTATTTAAATATATTTATAATTATATAATATTTAAACTTAAAGTTTAATTAATTTAAAAAGGATTCAAACTGCAACTTTTACATTGTAGCTTGAAAATCCTGGTTAGAATCTAACCATTTAAAAAAACTTTTAAACTTCACTTAAGAGCCAGGAACTAACACTGAAGTGTAAAACTTTAAATCTCTTAAACAATATAATTATATAATATATAAACTTAAAGTTTAATTAAATTTAAAACATTTTACACTGTAGTGTCAATATTTGAGCAACTAATTAAAGTTCCAATCGGTTTTTGGTTTATCTGATAATTTTGGAACTTCTACTGGAGCTTGAATTTGCATCGTAGGTGTAGCTAAGTCCTCGATTCTCATATTCATATAATTAATATGCATATCAAAACTTGAAGTTCTACCATTATAACGATTCTTAGTTATTTTAAATCTAATAGTATTTTTCTTTTTAAGATCTTCAGTTTGTAACAAAAAACAAATCCAGTCTGCAGTCATAGCAGTACCCATAGAATCTGAAATAGCTTCGTTGTTAGAATCTGTATTATTTACAGCTGATCTGTTTAATTGAGAACAAGAAAAAATCGGGAGATTCTCAGTGACTGCAACAGCACGAACTTCTTCGCCAATAGCCTTAATATAACTATATAAACCTGCACTTGCAGAAACTCTATCGGATTTCATTAAGCCTAAATAATCTAAGAATATTGCATCAAATTTTATATTATTAGCTTTATACATTTCTAATAAAGATTTTAAATCATTTGAACTAAAAGAACCAGCTGGGAAGTTTTGAACATATAAGCTACCAATACCAGATCTTTTTAGTTCTCCAAACTTAGTTCTAATAACACTAGGGTCTACGTCTTTTAAAGCATTAATTTGTATATCTAATAAGTCAGCATCTATTCTTTTTAAGAACTCAAAATTAGATAATTCTAAGCTGACTAATAATACATTTAAACCTTGTTTAAGAAAATCACCAATGCTGGTACTCATTAATAAACTTTTACCAATACCTGCAGGAGCCATAAAAATATTCAAAGTTCCGTTAAGAAAGCCTTCACCAATATACTCATTTAAAGTATTGAATCTTAAGTATTTGATACCTTTTTTTGGATTTTGATAATAATCAATACGTTCTTCTATATTATTATATTCATTACCAAGATCTTTATGAATATTCACAAGTTGTGAAGCATCTATAAGATCTTTGGCTTTTTGTTTATAAGTTTCATCTTTTTTGTCGATGAACTCAGCACCTAACATTAATGCTTTTGTAAACATTTGATCCTTAATGAATTTAACAGTTAAATCATCTAAGAATTCTTTATTGATATTTTCTGAGTTTCTAGCATCATTAAGTTTAGTAGCAATCTGGGTTCTCGCTTCTTTATTAGGAATATCCTTGATTTGAAGAGCTATTTCTTGTATACTAGGAGTCGTATTATAATTAGAATAAAAATTATCTATTAATTCATAGATTTTTTGGTTACCAAAGTCTGTGAAAATACTAGGTTTTAAGATTGGTCTTACTCTATTAAAAAAATCTTTAGATTCTATGATATTTTTTAGAAGAACAGATTCAAAATTATCCAAATTAAACTCCTTTGATTTAGACTTTTAAAATTTAAATTTAAATTTTTAATATGATATTATATATAAAGAACGATTAAAATTTAATTAAATTTTTTACTAAAGATCTAGCAAATTACACTAAAGTGTTAAATGCTAAGATCTATAGTGTATTAACATTAAACTCGGATTTGAACCTGTTTTCTTAATTCAGGATCACCAAAAGCACCCCCGTAGAATTCTGAAGTAAATCCCCCCTCAGTGTTTCTTGCACCTCTAATCCATTCACAAGTATGTTTAATATTGTATAACTTGACATAAACATCTTCAGTTTGTGCCGCTTCTTTAATTTTATTATAGATTTCTTTAGTTAAGTCTTCTTGTAGCCAATAACGTCTAGAGACGAAATCTGCTAATCTTTGTAACTTAGAAATACCCAGAACATAATCTTTAGGTATATAACTAACTATTGCATAGGAATCTTCCGCAAAATCTGTATTAAATGGTAATAAATGGTGGCTACAATTGCTTGATATGTTAATCCTTTTAGTAATTGGGATCTTAGCTGCGTCTTTATTTGGAAAAGTTGCTATTCTAACAGGTTTCATAAATCTACCAGAGCCGCACTCAGTATCATCATCAGTGCCAGCACCAGACATTAGCTTAATGACTCTGCCTGGTGTTCCTAAATTACCATTTTCGAAATCTGCTTTAACATTTGGGTCTTCTAAATCAATTTTAAGTATTTCAAAAACTTCTTGTAATTTTTTAGTAGCTAACGTTCTCATAATAAAATGAGCTTCGTTTGAAATACTTTGATTGGTTTCAAATATATTTTCACTAGCTTTAAATGGTTTGATGCTTAAGTATTCTTCTACAAAATCTTCGTAAGCTTCTCTTGAAACTTCTGGAAATTTTTTCTGAAATAATTCCCAAACAAATTTATCTTCTTTTAACATTATACCTCCTTAACTTTGCATAGATTCGAGCATCCAAATATATTTTTGGAGACGAATTCTAAATGTTCTTAAGATGTCTTCTGTAACAGTATCTTCAATTTTAATAGCTTCTTGAATAAGAACTGCTACTGAATTGTCAACTAATTTAAAATCATTTATTAATGTGCTAGCTATAGTATCCAAATCAAGTTTTGTAGCTTGTAGATCTAAAATATATGGATTTTTCAGATCGTGGATTTCTTGTATATTAACACAAGGTGTTAAATTCAATTGAACTAATCTTTCATTGAATGTATCAAACGACTCTTGAAAAAATTCATAATATTCTTGTGTTATTTCGTGAAGTCTGTGAAATTGATTACCTTTAGCTAAGTAATGCATTCCATTTAATTTAATAAAGATTTGCATACACGTAGCTGAAAGTTGTTTTAAATTATCCATTTATTGTTCCTTGGTGTTAAAAATTTTTGACACACGCCAATCTTTAATCTGCAATTTTTGAGATCAAAATCTTAGAAAACTCAGATTCAAAGAGAATTCTAAATGCGTTTTTACTCTCGTTATATTTAATCTTTAAAGTATAATTTGTTACCGGCAGTTTAACAAAATTTTCAATATTGATTTTCAGTTTAAAATCCATAGTTGAATGATTTAAAAACTCTTTGCTAAATGTATTATTAGAAGAATTAAATCTATTATGCGCATCTAAATACAAATATAAATCATTTGATTTACCTTCTATACTTAAAACATTTAATTCGTTGTAAATACTTGAAGCTTGTTTAATTTGTTTTATGACTTCAATACTAATGTCAACTCTAGCAACTTCTGGAAAATTATCTAAACTTTCAATAATTGAAGCTTTTTGATCAAAGTTTTCCATTACAGACAAATCTGAAATTGTATAAACACTTTTTGTCCCCGGTGTTTCAAATTCTATTGCATTGTTTGTTCTTGTAATTTCTGGATTATCAAATAATGCGAACATATGAACAAACTTATTTAATTCATATATACCAGTATCTGGGAATTCTTGGCATCCTAATTTAGACGCATCTATATTTACAAGCATATCTATAGCTTCAGAATTTAATGTTGTTATTGGATACTTAAGAATAACTTTATCAGTTATACTCGACATTTTTGAAAGTTCTTTAATGAAATCTTTTGTGATCATTTAATCTCCTTTGGATTTTGTTTGATTCTTGGTTGTAATTCTACTCGGTTTCCTGCAAGTTGTATATTTAAATTATCTGCACCTAAAACAATGTTTTCACTTTGTATGATTAAAGATTTATTGAATTTTATATGAACTGCAGAATCTGAAATCTTGACAGAATCTATCATACCTAATAATGTATCTAATATAAGATCTTTAGAAACTTCTTTTGTTTCTTGAAATACAATATCTTGACATTCTTTAATACAAGTTTCTTGTGATTTATTAAGAATTTCTGATTTCGGTATAAAACTTAATTCATTCATAGTTCTCCTTTCTATTAAAATCTAACGATATTATAATATACTAGCACTTAAAATATACTTAATTATTAGACAATCATATCACTCAAAATCGTTGTTTAAATCCACTTTAATTTCAGCATTAAGAGTTTAGTTCATTAAATTTTGACATTGTTTTATTCACGTAATTTGCTTGATATTTTCCGTAGTATCTTGAAGCTGCTGATTCGTACTTATTTTTTGTATTAGGTATCTTTGGTAAAGATTTCAAATAACTAAGTATATATGCAGTTCCTTCTATATTCTTTTTCCAATTTTTAAGATCTTTTTTAGATTTTAAACTTGTATTGGATTTAAGTTTATCTCCCCAGAAATCCCAAACGATAGCACCCATACCTTGGGCCTGTATTTCTTTTTTAAGTGTTCTAACATAAGTAGGTTTGTGAATAACATCGTTTCTAAATCTTGATTCTTTCCATAATACTGCGTACAAGAATGCTGGGTTTATTTTGTATTTTTTAGATTGTTTCCATATTTCATCAAGTATCAGAGATTGTTGTCTATCACTTAAGTGATACATTGTCGACATATCTTTCATCAAAGATATTTTTAAATCTTGAACTTTAGAACTTAAATGATTTAAATTAATTTTGGTATCATTTAGTTCCTTTTTGGTTTTATTAAGTTCTATTTGAAGATCTTGAATTTTAAATTCTAAATTTTTAACTTTTGTATTATTAATATCAAGCATAAAATAAACAACTGATAAAATAATAATCAAAATTATTCCAATTTTATTTAGTTTATCATAATTCATTAAAATCTCCTGTTAATGAAGCTTTATATTCGTCAATAGTTTTTAGCATAGGATAAGCTTCTTTTATAATTTCTAAAGCAGTATCAGTAAGTTTTGATCTAAGTATTAAAACATAATCATATCTAAGATTTAATTCAGGATCTTTGAGTTTTTTAACATCGATAATTGCATTATCTTTTAAGAAGCGTTCTCCAAACTCGTTAAATTCTTCTAAATCTATTTTAGATTGTGGGTATTTGTAATTTGTTAAAACTAAGTTGTATTCTGAGTCTTTTAAGGAACTCAACATTTTATATTTTGAAACTCTCATATTATCTCCTTTTGATAATTATAATATAAAATATCTTAAGAGCCCCTTAAATATAAAATGAATTACCCTACAATAAAGACTGCAGGTTCTGTAAATTTATTGGAAAGTTCCTCGTTTAATCTTTGTATTTCATCTTGGGCTAATTGTCTAATATCACTATAATTAACTTGAGAACCATTAATCAAAGGTGCTGAATATTTTCCCAAAACAACACTTTGCATTAACCTGGCCTGAGCCACAGACATTGCTTTGACCCATTCTTGATCATATATTTTATCGTGTTCATCTGGTATGTATTTACATTTAGCTTCAATTAACAAAGGGCCATGATAATTTTGATATATTGATAATAGTCCCTTATGAGAGTTAAACTCGAAATTAACACGTTGACCAAAGTATTTGTCGACTAAGGATCTTGTAGAACTTAAAGTAACTAAGTAACTTAAAGCAACACCAGAAGTAGATAGTATATAATTAGATAGATTTTGATCTATTAATCCATTTAAATCAGAACCTACAAAAATACCACTTTGGCATATTTGTAATATTTCTTCAACTTCAGGATCTACAAAATAATTTCCTTGGCCCTGACATTCAAATTTTATATATCTTGTTAATTCTCCATCATAGGCAACATTACAAAACATTTGAACTGTTTTTTCAATACAGTGATCTAATTGATTATCTGTGAGTTCAACTTGTAATTGTGGATATCCAAGTTCTTCTTTAATATATTGCCTAAGATCTGATAAGGTTAAGATTCTTTTCATCAAGCTTCTCCATAAACTTCTTTGATATTATTAAGTATAAGTTGAATATTAGGATCTTGTGAACTTAATGCAAAATCATTAGATTCTTTAAATCCTTTAGTATTAATGAATATGATTTCATCTGGATTAATCTTATATCTTGTATCGGCTTGTAAATCGTCTGTAAATTTAAGATCTTTATAATAAAAAGTTCCTAAAAGATTCTTTTTAATAGAAGTTGTAATGTCTTCTATAAAATATTTGAGAGATAAACTTGAAATTACAGAAACTCTGATACTTGGTTTATTTAAGTGCCCCGTTATTGGATTCCAAAAATCTATACTTTCAACGTGAAATTCTTTAGTAGTTTTGTTAATTTTCTGAATTTGTTTAGCGTTTTTTGCAGTGTAATTAAATCTTATCATATAGCCATCAGTACTAGCAAATCTGATGCCTATTAATTTTGAACCATTTGAAGTGCAGTGCTCGACTTCATTAACTAAATAGAATTTTGCATTCAAGATTCTTGTGAATACTTTATTGTATTGTTTAACGATGGTTTTAATGTCATTTCTACTAAATTCTTCAGCTTCTTTTAATCTATAATATTCTAAGAATCTCATTATAAACCTTTTAACTTATTTATTTTTGGTATTAATCAAGCATCAATCGAGCATTTTAGATATAACTATATCGTTGTATATAGATCTCTTATCAAAATCGTATCTATCTTCGAATCTATAATATGAATTATCATTTTTTGTGAATTTAGAACCTTCAGAAATATATTCACAATCAATGCCTTGGTAAGCACATTCTGTAAATTGTCTTGGGTGTCTATCATAAGTTCTACCAGTTTTAACATATATGTACTTATTAAAATACTTGTAAATGTCCGGTATAAAATTCTTAGTCATTGTGTAATGTTGAAAATTATTTTTAGGATCTTTGATAATTGCTTTCGGATACATTTTAAGAATATTTAAATAACTCTTGCAGCAATTGTCCATACAATTAACATATACATTATCTAAATGATTAAATATTCTGTGAATCTGGTAATATATTTTATTGATATAATTTTTATTTAAAAAATATTCATCAAAATATTCAGTATTTTCTTTGAACCCTATGGTGCTGTTTGCAATTACATATAACTTATTTAATTTAAGGGATTTTGGGTGATTTATATTATAGAAATCGTGGGTATCGAATAATAAAACTTTGTTAAATTCTAAATCATACGGATCTTTATATATAAAATTATCAAAACATTTTGGATCTATGTTGTATTTAATGCTTAAAAAATCTTTATTAATATGACTGTACAATGAAACAAATTTAGTATCAGGGTCTAATTCCCAAAGTCTATAAAAATATTCAAAAGCATCGAACATAGAGCCATTATATTTGAAACACCTAGTTATAACAGCTCTATTAATCATTATTTTTTAAAATCAATGTTGTCTACTGCAGAATCAAGATATGCAAATAAAACAAACGAACTTATTAAAAAGAAAACAATAAAAATTATAGCAAATAATAAATTATGAACCAACCAAATGATACCAAATAATAATATCATTATAGTAATAAAAGAATAATTACTTTTTAAATAATTAAAGCTTTTTAAAATATAAGATTTAATATAATTGTATCCTTTTAAAATATAAGATTTAATATAATTATAAATACCGAGTATATCCATTACCATTCCTCCAAAGTTTCAGTTTCTTTATGTAAATTATAATTAAGTGGCCCTGTCATTATTTCAAGTGGTTTTAAAAAAAACTTATTAAAATTAGTATCCCAATCTATATAATCTTTAAATACATTTGCAAATTTTTCATTATTAAAAGCAAAAATATTAGATTTTAATGGGTTGGGTTCTCTGAGATATAGCATACGAACTTTCTCACCTAATTCTAATGGTTGAAACTCACCCGTATTTAGACTATTTATATAATGATTTGATACTAAGAAAGCTCTTGAATTAATCGGTATAGATTTGTCTATACCAAGTTTATATTTACTAGAACTGACCGAAGATATCTTAGCAATATCCATTAGATTTTGATCTAGGTATAATGATCTAATATTTTTTAACCATTCTTTGAGTTCTTCTTCTGTACTTTCTAATATAATATTGACGGATTTTTTAAGATATTTTTTAGAAAATGCTGGTGTGCTGGATCTGACAATATCGATACCCATTGTTTTAAGATATGGTTCACTGAACCTAACACCTTCCGAATCTATAACTTTCATAAAATATCTTTTCTTTGCTACAAACACAGCAGAGCTTGCAATCGCTTCACGCTTTGCAGAAATTCTTGAAGCATCTAAAGCATTAAAAATAGATCCTAGTTCTTGCGAGCTTGAATTGATTATAGGTTGTATTTTAGTTTCTATAAATTTATCAATTATATCTGTTGCTAATTGCGGATCTTTTGGTAATTTTTCGTTTATAACATTAGGTACTTGAACGTACACGGAGTCAGTATCATTATAAATTATATAATTTCCAGAACCACATAAATCACACAAAAAATTATTGATATTTTTACTCATAAGATTTATATAAAATCTTGAATTTCCAGTGATAGCTTTTGCAATTTCTTTATTATATAGAATAAAATGTTTGTTCCCACAAGCACCATACAATGAGTTAATTAAAATCTTAAATGTCAATTGATTGACATCTAATTCGGTTGCTAATGCTTGGTATTTTTGTATTAATTCTGGATCTTTAGTATCCTCAGCCATTTGTTCATATTTTAACATTTCTTTTTTAGCTGCTTTTCTAAGATTAAAAACTAATTCTGTTAATATTGGTAGAATACCTTTTTTAGATTTATCGTACACAGAACCTGTTAAAGATCCACAATAATTGTACTTTATAAGTAAATCCGTGTATTTTTTATAAGTTTCTGGATTTTTATAATAATTATTGATATGATATTGTTCATCTTCATTAAGATCTAATTCATTTATAGCTTCTTGTAAATCATTTGGTAATTTATAAAATGGTATAAATGTTTCAGAGCTTAAATTAAATGCCATAATTTGGCTAGGATACATACTGGTAACATCCGCAGAAAAAACCCAATCGTATCTACCAATTAATGGTTCAGCTACAAAGCCCCCTTTAAATTCTACATCACCACTAAATTCGCTTGGATTTGGTAATACTATTTTATCTTGCATTGCATAATTTCGGATAAATGTACTCCAAGGAGTTGTTGTTCCAAGTGTTTGTGGTAATTGAATACCCATAATAGAAGCAATACTAATCATAATATCAGATAATTTAATTACATTATCTATTCTATATAATAAGTATGTATCTATAATACTATAATGAATAAAATATTCTTTTGAAATTCTTTTAATTTCTTCATCATCTTTGGCGTTATAAAGTTTATATTCTAAAATAGATTCTTTGCTAGGTTCTGAATCTGGTCTAATGAATCCTTCACCTGTTCTAAAACCATCAAAAGTTTTAAAACAATCGTGATTAACTTTTCTTTCACCTAATTCAACTTCTGCGATATAATCTAATGAATAAGATTCTCTTGGCTTAAGTCTAAACTTCTTGTAGATATCTATGGTATCCATATAGAAAACACCAGGCGCTTTTATACTATATTTTTTGGTTCCATTATCTAATTCATTTACTTGAAATTCAGATTTTCCAAATGGGCTAAATCCTTCAGTTAAACCTAATTTTTCAGTTCTTCTCCAAAGATAAGCAAAGTCGAAACCTTCACCATTGTGAGCTAATACTAATAAAGGTTTTAAAGCTTCTATAAGTTTAAACAAAGCGATTAATAAATTATGCTCGCCTTCTACTTGATAGTATTTAAGTTTAAAATCATAAGTCATATCGTCGAAAATATATTTAGAATCTTTAGTATGAGCTTCAGTATCAAAGAACTCATTTGTAAAAATATAATTTGTATTTGTTAAGTTATGATATACTTGAATTGAAACTATTCTTTCTCTGCAGGCTTCTGTATCAATAGGTGAATGTGCTGTAGTTTCTATATCCAGATAAAAAATACTTATATTTTTATTGTATTTTGAATCATTGAGTTTCCAATAGTTCTGTCTAATATGTTCAGCAGCAATATTAGTTTTACCATAAGTTTCTAAATCTTTGGCTTGGTTAGCTCGAACTTTTGTTAGTTTGATATTTGGATCTAATAAAAATGTATATTCGCCTTTAGGATCCTCAATAAAAACTTGATTCTTAAGAAAAACTTTTTGAATTTCAGACTTATTAGTTTCTGTATTGTAGAATCTTTCATAAGTTTCAAAATTACCTAAATTAAAACAAGCTTCAAATAGTTTCAATATTTCTCCTTTGATTCTAATTTTAGTGACTTACACTAAAGTTCTAAATTTAACACTAAAGTGTTGTTGTTTTACACTTTAGTGTTAACGATTAGAATATTATAATATATTAAAACTTAATAGTCTATAAATTAAGAACTAAAATGTTTTAAAACTGTTATAGCTTCTTGCACTGCTTTATTACGATCAACACAAGTAGGGCATACATTACAAGGTTTATTACCACCTTTATAGCAGCTATAAGTCCAATCTGGATTTAAACCATTAGCCATACCACGGATTGTTAAATCAGTTTTTGTAATATTTGTATATGGTGCAAATACTTGAACTTTGTCTTCGGTTCCTAGACCAATAGCTTTAAACATAGCATCAATAAAATCGTATCTGCAATCCGGAAATACATTAGAATCACCACTGTGATTTGCTATAGCAATAAATCTACAACCTTCTGATTCTGCTATACCAGCTAAAATACTTAAAAATATACCATTTCTAAATGGAACAATTACATTTGAAACTTCAGTTGAACCAGCTTCTGGGACTGCTTTAGAGCCACTTAATAAAGCACTTTTAAAAGTACTAAAAGCTGTTGTCAAGTCAATTATTCTGTGTTCAATTTCAGCACCTAATTTATTTACTTCTTCTACAACTTTTTTAGCAGCTGCTAGTTCTCTGTCTTGGTGATTTGAACCATATTTAAAACTTACAGCAATCTTAATACGATCTTTATACTCAAACAATAAAGCGCTTGAGTCTAAACCACCGCTTATACTTAAAACTGTATCTTTCATATAAATCCCTTTGATTTGAAATATTGTTATTATATATTATTAAAACTTAAAATGTTATTAAATTGCTTTAAGTTTTATATATAATACTATGAGTCTAAATTTTAATATTGCTTTAAGTTTTAGATTTAATACTATAGTATATACTACTAAAAACTCAAGCATTTTTTATACTTTTTAATATTGCTTTAAGCTTTAGATTTAATACTATAGTATATACTACTAAAAACTCAAGCATTTTTTATACTTTTTAATATTGCTTTAAGCTTTAGATTTAATACTATAGTATATACTACTAAAAACTCAAGCATTTTTTATACTTTTTAATATTGCTTTAAGCTTTAAGCATATACTAGGATATATAGCATTGCTATATACTACTAAAATCTCAAGCATTTTTTATACTTTTTAATATTGCTTTAAGCTTTAAGCATATACTAGGATATATAGCATTGCTATATACTACTAAAAACTCAAGCATTTTTATGTACCAATAAAATCACTAAAAAAATTTTAAAAAAAGTTTTTATATTATAATATCATATTAAAGGGCAAAAAAAATTTTTTTAAAAAATTTTCAAACCCTACAATAATAGAATCTTAAAATCTTAGAATATTAATAAATTTAAAATTTATAGTTTTTTATCAAGTTATCGTATTTGATGGAGTCGTTTTGAGATTTAATCCAGTAGTAATTTAATGCAAGCTCATAAAGCTCAATAAAAATAGTACTGTTAGCAAAGCTTTTATCTTTTTTAAGTTCTTTTAGGTATTTCCACCCAACCCATTTCTTAGATTTTGATTTTAAAATACCTAAAAACACTTCTTCCTTAGCTCTCTGTTTATAAAGAGGTAGCTTTTTCACTACCTCATATATTGGTTCTAAATCTTCACAAAATATCATTAGTTTTTAGTATTACCTTTCCAAACTTGCTTATATTTTTGTGAATATCTCTTCAGACGTGCTTTATGTTGTCTTCTGTATTTTTTAAGGTATTTAAGTGCTTTTTTACGTTCTCTTCTACCTTCACCAGTTTTTCTAAATCTTGCTCTTAGAACTGCTGATCTTTTCCAAGCTGATCTTTTTCTATCACGTCTTAATTGTTTAGTATGTGCAATATCTACTAATTGTTCGCTCAAATCACTTAAATCATTAGCTTCTAAAATCATAGCAGCTTCTCTAAGAACTTCAGCATCATCAAATGATTCGTCTACTGGGTTTGCACCGTATTGTTCATAATTGGTAGCTTCATACTCAGCAATTTCTTCGAGAACTTCTAAAACAAGATAGCCAATATCTTCAAAATCTTCTGCTGATAAAATTTCTTCTTTAGTAGCAACTATATATCCATTATCATTAAGAATACTTATAATTAATGCAACCGTATCTGGATCTAAAGAATTAATTATATCGTCGAATTCTTCCTTTGATAACGGTTCAAGCTCTGAATCATCACCAGAATCAATTTCGCCGTCAGCATCTTCATTGATTTTAGAATCCTTACGTTTAACAATATCTGCTTTAGTAGTAGGTGTTGTATCTATATCACCAGAATCTGTTTCTTTGATTTTAGGGTCTTTGGAGTCTAAATCTTCACGATCTAGCTCTTCACGGCTAGCACCTTCACAAACTAGGTTTAATAATGTGTCTTTGAAACTCATTTTAAGTCCTTATTTTTAATTATTTTTAATAATTCGTAATTTGTCTCAGCCCAAGATTTAAACTTGATCCAGTTCTCTGATAAAATCTTAGCATCTTCAGGGCTTAAAGAATAATATTCTACATTATTTATTTTTATTACAGTTAGATTATAATCTTGTGTCATAGGCGGTTCTTTAACATCTGGTATTTTTGGGTAAATAAACTCGGTTCTAACTGCAGAACAACCCACAAAAATAAAGGGTATTAAGGCCAATAAAAACTTTTTAAATTTCATAGTGATTCCTTATTTTTGATTAGATATTTGCGTTTTGCCTATATTTCCTAAAAATAAAGGTATACCTTTAGCTGAGGTAATATTGGTGTCTACTTTAGATATTTGAACTTTACAATCCTTGACTGCTATGTATTTTGTTTCAGTTTTAATGGGTTTGTTTTCAAGTTCTTTAATGTTGTTAACAAGTTCTCGATTCTTTTCGTCTTGTATTTTATTTAAATTAACCTGGATGTTTAGAGAAGTTTCTAAACCTTTGTTTTTGGCTTCTAAGCTCGAAATAGTTGTTTGTAATTGAGCATTATCATATTTAAGCCATCCTATATATCCTAGCATAACAACAATGATGAAAGCAATGGCTACATATTTTTGCATAGTCCCTCTTTTAAGATTATTTATATACAAGCACTAGGTGAGATTTAAACAATGATGAAAGCAATGGCTACATATTTTTGCATAGTCCCTCTTTTAAGATTATTTATATACAAGCACTAGGTGAGATTTAAACTTAAAACTTAAAGCAATATTAAAAAGTATAAAAAATGCTTGAGTTTTTAGTAGTATATAGCAATGCTATATATCCTAGTATATGCTTAAAACTTAAAGCAATATTAAAAAGTATAAAAAATGCTTGAGTTTTTAGTAGTATATAGCAATGCTATATATCCTAGTATATGCTTAAAACTTAAAGCAATATTAAAAAGTATAAAAAATGCTTGAGTTTTTAGTAGTATATAGCAATGCTATATATCCTAGTATATGCTTAAAACTTAAAGCAATATTAAAAAGTATAAAAAATGCTTGAGTTTTTAGTAGTATATAGCAATGCTATATATCCTAGTATATGCTTAAAACTTAAAGCAATATTAAAAAGTATAAAAAATGCTTGAGTTTTTAGTAGTATATAGCAATGCTATATATCCTAGTATATACTTAAAACTTAAAGCAAAGCTTAAACTAATATTAAAAAGTATAAAAAATGCTTGGCTATTCCGCATACTACATAAGTCTAAAGCTTAATATAAACTTAAACTTTAAAACGACATAAATAATGCAAAAGGTTCATTCCGCATACTACATAAGTCTAAAGCTTAATATAAACTTAAACTTTAAAACGACATAAATAATGCAAAAGGTTCATATGTATTTAAACAAAGAAACTAATGAATTTACATATACAGCAAAAGAAATTAAATCTGATTATTTTACTAATAAATTAAATAAAAATATTAAAGGCACTGCTGGCTACGTCATATTCTTTGGTATATTCACAGCAGTTTGTTTAATATTTCAATGCTTAGATTATATCATAGATTATTATATACCAGGTTCGAGTATCTTTAATAAAAACTTTCAAGTACCAATGGAAACACTAACCACACTATATGCTACTCTATGTTGTGTATATGTAGGTGTTGACAGAACAACTTCTGTTATTGCCACTTTTAAAGGAACTAAAGATTCTGCTAATTATGGTAACCCAGAAAGAAATAGGCATATTATAATACAGAACTTTTTTATATGTTCTTTGGCTTTAATTCTTAATAGATTTTTTGATGCAAATCTAGGATTGGAACCTTTGTTAGTATCTTTTGGGGGGTCGATAATCTTATATGTTTCTGGGCAAAAAATTGTTTATCAAGCCAGCAAGTTCGCACCTGAAAAAGATATTAATAAAAATGGAATAGATGATAGAATAGAAAATAATAAAGATTTGATTAATGTTTTAAATGAAGCAGTTAAAAATGATAGACATTTTAAAGTATATTATATAGATCCAAGAGGCTCAGAATCTTTAGAGTTTGATTCTAATCCTGGAGCCAACACTCCTAGTATACCAAATGCACCTATAGAGCCAAATCCGATCGAATCGGTGATAGAACCCATAAATCCAGAATCAAACTTAATAGAATCAAAGAGTTAATCTTTTATCATTAACTCTTTGAGTTCGTTTACATTTTCACTTACGTTATAAACTTTATATTCTGGGCTAGATTTAGAACTCAGTTTAGAACTCAACTTAGAACTAACTACTAAATCTGGATTGTCATTAATATCAACAAGTTCTAAACCTTTATGTTTTACGATTAATTCGAATAATCTTTTTAAACTCATTTGATTATAAACTTTGTAATAATCATATATTGGTGCAACTTGATCAAAACTACGCCCATATGAGTGCGAACCTTTTAAATTAAATGCTTCACCAATAACTTGTAGTAAACCATTTTGAATTCTAAACGCACATATGTCTTTGAAATCTACATCAACATTGAATTGAAAAATAGCGTCTTGGAGATTTATAACACCATCATTATTTTTAGTATCGCCTGGTAGAACACCAACAATTACATCATATTCACTGAGTGGAACTTTGTTGTAACTATGAACATTTACATATACTTCTAAATCTGATTTAAGATCTAAATCCAAAGTACAAAACTCTGCTGTAATTAATGGATTTTTAGGATCAAAACTTCTTGAACTTGTATAATCTCCTGAATGTGTTTGAAGCTTATCGTCTACGACAGCTTCAAGTTTTGTATAATCTAAAACATCTTTTAGTGACCCTGAAACAGATCTGAATAAACAAGATAAATCTAAGTCTAACGAACCTTGAGAATTATCCTTCTTTTTCCAAGCAACGAATACTTGAAATTTAGAATCTATTCTAAGGCTGGAACCTTTTGGAAAGAATACATCAGTTTTTAAAGAATCTTTAGATTTAATTGGTGGTGCTATAGTTTCTAAATCATCAGAGACTGCTATTCTTTTAGCTGAACCGAAATCAATTAAATCTTTTTTAGATTGTAATAAAATTGAAAATAATTTACTTAGAACTTCCCAAAGATTTCCTTCTGGTTTTTTAGCTTTGTCGAAATATAAAATATTTCCTTTGATATTAGACATACGAACTTTACCAGTTCTTTTATAATTAAGAACTAAATCCAATAATTGTTTGAGTGTTTTAGGTCTATGATACAACAAAATACTAAAATCATTGTTATCAGTTTTAGCTGCTAAATTAAAAACATTTTTATAAGCTAAATTTATATTATACTTATAAATTTCAATAAAAGCATTATTAAATTTTACTGGGTTATTTAGTAAAGTTCTGATTCTATAAGTACTCGTTTGTTTATAATCTCTTTTTAATATTTTATTAAAAACATAGTTTGCGACTATTAGATTTTTATATCTTTTTTGTGTTGTAACAATTAAATACTGTATATTTTGCCAGAATTTCTTGTATATTAACATTTCATTTAATATAGTTTCCCGATCCAATTTTAATTCATTAATAGATTTCATAACAAAAGTTTTAATATATCTAGGTAAATTAAATTCTTTTGTATAGATTCTATCTAAACGATCCGGATCTATATTATATTCAATTTTAATTAAAGATTTAACAATAGTTCTGACTGCATTAACATTTTCTGGTTTGTATTTTTTAGAGAATTCAAGAGCTTCACTAGGATTTAAATTAGAAATTAAAGTTTCTAAAGCTAACTTATTTGGAATCTTATTTGGCATATATTTAAAACCATATTTTATTATGATATCTTTTTCATTGTCCGTAGGATTGAATTGAGATTCAAGGATATTTTTTGTTATTTTTTCGATTTCAGATTCTTGTATTAAATCTAATTCAACTAGTTCTTTGTTTGGTATTAGATCACTAAAATTAATACTTAGAGTATAATCGTGAGTATCTAAGTTAAAAATATATCTTAAGACATAGTGATAGAATTGATCTTCATAATCTGAAATATCTCTTAATTTATGAGTATATTTTTTATAGAATGTTGTGCCTGCAGCTAATACTATAGATTCTTCAAATGTTTTAAGATCAGAATCCGAAGCATTATTAATAGCTTCTAATAATATCTGGCTTGGTTTATAACCTTTTAAGAGCAACTTATAAAGAACTGAGTTTACCTTTCCTTGAGTTGGTTTTTTATTTGATTTATCTATATAAACTTTGTTTACTGTTAAAAAATTTTTAAAATCTACCATTATATTTCCTTTGTCTAACCATTACTAGCCTTGTTTGAATTAACCGCGGTTGTAAGATCTATTTAATATATTATCGATCTTTTTTATTTCAACTTTAACATCAGATATAACATCTTTGTTATTTTCTGGGTCTCTGATTAGGATTGATAATCTTTGGTTTAAAGAATCTCTGTAATTTTTTAAAACTTTGTCTTGTAACATCTGAATCTCCTTTTGATTTAAATTTATATAATTATATAATAATAAACTTAAATTAAGCTGAAGCTTCAGATATTTTTTGTAAATTTTAAATGTGGTCATAATCCCACAAAAACGCGGCTTAAATCGATTTTAGGATTAAGGTAATATTTAAAGTATATTGCAATATATTAAGTGGCTTGAGACCTATCTATAGTTAAGAAATCTAAGCCTAAAGAAACCATATAAGCTTTATATTGATCGTAATTAAAGTCTTCACCATTAGGCCCTTTAAATCCATGCGCATCACCATATTTTTTACAAAATAATGCTGGATCCATATTAGGAACTACTGTGATATAATAATCTTGGGTCATAGTTCTTTGAACCTTGAGTCCATCAGAACCAGATTCACGAGTATTTTTAGATACTGAATTAGTTTTAGAGCTAGATCCTGAATATTCCCAATAAGTAACTTCTACAGTAAAAGGAAATGTTAGTATATTATTATCCCTATAATATCCAGCAATACCTTTAGTTCCCCAGGATTTGCCAGTATAGTGCATATCTTGATTTTTAATATCTTCTATAGTAGCTTTTTCTTCGTAATTAGTATCCTTAAATTCAGTTCCATCCAACTTAAAACCACTCCAAAGATATGTAATCATTTTTGGGTGATACAAATCAACATCGTCTGGCAGACCAGAAAGAGTCAAAGAAGTGGAAGTCCAAGTTTTCTTTAAGCCTTTAGGGATATGTTCTACACCTTCATCAACTATTCTAGCAGATATAAACTCTTCATTAGTTTCAAAAGACCAAACTATTGTTTGGCTATAATTTTGAACATTTCTAAGGTTCTTAGAATTTAAAGAATTAAGTAAATTCCCTACGGGTGTAACGAACTTAGCCATTAAGATCCTTTATTTGATTTGACTATATAATCGTTGTTATTTAGCCATCTTATTACAGGTTCTCCTTTATAAGATTTATTCCAAATATACCAAGCATATACCATCATACCAGCTTTATAAGTCCCATCTTCTCTAATAGTATCTTCAAGTAAACCATATCTACAAAAAACATAAACAGTTTTTAATGGAAAATCGGTATCCTTGTATATTTCATTATATCTTGAAACCCCGTGTAAATAATTCAATGGTAATAACATTGCTATTTTATTATTTGCTATTTGCTTAGCTTTTAATATAAATTCTTTTGCTAAACTAAATGGTGGATTTGTTATAATATTATCATATTTTTCAAAATCATCATTGATGAAATCTTTGAAATCTTTGAAGATACCTGTTAAACTAAAATCATTGTTTAAATCACAATAATCTACGGGTTTACCATGATCTCTAAGAATTTTAACTATCGCACCAGCACCACAAGAAGGTTCTAGTATACTTCCTTCGAAATTTTCAACTTCTAATAGTTGTTTAGTCATACTATAAGGAGTTTGGTAATAGTCATTTTTATTACGTTTATTTGAGTTTAAACTAAAATTTTTACCTTTCATTTTTATCCTTTGTGATATTATATTATAAAATATCTTAAATTATGCTGATATCTAAATCGAAAATAAATAACATAAAAGGTTCATAATGAGAGATTTAGCTCTTGGTGCTTATACCCAAAAAGATTTAACTGAAAAAGTCAATACTATTGGCGATGTAACAACATTAAAAACCGAAGCAAAAACTACAGCAGTAGGAGCTATAAATGAACTTAAAGATAATTATGAAAAAATTAAAAATTCTATAGATACTGATACCGCTAATTTCTTAATAGATCAAAAATTAGATCCGGTTAAAGAAGATATTAAAGCTTTACATACACAAGTTGATAATTATACTATAAATTATAAGCAACCAAATGATCCCACAACTTCTATAAATCCTACAATCGATAGTGCAACTTTTTTAAATACAACTACTGGGGTTATTTGGACTTGTATAGATAAAACAAAAAATAAAAATCGCTGGATAAACGGAAACGGAGAAGTTGCTGGCGCACTTCCAAGTGATCCAAATCTTGGTGATATTGGTTTTGGCGTGGGTATTGCTCCTGAAGAAATTACTAACAAATATAATATGTATCCTATGCTAGGAACTTTTACTCCTGGTCATATGAATTATGGAAATTATACTGATATTCGTGGTAATGTTATGGTTTGGATACCTAAACTTTATATTAAGACTTCAAATGTAGACGCTGCACCATATTATGGATTAAAAGTAGAAGTTTCTGCTACTCAAGAATCTGGTTTTTGGTGTCATAGAGCATTTATTAACAATAACGAGGAAATTCCAGGCTTTTTTATAGACAAATATCTAGCATCTAACCAAGGGGGTATTTTAGGTTCTAGGCGTAATACAGTGCCTTTAACCTGTGATGTTAAGTTTAATTCTGTAGCTTTAATCTCAGGTGTTTCTGCAAAGGTTGCTTTGGGAAATAAAATTACAGAAGATTCTGATTTGAATTTAGATGATTTAAAATCTATTAAGAATAGAAATTCAAGCTTCTTAGAAGCTGTTAAAAATAGAGGCCCTGAATTTCAAGTATTAACTGTATTTGCTTATAATTATTTGATTTTGTTGTCTAAATGTATATATCAAAATGCTTATAATACAAATAATTTTAATAATATTGAGTTTGCTAAAGCAAGGACAGATAGATTTGCATTCATTCAAGGTATGAATACTATGCAAAGTACACAAAGAGATATTCAAGCTATTCATAATTTAGATTATAAAACTGCTGGGTATACAGATGGTACTAACGCGTTGTATAGAACAGGTAGTGTTTCAGATTCTAAAATGGGTAAAATTAGTCATAATGGTCACGCGTGTGGGGTTGTTGATTTAGTAGGCGGGTTATTTAATCTGGCTATAGGCGCTATGTATGGCTATATATTAGATAGAAGTTATTTTGGTGTTATCAAAGAAAGTATTAATATAACGGATTTAGATTTAGAATCTTTAGTAGATACTAATAATTATGATGAAACTACATTACCAGCAGAGATTATAACTTATATAAACAGTGACTCTGATAGCCCATTAGGTTATTTTAAGGATGCTGGAGCTAAGTACAATAATGCAAGCACAAGAACGACTTCTGAGTATAAAATAGATTCTTGTGGTATTCCAAAATGGAGTGTTTTACAAGATGCTGCCGTAGACACCACAAGACAAACTTTCCAATGGAGAGGAAATCCTACGTATAAAGATACTTTAACATTTCCTATAGTAGGTTCAAGTTTTAAAGATAGTTTTTATTCAAGTGTACAATTCCAAAAAGACACACAAGGTGTTGAATTTGGAACTCGTTGTATATTATTACCCGAAATTTAAAACTTAAAAATTTAAATTTAAAATATTATATAATATATAAGAATTAAAAACTCGAGTCTAATTTTTAAACTCGAGTTTTTAGTAATTAAACAATTTAGTAGTTTAAATTTGATGATTTTTTATAGCAGTTTCTAAAGCTTCTAAAGATTTTGGTAGACATTGATAATTTTTAAATACTTTAAGATCTTCTTCTAATTGTTTACCAAGAACTTTCCCACCATTTTTAGTAATTAAATCAGCTAATTTTTTAAGATCTTCGATTGAGGAATCTAATTTTTTAACTGAATCTAGTAAATCTTTATATTTTAATGCTTCACTAAATTTCATTATAATACTCCTTATGTTTAGTTAGATCTATCAGATTTTGATCTCGCAAATCCAAAAATCGTTTTGATTCATTATAGAACCTATGCAAACACCTACTAATGGTAAATCTAATTCAGTTTCACTTGCAATACCAAAACCATTAGAATCGGCATAGATATAATCACCTATACTAGGTTTATTTTTGCAATAAACTGGAGTTCTACCTTTTAATGCAATTGGTACACCATCACATTCATTATTCAGAATTATACCAGGATTTTTTGAAACAACACCAAATAATTTCATACCTGGATTAAATAAATTTACACCACAAACATCTATACCTAATATATGACCTGCTTTTATATTCGATTTAATAGATTCAGGAACTTCATAATACTCAGCTAAGTCGGCATATTTAGCTTGTAAAGCGGTTCCTTGAAAATTAACAGCATATATATTAGACCATCTTAAAGCTGTAGAACCTAAGCTAAATTTATTATCTTGTGTGGGTGTATCACTAGTTGAACGTCTTAAGAAATCTTTAGAATCTAATCCATCTAATTTATCAGCATCTATTTTACCCAAAGATCCTGGTACTTTTTGAAGTAATAAAGTAATTTCTTCTGGTGTAAATCTACTTGCAGGTAAGAAATAATCTGCGTGTTGACCATCTAATGTATCCGCATCAACTCCTGATAGATGACCATCTACTGCTTTAATTTTATTGAGAAATTCAGCATTCCAATAATCATAAGTGACTCTTTTCCCCAAATCAGAATCTATACGATTTAAATAATCTCTTAATCCTTTAATAGAATCAATACCTAAAGCTTCAATCATATCTCTGTTTGTTTTAATCCAATTAACAATTTCTTGAAGTTCGTCTAAGTTCATATCATTCGAAGTTAAAATTGTGTTAATATGATCTATTAATCCTTTAAGAACTTTACCTTGGTAAGCACTTAATGGTAATCTACGATTATCAGATTCTAAACTATCAACGACAGATTTTTCAGTCAATGCTATTCTGGCAAAATCATCAAATTCTTGTTTAGAACAGAAATAGTCTTTATGTTCACCATCAAGTCTATCCGCATTTGTAACAGTTTCATTATCAAACCAATATTTTAGACGATCTTCAACGTGTTTAACGGTTGTTGGGTGGTATGTATTTGATGCTTCATAATCTTGTATCGAACTAGGATCGTAAGGATCTTGATTGTCTTTAGCTAGGTAATTACTGGCAGGAAATTTAGTATATTCTTGATATTTTGTAACAGCCCAAAAACTAGGTTCCTCACTAGGAACTTTATTAATGCATTCTTGCACACATTTATAATCTACTTCATTATATCTTACAATTTCATTAACTTCATAGTTTTCTGATTGATTCCACTCTAGTGGTGCTTTTCCATTCACCATTTGAAATTTATTATAGATATCAGTTGTCTCTTTTTTAAGACGTACAGGAAATAGATTTATAGTATCTTCAGTAGGTATCATACCGTGTTTAATAGCATAATCAGTATAAAAGGTTTTTTGATTCTTATGAACGAAAGCCATTACAATCCTTGCTTTTTGTATATTTATTTATGAATCTTATGAGTTAAGAGTCTTCGGTAATTCCAAAGACTCTAGTTAATTAGAATGTATAAGTATTTTTAGTTTCCTTAATAGATTCTAACGAAAATGTTATAATACCATTTCTAGCTTTAAATGAATTTTGTTTAAGTTTAAAGTTATTAACAGAATCCAAACTAACTCTGATTGTATTATAACCAGTTATAAAAAATGACTTAGCGTCATTATGAACTTTATACCTAATTACAATTTCATCGGGTTTAAAATCTAATTCAATTGTTTTAGAACCATCTTCTTGCACTCCTGGTGCTAACACAACAACATCAATTCCCGAACTAGTTTCAGTTGTTAAATACGAAGTCATTGACGATGGGTATGTTTCAATCGTTTTAGAAACATTTTTTAATAAATCTTGATAACTTCTATTATCAAATGGCATACCTGGTAGCTCTGAGAATGGTGATCTAAGAAAATTGCTTAATTCTAACATATATAATTCCTTTCTTTTTATGAATTGTATTGAATTATATTATATTTTTACTTAAACAATTCTTAAATCTTAGATTTTAAATCTTTAAACTAAAGTTTAAATCTTAGATTTTAAATCTTTAAACTAAAGTTTAAATCTTAGATTTTAAATATTTAAACTAAAGTTTAAAAGTTTTTACCATTCTAACTCATCATCCCCTGGCTCTATAGTTCCTGGTAAAAAATCCCTTGTATACATAATATCTTCGTATTCTTCGCGTATTATTTGAAAATCATTATAATTAGTTCTAGCTTCATCCAAGGTATTTATGTATACAGATTTATTATCATATATAGTTAAGATTTCTCCGGTTAAATCTTTTCCTACCAACACACCATTTGAGAATAATTTATTACCTTCATAATCAGTGGATTTTAAAGTAGTTGACCAGACTTGAGCTGCGTTAGAACCAGTAACAGTTATTTCCACTGCTGCCATATTACCATAGAATTCTAAAAATATATTTTCAGGTATGGTTAATGTTATTATATTTCCAGATATTTCATAACTAGCTTCAAAATATGAATAATCATCAGTATCGTCAGGTAAATCAAATTCTTGTGTAGTCACAATTTTTTGAAAAGTTTCTGGATCTGTTTTATTAGCTCTTGATAGATAATTACCAAAACTTGAATCTTTTTCTATAGTTACCATAATTTTTGACAAATCGTCTGTCATAAAACTTGGGTACCCACATAAAAACACAGCTTTTTTAGTATTAGCATTTACTGCTATAATTTTAGCTATTTGAATTTTATTCTTAGGACTTCCAATTAAAAATGATGCTTCCGCAATATCACCAAAAGTTAATTTAATAACCTGATTAGTAACAACGTCATATGTAGGTGCATTAGATATTGTTTCTAAGCTATCAAAATTATCATTGATATACTTAAGATTTTTATATTTTGCTTCCCAGTAATTATAAGTATTTGGTTTTTTATATGAACCTTTGAAAGAGTCTTTTGAAATTGATATAATTGACCATAAAGATTGTCGTTTTCTTTCAACTTTACTATAAAAATTATCTTGCCATTTTGCTTCATTTACAATACTTGATAAATTAGCAATATTATCATTAATAGTTTTAACCTCAGTAGCTAATTCATCCTTTGAAACTTTGTTTGCTATATCATTTGAAACTTGATTTTGAATAGTATCTAATGATTCTGTTATAGAATCTACAACACCTTGTATACTGTCAATATTTTGGTTAATTTGATTTTTAAAATTATTAATACTAGTTTGTATTTCAGACATATCAAAATTATTAACAATAGCTTCAAATTCTTCTAATTTTTTAGATGTATTAGTTTCTAATTGTGATATTCGTTGAGTTAGATCTTGTTGAACCCTTTGGAGATTTTCTGTTATAGCATCCAAATCAATATCATCTAAAGAGCCTTGTAGTCTTGTAATTTGTTCATTAATACTCTGTATAGTTTCAGTGAAATTTAAATCTCTGATTGCTTGGTTTATTTTAGAATCCACACCAGCTTGCGTTTCAAATAATTTAATTTGTGAATTGATAGAATTTAAAGAATCTTGTATTTCTATTAACTTAGCATTATAATTTGTATTTAATACAAAATCACTAGCTGGGTGAGATTCTAATAATGCAGAATTTGGAGCAATGTATGTAGAATCATCTCTATTTAATTTAGAATCTAAAGCAGCTTGCAAGCCTTTGATATTAGTAATTGTCAAATCATCAAATTTTTCACGGTTTTCTTCTATATAATTAATAATATCTTGAAGATTTCTAAAATCATCATCTGTAATATTAATCACCTTCTTTATTTCGTCTATTAAACCTTTAAGAACTTTACCTTGATTAGCACTTAAAGCATCTTGAGTAGAATCTGATTCTAAATTATCTTGTATGTTTATATGCAAATCTATTTTAGCTTGTTCAATTAATGCTCTAAGTTCAGAATCATCATATAAAGTATCTTGCGTTTCTATGCTTTCACTCGAGCCATCAGCTCTTCTTAAGGTTATTGTCCTACCATTAGCTATAAGAGCTTGTGTGCTTGGCAAAACTCTGGAGTTAGTATTAAAAGTATCTATGAAATTCTTATAATATGAATTAAAGTTAAATTCTGAAAGTTGGCCATCTGCAATGATATAAGTAGTATCTGTAAAAACCGGGTCTTTCCCACCAGCTTGCTTTCTAGCATCATCCCAAGAAATTTTCTTATTTAACTCAATTTGAGTCAAGTTAGATACGGGTTTATCTATATCAGCCGTGTTATCAACGTTTTCTAAATCAAGTGTTTTCTTTGTTATATTGTGTGGATTTTCGGCTGTATAATGTCTTTGAAATTCTAATTTTGTAGAATTAGAAATTGGCTTGTCAATGTCAGCAGTGTTATCAACGTTTTCAAGACCTACGTCTTTTTTGTTTAGTATAACGTCACCTTGTTTACCAGCAACTGTGTTAACGACACCTTGAATAGGAGTCCATTGTATTTCATCGTTTACAAGCATACCGATTTCATTGGTATCGGTAGCAAGGACGATTTCACCTTGTGTTGGTTTTGCTTCATTTACAAAATGTTTTTTAAGATTACGTCTTAATAAAATACCAGTTTTTATTTCAGCCATTTAACCCTACTTTTTGTATATTTATTACTGATTTAAAGCTTTTAAGTTCCAAGATTTAAGATTTAGCTTTAACTTTGGAACCTTTAACAATATAATATCTATCTATATCTGCTTCTAATCCTGGGTGTCTCAAATGTAATTCTTTTAAGAAATAATTATAAGCCGTTAATTTAACTTGTCTATCTAATTTCAAATCATTTGGCTCTATGAATTGTGCTGGCATTCCAAAAATGATATCAAAGAATCTTTCTTGGGTTAATTTAATAGTTTTTTCATCGCAGTGTTTTTTCATTAATTTAACAACACCTATAAAACTATGTAAATCTTTTAACCCCACACTTGATTTAAACATATATTTAAATATTTCTTTTAAATCTGTTATAAATTCTGAATCACTAGTATCTTGTTCTTGATATACTTGTTTACCATCGTAATAAACTGGTTCACCCTTATCTAACATAGGAACTAAACCAAATCTTAGACCTCTAGTAACACTGAATTGGGCCATTCTAGGGGTGCTTTTATCTGCTTTTAATTTGATATTGTCAGGTTTAGAACTCTTAGTAGCTACAACTATATTTGGATTTGCTGAAATAGCTCCTACTAACGCTCTTAATAATAACTTATGAGCAAATGCTTTTATAGATTCTTTAGCATCCTCGAAACTTGAACCGTGACTAAATCTCGCAAATTCCGTTGGTTTTCCATCTTTAAAGTCGGCATTTTCAAAATCTATTTGACAAGCTATGTTTTCGGGTTTATACACGAATATTGTTAATAATTGATCCCCTAATTTTTCACGATTTTGTGAAAAACAACCGTGATATTCAAAATTACCTATTGTTTTACCTTCTAAAGAATCTAATAAATCCCATAGTTTTTCTTGATGTCCAGCAGGTATAACAATATCAATATCACCAGAACTTTGTTTATATTTAAAGATTTCTTTTGGGTCCATTTTAGGGTTCATAATATAACTTGTAGAACCATTAAAAACAAGACCTTTTTTGATTAATGAATCATTAGCCCAAAGTTTTTCTTTGTATTTGTTAAAAAATAATCTATTAAGACTTGTGAATAAATCTATAAATTCTGATCTAAAAGATTCTATTGATAATCTATTAAAATCTATTTTTTCAGCACTTTTTGATTCACCTGTTTTTTTATTGATTGTAGTAGTATTACCACCTTCTAAAATAAACATTAATTCAGATAATTTCACAGATATTGCCTTTTAGTTTATTTATTGCGTACTAAAATCTAAATCAAGAATGTTCGGTAAAGGATTCAAATATCTTTGCATTTTCTTGAACTTCAAATGATTTATCATTGTATTGATAATATATGCCATCAAAATCTGCAAAGTTACAACCCATACAAGCCAAACAATTTAAATGACAAATAGGCATTTTAGTTCTTTTAAATACTTCACAAGTTTGCTTTTTTAGAGTTTCTTTAAATTCAGGAACATTTATATATTGTTCTAATTCAGTTTCATAGAAATTAACTACAATTTTTTTATAATTAGAATCTAAACTTAATGTTATTAAATCTCTTAATGTATTCATATAATTTAATTTATGTACAGTGTAACGGATAGTTAATTTATAGTCTTTAGATTTAAAATAACTTAAAACAAACTCAGTATCTTTTGTGGAATCTTTACCATTTCTGTAGACTCTTCTGGAGTTTCCAGATAAATCATAAGATATTTCTAAAGAAAAATGGTTTAATAATTTGCGGGTTCTTTCTATAAAATAATCAGCATTTTTAGTATTTTTAAAATATGCACCATTTGTAGTCAATGATAGGTTAAACTTTTTGTTAGTATGAAATGTTATTTTATCAGTTAAATCAAAAATATAATAAACAATATCTGGGTTTAAAAATGGTTCTCCTCCAAATATAACTACAGTGCTAGGCTTATCGGGTTCTCTCTTAATAAGATCTTTAAAAAAATCATTAATTTCTCTTTCAGATATATACGTGTTTTTTATTAAACGATCTCTATCATTTTTTTGATAACAATAATCACAATCAAAATTGCAAGCATCTGTTAAGTATAAAATATTAGATTTAAGTTTATATTTAGATTCTATGAGTGGTCTTTTAAAATCTTCATTAAGATTAGAATCTATAGCTGCTTGGAAGAATTCAGCAAAGTCTTCATCTGAAATCATTTTTGGCGCTTTTTTAACTTTTGTATATCTTGATTCTTTAGACATTTTGCCTCCTTTGAGTATTTGTTTTAAATTTTATATTATATATTATATTAAAGTTTTAATTTTTAGCATTTGGATTAGTTTGAACTTTAGCCTGCGTTCTAAAAAATGGATCTATATATTTTGGTAACACTGTAGTGCCATTTTCTCTATAGGGTGTTTGACTAAATTTTTTAAGCCTATCTTGTAATCTAAATATATTATAATTCAATTGCATCTCAGCATCAAACAAATCATTAGAACTTACTAAAATATTTTCAGGATCTATGTAATTTGTTGTGTATTGATTATTTGTTAAATAAACTCTGTACTTATTATAATAAAACCCAAAATAATAAAGCCTACCTAATTGTTTAGATAAAGCTTCAGCGCGTTCTTTATTCGATATATTAACAAAGTAAAATATAGAATTTTTCTGTTTTTGATTTAAATCTATGAAATATTGATAAGCATCATTAATGCATAATTTTAAATTATCTTTAGAAGCAGTTACTTTTTGTCTTCTGTATTGGTATATATCTTGGTTATTAACCCCTTTTGTTTTAGATATCAAAAACATTTTAGAAGCATTTTGAATAGGGATATAATCCAGAATAAAAGGCTCTAATTGAGTTGACAAATAGAACTTATTATCTCGTATACACACGTATTCTGAGTAATCTACATTATGTTTAGTTAAGTTGTTTAAGAATTCATTATAGAGTTTTATATCGTATTTGTCGATATTATAAATCATTAATAACCTTTATTATTTTTATCAGCACTTGGAGTAAAAGGTTTCAAAATATCATCACTTAACATATATGGTTTGAATTTATAGACTACAAATGATTCAGTCTCACCCGTGATTTTTTGGTTTCTTTTAGTTGCTTCTAAATTCAAATAATCTAATACAGATTTTTCGCGAGTCAAAGAACAATTTAAATGCTCTTGAATAATATATTCTAATACATCATAATTGATTTCATTCATTCAGAACCTTTGGCTTAAGATTTAAATATACCCATTTCATATGCTTTTGTTCTTATTAATTCAGTATTGAAATCACACCATTTATAAGCTAAATCAAAATGTTCGATATTGACATCGTTATTTGCAACTAATTCATTATTAGATAAATCAATATCATTTTTTTCAAGTAAATCTAAATAATAAGACATAAAAATTAATTTAACACGCTCAATATCAAAGGTATCTTTAGCATAAAAAGTATAATCGTCGTAAAAATGACTATAAGTTATAGATCTTAATTGCTCGTGCAAATCACTATAAACTTTCGTTTGTTTGACATCATTTATTTGAGTTTTAGTTGTTATATTATATAAAAAATAATTACGTTTTGTTAAAAATTCTTGAAAACTATCTACCAAAGATGCTAGTGTAATTTTAATATTACCTTTTTTAGGTGCTTCATAACCTGGATTTAAGTAGTCCATAATCCCTCTTTTGTGATTATTTATTTTGTGGATATTAGCTGGTATTGTCTAGCATTAGCCAATACCAGCCAGCTCAAACAAACGCAATCAAGCATTTGAATCTATAAAAGTATGACCTTTAGATTTCAAAAAATCTATGATAACTTCTGGTGCTACTTCATCGATACAAGAACAAAATTCAATTTCTTCATCATCAGCTTCACATAACACATAGATTTTATCTGTATTATAGAATTCTTCTAAAACAATTTCTAAATCAATTGGTTCTGGATCTCTAGGCATATATCCTAAACTATCATAGATATTTTCTAAAATATCAACTGTTTCAACATCCATTAATTGGTAGTCATATCCAAAATATTCATTAAATCTAGCAACGTACATTTTATCTCCTTTTTAATTTATATAATTATATAATAATAATCTTAAATTAAACTGAAGTTTTAGTAGATTTTAGTAAATTTAGCATATTTTAGATTTTAGAATTTCACACACTAAGCAAAATTATACTTTAAAATCATTGACTTAGCGGGGTTTATTTGACCAGTAATTTTACTGGAATAGCTATCATCTTGCTCTTCTACTACAATATGATATGGAATCTCATTTTTTTGGATAATATTTTTTACTACCTTTTGATAAAGATTGAACTTTCTCGGTATCCCCATAATTTTTACAAATCCTATTGGCTTTATTGCTAGGTAATCCACTAAAACCGAAAACACATATGATAATACTTTTAGAAAATTTACATCAGAATTTAGATAACCATCTTTTTGAATAAAAAGCTCACTATTCACTAAATCGCTGATTTTCTTCGTGTCTTTATTTTTAAAAGCTTCTACCAACTCATTGAATTTATTTTCATAAAAGACACCAAAATGTGGTTCCAACTTTGAATCCTTCATTATTAGGATACAATAGTATTGTTTATTATCTACATTAAAAAGAGATATTTGTAGGTATTTTTTTGCATCCAGAACTTGATTAAACATATTAATATATTTCTCACCGAGCTTAATATAATTAGTCTTTTTAGTCAAAGACTCTTGCAACAATAAAAATTCTTTAAAGTTAGCTATTGTATTCTCCTTTGTTTTCAATATTATATAATAATAACTTTAAATTAAGATGAAATTTTTAAAAGAATCTAAAATATATTAATAATAATCCAAGAACTTATTAAACCTATAGCAGCACCCACACAAACATCTCTAAAATGATGTTTTTTCGCAGCTATTCTCGAAAATCCAGTAAAAACAGCTAAAGCTAATAATATCACAGTAGCTATAATTAAAATTGTATTATATTCATTTATACCAAAAAATAAACAACCAAAACCAGCGTAAGCAGCACACGTATGACCCGAAGGCATTGAATCTTTACCCCCATTGGGTCTAACTGATAATTTAGGAAAGTATTTAGAAACCAATTTCTTTAGACTAGCGGATACTAATAATTGTCCTGCAGCTACATAAAGCCACACCATAGGTGTAATTGTCATATTCGTAGGATACAAAGCTATAAAAAATAAAGCTATCCAAAGAGTGCCAAATTGAAAGATATCACCTACTTCTTGGATTACGTCAATTTCATCAGGATCTAGCCCAAAAAACTTTTTGATTGAACCATAATTTATATTCATTTTTAAATCTTTGGTTTTTATTTGATAAATTAATTATTACTTTGTTTGTCTTTATTTCACAAACATATATCTATATTTTTACGTATTAGGTATTATTTTAAAAAATTATTTAACAGACATATATAACAATAACTGGTAAACTCTCTAACACCCCTCTTATGTATTTGTTTATCTTTATAATTGATATATTCATCAATATTTGTCAAATCTTGCACATCCTCAATTGAAATCATTTCAATTTTATTCATTTTCAATGCATTAAAAAGATACGATTTGAAATCTAACATTTTTAAAGGTGGGTTAATAAATTCGTATGCAGGTGTCCTTATAAAAAAATAAATGATTTCCTGATCACCATAATTATTTAATTCTATTTTAAATATTTTAGCAAATGCAAAATGTCTAAACTTTATATCCAAACAATACCAATATGATTTCGAAACATCTGTGTATTTGGAGTCACTGTACGGCTTTGTTGCTAAATTATATATTTTTATTATTTTATTTAATCTCTTTTTGCTTAATTCCATTATCACACTTTTTATATATTTATTTTTCAACAAAAAAATACACCACTAAAAGTTATAAATATATTGAAAAATATAAGGAGCATACAAATTATGTTTAAAACTGACAACAACGTACCAGCTTCTAAATTTATATTAGATTATGGTGTTAATATTAATTTTTATAATATTTATCAATATTGTAGTGATATAAATCCTGAGTTATATGGTTGTGATTACATTAATTTTGGTACTGATGGTATTATAAGAGATTTGTTCAATTATTTTCGTGGATTATCAATATATTATGATTTACCCAATTATAAAATGATTGACGTCTATGCCAATCTTTTCAAAATGAAATTAACCAATATTAATCAAGCAGATGTGGTGTATGTGACTTATCCTAATGGTTGTACGTTAAATTTTCCGCGATATAATATTTGGGAATTAACTAATAAAATTAAAATAATTGATTTAAGTTATTATATATATACTTCACAATGTAGCGATTTTACAGATTTTCAGCATATGGTAGAAAAATTAAAAAGTAAAGGTTTTTTTGTTATTTATGGTCCTTCAAAAACACTAGGCCTTCCTGGTTTACGTGTAGGTTTTTGTAACACAAATAATTTAGAACCTTTTAATAACACTCAACCCTGGCAAATTACAAGCCATTCCAAGTTAGTGATAGACAGTTTATGGAACAAACCCATAATAGATAAACACACTGATATAATAAAAAAATCAAAACAATATTTCATTGATAAGTTTCGTTAGTTTTTTAATTTTTGATACTGAAGGTCCTTTTTTAGCGCTGTCTAAGGATTTTAATACGTATGACACTAGGGATTTTGGGTATTATAAACGATTTAGTGTGATTGATAAAGACCTTTTAATTTAATCTAATTATAATATTTATGATGATGTAAAAATAGGGGGTTGGCTGGTTTACATTTAAAATTTTCACCATATTCGTATTCCTCTATCACGTCATATTCATTTTTAAATAACATCCAATCCGCGACATATTCTTCTATGTCATACTCGGATGTGTTTCGAGCCCTCAATATTTTTGCTATTTTATTAAACTCCTTCAAATAAAGATTATAAAAATTTGAACCCGGTTTTGTTATTATCAGATCAGTCTCAGCAAGCCTTGTCCCAAATATTTTTTTTCTTTGATAGTTTTCATCCTCAATTGAATATACGCCTAATGCAGTATTTCCTCTAAAAAGCAATATCTCAGAAGGGTCTCTCAAAACATACATATCTAAATCTATATGTATATGTGTAAAATTTGGATAATTATTAATTGCCGCTTGACCTGCCTTGTAAATATTTACGAAGCCATAGTCAGATAAGCTGTTGTCAAAATTAACATATAAATATTTAATATTATCAAATGGCAATTTTAGTGTAGTATCGTCAGTACAAACCAATATGTCTATGTTTTTTAGTGATCCACCATTGTTGCGCCAACAATCAATACAATGTAGTAATTCATTATAATAATGTCTAGGCTTATGTATTGTTTTTAACATATTATTTCTAGCATTTTTTTCATAAGTTAAATTTAATAGTATATTATTCAAACATTTTCCTTTTTTTATTGCCTATTTTACATCCATCTACTGAACATTTATAACAAGGATAAATCTCGCTGCGTTTGTGAGCTAACATCAGCGACCTGTGTTTAGTTTCGATAGACCAGGCTTTTAATAAGCTCATATCCTTTATATTAGCAAACACTAAACGTTTTTCCCAATCGTGTGGACAATATTGTATATCACCATCGATATCTACATATAACGCATAAAAGGGGTAATTACAAGTTGTTTTGTTTACTCTGGTTATGTATGAATTATCTACACTACCAGCGCGGTTGTTTATATGCTTATCCTTTAAATTGATACTTTTGTCTAAAAACATATCCTTTATTACAACATTTTCTAATGTTTTTAGTCCAGTATATTTTTTAACTTGTTTAGAATCATAAACTGAAATGTTTAATATTACATTTTGATTTTCAATTAAGTTGTATAATTTTTTACGAAAATCAAAATCTTTTAGTAATTTATCACCATTGGTTGTAATTCTTATATAATTTGTAGTTTTTTTTAATATATATTCAATAAATTCTAAAAAATTAGGGTGTAAAGTAGGCTCACCACTGCCTATGATATCGATATTAAAACTGAAATCTTTTATGCTTGATATTTCATCTACTATACGTTTAAAAATTAATTTATTCATAAATAAATTATTAAAATTGTTTAAAAATTTTTGATATTCAACATTACTGTGTGGGCATATTGCACAAGTTCGGTTGCACTTACGTGATATATTAATTTCTATTTCTTCAAAATTTTTTGATTCTTTGTGTAAAGATTCTCTCATTTCTAAATAATTGTTCACATTAAAGTAATTCATTATAAACCTCATAATTCAAATTTAAATATTGTTTACATAAATTTATAGAGTAGTTTAAAGCTTCTCTGGTCACCACACTTTTATCAATGTCAGTATATTTGTCTATACCAAGATGATTTAAAAAATCATCATAACAAATAACATTTGCATATTCATTGATATCAACCATAAACTTCTTAAATTTTTTAATTATATTTATGTTATATTGATCATCACTCTCAGCTGTAAAAAAGTTTAAAGATATTGATATCACAGGGTCGCGCCACACACATATTTTTAACCAGTCATCATCAAAATAATTAAAATATTTTATGTCAAATTTTAATACTTCGTATTTACCACGCTTCTCAGCCAATCCTTTTAACCACAAATCATTTTTTGCTTGTAAATTTTTTAAAATATTATAGTATTTTTTAAACTTTTTTAAATTAAACTTAGTATCAAATACATTATTATAAAATGATTGGTTTAAATCATCATAACTATATGTATATACATTATGATTGTGAAAATTTAAGTATTTAAGAATACCTTTTACACCACAATAATCGTAAACATTAAAAAAAACAATATTTCTTTCAATATTCGCAAGTTCTGAGAAATTTAAAATGTTACTCATATTTTGGATACCAACATAGTTCTAAACATTTACAATTTTTATATGGGCAAGTTACTACAATATTATCATCTATATTTTTAATATGCTTAAAACAATCATTCATAAAAGTACCATCAACATCTAATAAAAAATTTAAAGGTTTACATTTTATATCTTTAGTATTTAGTCGTAATATTTCAAAATTATCATCCAAAATATTACCGTGTGTTTTGTATTTGAGATTCCAATCAAACATATATAAAATTTTGCTATGTTTTTTTGCGATACTATCCAATGGTACTCCATTACAATCGTGTATAGGATTTATAAAATAGTTAATATTATGTTTATCGAACAACGCTACAACATTTTCTACAAGTTTGAGTTTTACCGTGTTAAGTGATATTATTTTACGAGTCTTAATTTTATAATATTTTAAAATAAATTTAAAAAAGTTTTTGCTGTGATAGGATGCAACTATAAAAACTTTGCTACTGTTAAAATTATATGAATGTAGAGGTGCTGTTAAATTTGTTATGAGGGCAATTTGATTTATATAATTATTATGCACTAGTATTTCCACAATTTTATTCAATTTGGGGTGTAAAGTAGGCTCCCCACCAACTAATTGTATATTAACTGGTCTGTGGATATGTTTTTTTAAAAATAACATCAAAGTTGATATTTTTATAAATTTAGATTTATTAATATTATTGTGGTAACCAATACAATATGAACAATTGAAATTACAAGCGTCTGTGACGTTTATGCTAATTATAGGTAAAACTTCTTCAAAACCTCTCACCAATTTCATTTGCGGTACTCCATTATTTCATAATCTTCACAAGCTATTTTTTTGCAATTTATATCAACACCGAACATTGTTTCTAATTTATTAGATTTTAAGTTACGACATTTAGACGTAAATATGCCATTATCATAATATATCAATTTGGGGTTGCATAGACAACCCAATGATTTATTTAGATTATTTTTAAAAATATTAAAATATTGTTCATCTCTAGTTAGATTAAATCTATTGGTTAAAATATTTTTATTGTTTAAGAAGATTTGTTCAAAAAAATTAAAACATTTTTCTTCAACAGGAACTTTCAATCCTTTTTTATCTGTTAAAAAAATTAGAAAAAAATGATAGTTATTTGTGCTGAGAAAATCAATTATTTTTGTAGGGTAACCTAAAACTGGTAACGCTACATATAGTTGTTTTATTGTTTGTTTATTTATTATGTTTATAAAACTATCTTCATCAATCTGATTAGGATGATAACTAATAATGGTATGCACTTTTTTATAATTATTTAATTTTTCTAAATTATTACAACTACCATTAGTAGTTATTATCACCCGCTGTATATTTTTAACGTTATTTAATTTTTCAATAAATTCTAAAAAATTAGGGTGTAAAGTAGGCTCCCCACCAGTAACTTTTATTATAAAACGACTTAGACTTTTTTCAATTTGCTTTATCAGCATTAAAAAATTAAGTTTAGTTAGAGGATTTGAATTCACTTTTTTAACTTGACTTGATGAACAATATTCACAATTAAAACCACAATAATCTATTAAATTTAAAACTATGACTTTACACATATTTTATTAATTCATCCGCTCTATTCAAGTCTAAAGTAGAACAATGTACACCACCACCAAAAAACTCAGAATCTTCTAAGTCAACTTCTATAGTTTCTATACCACGTTTTTCTAATTCTATTTTAACTTTATTATATGAATTGTTACTTTTTGATATTATGCATTTATTTGTAGACAACATTAAAAAATTAAGATTCATACCCATTTCAGAACAAAGACAAACACCATCCTTACGATGACCTTTTATATGTTCAATTTTAACTATTTCCCAGTTCTTAAATATTTTCGGTATCCTATTAGTGATATAAGATAAATCTTTTACAAATATTAACCCCGGTCTAACTATTCTAAAAGAACCATCTAAATGACTAGTATCCATAGTAACTATATGCATATTAATATCTGGATTAATTTTTTTTAATTCTAAAAACATATTGTATTGAGAATCTGATGCTACATTAACTATCCAGTCTTTACCTAAAGGTATTATGTTAGCACCATCCATACAAGCTTCAACCTTGTTATTTTCTTTTATTATATAATTTAAAGATTCTACAGATGGTTCATTTTGTATTTGCTTAAATTCTACAATTTTGTTTATATTTTTAAAAATATTTTCAAGACATTTAAATTCATTTACTCTGTATTTTAATGGCAAAGCCATTTTATAAAGAGTATCACCAAAGCAGAATAATATATCTCTAACATTTGAAGGTATTATATCTTCATTTATATAATCTGGTCTCAATACTTCTATACCATTTTGTTCTAAGATTAAACTTAATGAATCTAATTGTTCTATACGTTTTAACACTCTATTTAATGGGTGTGTTATTAGCTTAGATTTAATACCATAGAAGTTAGCACCAATGGATGTTAAATCTCTTACTAATTTACTTGTTTCTATACCGACAATTACTGTTTTAAGGTCACCAAAAGTTGTGTGACAATTAACATCAATCAAAGCTAAATCCTATATAAATTTTTTTATATTATATCTATTTTTATTCATTAAATACAATAAAGATTTTTTATAAACATTTTTATTATTTTTAATAATTTGTTTCAATAATTTTATATTTTCTAATGATAAATTTTTATAATATTTAATATCTTGCGGTATATTACAGGGTATAACATCAAAATATATATAATTATAAGTTTTTAAAAAATTATCTAATTTATGAATGTTATCATCAGTTACGATAACTAAATATTCTATGTTATTCTCAGTGTATATATTTTCAATGAGTTCCAAATCTACAGTACAATGGTAATAAATTTTAGTTACTTTATCTACAAAATTTTTATATTTTTTTATAAATGTCCCATTCGTATTAACAGAAACATCACTATGTATACTGAATATAGTTTTAATTATATTTTCTGGTATCAGACCGGGTTCACCACCACTTAATATAATAGGGTTATCCAAATTTTGTTTAACTTTTAATATAATATCTTCATAATTAGGTGTTTTTTTAGAATTATGTATATTTTCACAACAATAATAGCAATTCCAATTACATTTGGTTGTGCAAAAAATTTCGATCATTTCATCTCCACTTTTTAAATTCAAGCCCTCTATGGCACTGCTTAACTCTACAAATTTTATAAGGTATAAAAAAATTATTTAAATCTAAGTCTTTTAAAGGTAAACCTTTTATTTCTTTATTATTAAATTTATTAGATTCATCATCACAATGGTAACACAATTCATCATAATTGATAACCAAGCTTTTAGATCCAACTTCACACTTACAAAATCTACATTGTTTATATAATCCTTCGTTATATGCTTTATCGTAAATAACTTCTTTAGAATCTATTAAAAATGTAAATTGTGTTTCTAAATAATTATTTAAAAATGGATAAGTTTTTATTAGTTTTTCATAATTCATATGTTTTGAACCTGGGTTTATGTTATCTACTGTAAATCTCATTTTTAATTTATCAGGTATTACTTCTGCTAAAGCATTAAATTCTTTTATGAATTGATGTTCTTGATCTAAATATGTATTCATAAAACAGTAACCTAATATATTCAATTCTTTTAATATATTAAGTTTTTCAATAAAATCTTCAACTTTTTGTTTATTCATATGATAAGAAGAACAAAACTCAAAATTATTGTATTTAAAATTATAAAGTCTATTTTTATCTATACTTAAGTTTGTTTGACATTGTATAAACAAATCTCTATCTTTATAAACTTCAAAAAGTTTTTCTGTGAGTTCTTCAAGGTGTTTAAACAATGTGGGTTCACCCCCATAATAGTACACAAATATTTTTTGAAATCTATCTGGGGTATCTTTTAATTTATCTATGAGTCGTGTAATAGTCGATCTATCCCATTCCGGGAATGTATTATCATACTCACAACAAAACGAACACATTTGGTTACATTTATAAGTAGGTTTTAACGTTATTTTCAAATCTGGATTATTATTATAATTTTTAACTTCTAGTGTTTTAAACAAATTTTGACCTATTATAATCATTCAATATTATATAAACAACTTTAATTTATTTATATATTATACAGCTAAGAGTGATCCTAAAAACAACACTATAATTGTAAAAACTACGCACAATAATATAGCAATAGTTATAGAACCTATGACACTGACTAAATACGAGAACATAAACGTATATAAAACAACTACAAATATAGCTATAAACAAAACAAATAACCCCGTAAAAAATCTTTCTATTAACTTCTCAAAAGAAAACTCACTGAAAATATTACAAATTCTACTTTTTAAATTCATTTTAAAATCCTTATTAAAATTATATTATATTATATAAAGAAATAACTTAAAAGTTTATTAAATTATCAGCTTGTGGCTAGTAAATAGCAAATACTGTTCATAATTTGTGAAAATCTTGGGTACTTTTGTACCCAAGATTAATCTAGGATTTGTTTCTTATGTACAAATACATTCCGGAATCTAAAGTAAATCTAAAATTTTTAGAATTCACTGAGTTTAATTTAACAGTGCCCTCCATCACGAATATATCTGCTTGTTTTTCTTCCATTAATTTATTAATAATTTTTTTGAATTTTTTTGGTTTTATAGCTACGTATTCATTATCTTTACCACGGTAACAAGTTATGATAATATAGCTTTTACCTTGAAGCATTTGTATTCTATATTTAAAAATATAATGATATATAAAACCTTTAAAAATATAAGCAGAATCATTATTATCTTTAAAACAATCTATAAGTTTCATTAAACTCCTTTGATTTATTTATGATCTAGTGTTGTTTGTATTGTTTGTATTATTAACATTACTAGCACTATTAGAATCCACTAATAATGATATTATAGGGTCTTCAAGGCTCATAAATCTGGATTCTAAATCATAGTCAAATGCCCTTAAATTAGCACCATCAAAACAATCTTTATGTTCAACAAACTCATAAGGAACACCAAAATATTGACATTCTTGAAATAATCTAGGTTTTACATCAAAAAATACAGGATCTTGTATGTATAGCATTTCGTTAAATTGTTCGAATATATTAGACATAATGTTTAGATCACTTCTAGTTATTTCAGATTCTTTTTTAATATATTTTGCTCTGGTATTAATAAATTTTTGATTCTTTTGAAATCTAGGTTTATTTAATATCTCAAAAAATATTTTACTTCTGTAATTAACTGATTTACCGACAGGTTTTAAATGCTCGTATTCCACAAAATAATTACACTCGAGTGTATGATTTTTTGAGCCACTTAAAGCATATAAATTCTTGCATTTTAAAAATGGTTTATATCTGTCGAAATGATCTATACAGTACATTTCAAATAAAATTAAATTATTAATAGACATAAAAGATTTTTTAAATATTATAATATTCTTAAAACAATCTTTATTAATGTTATATTTAATTTCAAGATATTTTTTAACAATCTCAAGAGATTCAAAAGTAGTATCTATTATAAGAATAATATTTCTATTATACAACCAAGAGAAATAAAAATATTCAAAAGCATTCGAAAGTGACCCATCTATGGGTATTCTCGATTTACAAGGTCCTATTAAAATAGCATTCGTATTCATAGCTTTATAAGTCTAGTATTTTCAGCATTTTAGTATAACAAGCATAGGTTAGAACTTTGTTATATTATCAACTTCTAAAAATTTAAGATTACCATCTTCACAAACTGAAAGATCTCCGAGCCTACCATAATATATTTTTACATTTTCAAAATAATTTTCAGAAAGGAAGTTATATGTATCTGACATACTTTTAGTAGAAGCATTTATATAAAAATTATTAGCGATCTTAACAAAATGATTATCGAATAATGTTAATTCTGTATCTTTATCTATAGCTTCACTAAAAGAAATAAAATACATATATTACTCCTTAATTAGAAATCTTTATCCACAAATAACATTTCCAGATCCTTGCGCTACAGCTTGCCCACAACTAATGGCATCACCTATTCTACAAGCAGGTTTTGAATTGACCATAACAGTCCCAGAACCTGTAACAATACTTCCACCGTGTGGTGGTGATGGACTAGGACTTGGGTGTGGTATCATAGGATCACCTTGTCTAACTGTACTAATTGAATTAGTTAAGACATTCGTAGAACCACTCGAAATTACATTAGGTGGAAATGAAGAATGACCTGTACTAAAATCAACACCAACTCTAGTTAAAGGAGGCATTATTCAGCTCCGTTTAACATATCTTTTAATATCTCTTTATCAGTTTTAGACTCAGTTTTAGCTTTTGATACTTTAGACTTACTTTCTTTAGCTTTAGACTCAGTTTTAACAACTTTGGTTTTAGTCGTCTTAGCCTCAGTTTCAGGCTTTGTATTTAAATATCTAGTTTTGGTGTTACTAGTAGACATTAAATAATCATTTAATTTAATATGAACATCAATACCTTTAATTTCTTCTATAATTTTATTGCGAGTGTATATAACTTCTTCTATACAAATAGCTACTAAAATCAAAGCATAAGTTGCAGGCTCTATAGTAAGCTTACCCGATGTAATTAAAGACATAATATCACAAATAATTATTAGTACTAGTATTGCATAAAATAAGAACTTAATATTTTTAAATATTTTCATTTAATTCCTTTCACTGAATTTAGTTTAGTTTGATAACACCAGCAGACATAGTAATGCTTGGGCCTGCTGAAATTGTTTCACTACCAGATACATTTATATTCTGGTTACCAGAAATTGTCACATTTTCATTACCTCCTACTTTACGGGTTCTATTAGAACCTACCTCTAACTTTTCATTTGACTTAACGTTTAAATTATGGTTAGCGTCGTATTTCTCATTAACGTCTTTTTTAACGTATTCATTTTGTTCACCATCAACGTGTAACAAATTATTTTCTTGTGTATATTCTTTTTTATTCTTTACAGTATTGATGGTCATTTCACCTTCTTTATTCATAGTAATTGTAGTACCTGTTCTATGATGAAAAATAATATTACCATCTTCATCACTCCATTCTTCATAATGGCCTGTAATACTATCATATACTCTTGTATTTTTAGGTTTTGTGTTTTTATGCATTTCATTATCACTTGCAATGCAGCCTATAACAATAGGTAAGTTTGGGTTATTGTTGTCTAAGACACAAAATACCCAAGTTCCTGGTGTCAATATAACGTTATAACCAAATCCTGGATATTTTCCAGATCTTGTTATAGTTTTGTATCCAGATTTAGAACCTTTACCGTCTATATTGTTGGCATATTCATCAGAACCATCTGAAGGTGCTGGATAATAACCAATATAATCAATACTTTGCATAACTTCTGCCCAAGGCAGATCACTTTCCTGTATTTGATTATATTTAGTATCCTTTTCTCCAGAAGTTACTGGATATTGGCCAGGAGTAGCATTTTCACTCATTCCGTGAAGTTCAAATATACGAACTTGAACTCTACCTCCTTTTTTAGGATCATCATTATTAACAACAATACCACGATATATTCTAAATTCTAATTTATTCATTTGTTGCCTTTTATATATTATATAATATTTTAGCTTAGATCTAGTTTAAACTAAAAATTAAAAACTTTTAAGTTTTAATTTAAAATGTACTTAAAAATTTTTGAATTCTGATGTTTAAAAACTATAATTTTATTATTAATATCATTTGGTTCTAAATCTAATTTACATTCTGTGATTTTAAAAAGGTTTAAATTATTAAACTTAAATGAGTTAAGTTCTTTAGATCCTTTATTATTATAATCAATACAAATCAAAAAATCTTTAAAATTAAACTCTTTAAATAAAATTAAAGCTTCTAAAACATTACCCATGTACAACTGAGCATCAGAAATTAAAACAAAGATTTTAGCTTCTGGTTTTGCTAGCTTCATTCCTATGCCTATACCTAAGGCATTACCTAAGGTATAATCTGCATAGTCTATACAATCTATAAAATCGTGTTCTATACCAGGTCTATCATAATTTGTAATTCCCATTGCTTCTAACATAGGAGTACATCCATATGGTTTACCAATTAATTTATAATCAAAATCTTTTACAAGATTCCAGAGATCTTTAAACCAAGGATATATAGATTTTGCAGATTCTAAATGTGTTTCTTTTCTAATGCCTGGATTCAAAGTTAAAAAATTATTGATGTCTGCTTCATACACGTATATCCTTTAATTATATTATCAAAATGTTTTGATAGGTTATGTCATTTTGATATAGGTTATGTCTAAACTGGATTTTAAACTTCTTATTTCTTTTAAAATATCCTTTTTAGATAGTTCACCATTATAACTAATTTCTGAAATCATTTCAGATTTTTCTACTTTTGATTCTAATATTTCTAATAAATCTCTGACGATACCTACATAATCTGAAGTAGTGAATAAATCTGTTTTAAGTAATATATTCAAACTTTGTATCTTAGATGCTTGTGATCTTAAGACGCTTATTTCTTCACTAATATTTTGATTTTTTCTATCTAATATATCAGAAATATATTTAAATGTAGGTACTTCCACACCACCTAATAATTCATCAATCTCTTCTTGACTTAATATATGAGCCATTTCTAAACACCTTTATAATAACTATAATACATTCTAAGCTTTGAATGGGTTTGCTGAATAACCGTCAGCATTTCTAGTATTCCATTTAAATTCTTTAAAGTGTTCCTCTACGTATTTAACATTTAAAAACATTGCTGAAAAGTTCTCACATTTATCAACTTTCCATTTGTTTAATATTTGTTTAAAATTAGTACATTCATAAAACATTTTATTCATATTCTTAACATTTCCAACATTCCAAGAATTTAAATTTTGATTAAATGATTTGCATTTGAAGAACATTTCTCTAGCATCTTGAAGTTTAGCAGTATTCCATTTACTAATATCTTCATTAAAATCTTTTAAATTATAAAAACAACGTCTAGCAGTAACAACATTGCTGGTATTCCAAGTGCCAATACCTTTGAAATCAGTTCTTTTTGTTCCAGAAAATAATTCATTAAAATCTGTTATATCACTAGTATCTATATCACTTAATTTAATACTAAGATCATTGATTAATTCTTTAAGATCTGCTTTAGTTTTTGGTTTATATTTTTTGTTTTCATAAATTAAATTGTAGAAGTTCATCAGGTACCTTTATGTATATTTATAACATTTTAAGCTGCTAGCACATTCTAAATACTAAAATACTTAAGATGCTAACAGCATTGCTGTAGTACGTTTAAAAACATTTAATGGGTCAATAAAATCATTAACACAAACTAATTCACCCCCACGATTAAAGAAAATATTATCCGGAGTTACCATAGTTGATTCACGTCTAAGAATATCAAAATCTCTAGCATCGGTATTGAAAAATGTTTGCGATCCTGAATTTCTTAAAAAATCATTAAGTTCATCGAATTTTAAATCTTTTGTATTTGTAATAATTATACCCTTTGGGTTCTTTGTATTGAATAAATAATTGCGTGTAGTTAATTCTATAAATTCATTGAATTCTTTTAGTGTATCCTTAGATGGTTCTTCATAACCATATTCAAATGGTATAGTACTAAACTTGTCAATAATAGAGCCTGAGTTAATAACAATTTTTCTATATAAATTTTTATTGTTTATAATAAAATCATATTTAATTGAACCAAACTTTACACTTTGTGTTAATTCTGGATCTAAAATAATTAATTTAATAATATTATCAATAGATTCTTTAGTATCTATAAAAAATAATTCAGTACTTAGATCAAAATCATCGGATAATTCGAACTTACCTGGACTTGTTTCTTCGAAGTCTTTAAAGAAACGAATAATTTGAATACTTGGGTTGACGGTAATATTAGATAATTCAATTGCAGAAATCATATTTAAACTCCTTTAAACGTAAATTAATACTTTTACATAACAAAAAATTAAAGTCGATTTTGACCGTGTTTTTGCGTGATTATGACTGTATTTTAGATTCTAGTGTATAACACTTAGTTTTTAGATTTTACACCTTGGTGTTATATGTCTGAATCTAAAATTGTTTTATTATATAATAAAAAAGCTTAAAAATTAATTATGGAGCTATAAAAGCTCCTTTAAATGTTTAAGATTCAACGTTGTAAACACATTGACTTTTTGGTGTTTCCCAGAACTCAATAAATGATAATTTAATTCTATCATCTAATAAACCGGCTAAAGAATCTTTAGCTATCTCACCAAAAAATCTACATAGATTTTCACTGGTAGGAACAAAATCAACAACTACCAGACCTTCCAATTTCTCAAAAATATGGTTTTCAACATTTGAAAAACTATGCAAATTAATAGTTCCATATAATCTTTTATTATCCTTTGAATATACCCATTCAATATCATCATCTGTTTTAATTTCAGGAAATAAATTAGAAAATAATGGGTCATTAATATCCATAATAAATTTATGATCTATAACATCATCCACCAATTTCTTAATACAATTAAGATGCTTGAAATCTGTTACCATACCACCTTCTAAATCTTTGGCTTTTAAGCCAACCATTAGACGCATTTGGTGACCGTGTAAATGTCGACAAACACAAGCATTATCAAGGCTATACTGCTGTTTTAGCGATTGATTCCAAACCCTATGGCCGTAACAACATTCAAATGTTTTGCTTATATTAAACATAAAATCTCCTTGTCTTAATCATTTGTTTCAATAGAATCTATATTATTAGTTCCAAATATAAATTCTCCAATAGCATTATAATACTCAGTATCTTTAATAACGCAACGAATATAACCATCACTTGAAGATTTGAAAATGTGTGCACCACCGCCTAGCACAACCAAGAAATCTAGTTTATCCAATATATTGCTATATCTTTCATTTACTAATGCTAAAATTTCTCTTAAGTATTCTTTTTTAATACCTTCAATTTCTTTAGCATAATCATATTTTTGGCCTCTTAGTTTATAAACACCCGTATCTAAGATTTCTCTAGCCTCTGGCAATGAAATAGATCTGTTGTGTTTTTCATTTACTAATTTAGCAACTTGCGAAGCTATTTTCATCAATCCGTGTTGTGAAATTCCTTCGAATAATTCTGGTGAAGTAACTCCTTTATTAACAAGAACTAAATCTAATGTATTGAATCCAATATCCACAATACAATATGTTGAATCACCTAAGTATTCTTTTTGAAGATTTGGAAAATCATTTCCGAATTTTTCATAACTTAACTTAGCTCCAGCACCTTGAGGTAATAACATTACATTATAATTGTATTCAGTACCATCAACCACAAAATGACTTAGTACATTTTGAAAATATCCAGATTGTTTAATTTCTGCAATACTTAATCCTGAAACTATTAAATCTACTTTACTGAGTTTAGCAATTTTCACTGCGTGATTCAATAACAATGGTCCAAAATATTCTAAATTCTTATAAGTATCTAAATCTATGATATTAGAACTTGGTAAATGTTTGGCATCTTCACCTACCATATAATAACGTTCATTGTAATGAACTATATTATCATTTTGAACACCTTCAAGTTTTTTGGTTTGGCCTATAACACTTGGAAATTTAAACTTTTTAATTATTTGACCATCACCAGTGCCTACACAAACTTTAACAAAGCTGTAACCTATGTCTACACCTAAAATAACTTTTTCTGTTTTCATTAATATTCCTTGAATGGATTTACATTATTATATATTAAAATTACTTAAAATAAAATTAATTTTTAGTTTTAGTTTTAGTTTTAGATTCAATCTTGGGTTTGGTCTTAGACTCAGCTTTAATTGAAGCTAAAGTTTCTAAACCAAATAATAAAGAATCTACTAAATCGATAGTAGCACCCACTATAGCATTCAACGCAAATTTTAAAGTAACGTCGTCTAATTTTTGTAGTCTATTTTCACCTAACACAAGCATATCAATTAAGTGTTCCGTATCTAAGAGATAATTTGTTTCTGAGGTGTTTATTATTTCACAAATTTTATTTAAATTATTTGTAATATAAAAAACACCACTTAAAACTAAATCTATTTCTTCTTCTGTGTAATTATCTGGGTTTCTTAAAATATCCTTAGCTATAAGAATAGTTTCATAATCTATATCTAAAGATTCAATTTCTTTACTTGATCTAAAATATTGATTTATGTTGTATTTAGGAATTTTGTCTTCGTTTTCATAGATAGATTCTAAGTAGTCTTCTAAATAAGATTTCAATTAATCTCCTTTTGTTTTAATTTTTATGATTCTTTATTTAATTTAATTTAATTTAATATTTTATTACCTAAAATCAAAATTATTTAATTTCAGATTTTTATATTCGTTGTGTTAACCTTTAAATTTTTAATTCTTGCTTAATCATTTCTGTATAACATTTTCACGTCTTCTAAAACTTGAACTATCGCTTCGTGTTTTTTCATACCACCATCAATAACCAAGACATCAACATTATTATTGAATATCTCACAGAAATATTTTCCTTGATCTTTACCTTCTAGTGATTCTTTTAATTTTTTAACGTCCATAGCAAACCTTTCTTTATTCTCATTATTGTATTCTAAGTCGACTCTCATACAAGCCCTTAGGAAGTTCGTTCTTTCTTGCTTAGAATATTTCGTAGGATACCCTTCTAAAAATTTATTAGTTATTTCATCATAAAATTCATTTGTTTCTTCACTAAACTCGATACCATCAGGAATTAATACTATACCTTTAGCTTTTATTTGTTTCATTATCACACTCTTTGTAACTTGTTCTATACCTTTTCTTAATAAACTCATAAAAATTTGATTTTTCATAAGTCTTGTCAATGGAGTCACTTAAGTTTTTCATAGCTTCATCTAATTCAGGATCTTCAAATCCTGTTTTAATAATATTTCCATAAGCATCTAAATAATCAATTTGACCATAACCATCTCTACATTTTTTATCCATTTTAACACCTATTTAATTCTTCAATAACTTCTTTTTCAAATAATAACGCATTTTCCATATTGCTCTCTATAACTAAATCCATATTAATGCAATAGTTTTCATAATCAATTTTACCGTCTAATAGTAATTTTACATAATTATGAGTATTTTGAAACCATTTAAATCTTGAATTATTTGATAAATCAAAATTATCATTTATAGACTTAATTATATTACCCATACACTCTAATATAGATGGTAAATATTCTAATAAAGTTTCTTTATCTATAATATCATCTATTATTTTCAGTAACCAATCTGAATGAAGGTCATAAAAAATAAATTCGTCTAAATCTTTTCCATTTTTAATAGCTTTATTAAATTCATTTCTAAAATATCCCAAAATAAATGTAGTTTCATAAAGTAAATCATCTCTAACTCTATCAATATATCTAATTTTATTCAAAATAGCTATATCTTTCATCGTTGGATCTAATTTTTTAAATTCTTCTAATATATGATCATAAATTGGTTTTTCAACAAATTCAGAGTATCCTGAAACATCCAATAATTGATATCCAAATCTCATGTTTTTAAAATCTAATTTGCGTTTAATAATGAATTTTGACTCTATCATATTCCTAACCTTTCAGACATCTCTTTAATTTTCTCTTTTGAAGCCTTTTTAAAGTTTTTATCTTTATCTTTTAATTCTTTATAAAATTTCTTTAACTCTTCACCTTCAATTGTAGGTACTAGAATACTTAATAACTCATCCTTTCTCAATTTCCTCTCCTTTATTCATATTAAGTTCAAAATCGATTAATGTTAATTTAAATGAACTAAGTTCTTTTAAAAATTCCTTTTCAGCTTTTTTATTAGAAATATTATCTCCAAATGATTGACAATGACTTATCTTGTATTCTAAACAGGCTATTAAATTACTTATAATACTCATATAGTCTTTAATTGTAAAATCATCAGTATGAGCTAATAAGTTTAAACCTTCTATTGCTTTCATTTTAATACTTAATTTGCTCTTTTCTTTTTTTCAACTCTGATATTTTTCTATCTACAATTGATTTAATTCCAAGATTTGTGGGACGACTACCACATTCTAATAAAGCATCAATTTCTTCTTGACTTAAAATTATTGCCATAATTATACTCCTTTATAAAATATTTAATTAGTATTCTCTAAATTTTTTGCTCCGATATCACATTCATCTAAAAATTAATCAAATTCTCCTTCATCTCTTCTTTTATCTCTTAACTCTTGTCCTATATGATAACTAAAACTTATAAGCAGTATTGCCATTTTGTTTGATTAATTCTAATAATTTATTTTCTACTAATTTCATTTTTATCTCCTTTAATTTATTAATGTAATTATATCATTATAGACTTAAAATATACTTAATTATGAATTGTTATCCATCCATTCTGCTACTCTTAAAGCATCCTTATAATTTTCAACAAATACTTCTCCGCCTCTATCACCGAAAACGTAATACTTATTAAATTTAAATTTGTATGATATGTAATAGCTGCCTTTTGCTGTGCTTTTGATTTTTATAGGATAGAATATACACATTAATTCTATAATTCGTTGTTTAATTTTATTCATTGTTACATTCCTGCACTATAATTTTTATAAAACAATAATGCTGCTGCATCTTTCTTTTCATCCACAAAATCATTACTTATAAATCTTTTATAGTCATTATGAAAAATAGATTTTGGATTAGCAAAATATTTTCCATAATCTCTATGATTTATAATAAAATGATGTCCATTTAATGTTGAATAATCTACATACTCAATGCTATTGTTTTTTAAAATATTTTCAAAATCTGTCATTAATACACAATTAGGTCCAACATTATCTTTGTACTTGCCTTCAAAAACATCAACATCCAAAATTACCCAATTTAAATTTCTATCTTGATCTGCTTCTGGTTTTGATAAAACACTATATGATAATGCTTGGATCTTTTTACCAACATCTACATTATCATTATTAATAAAGTTAGTTACCAACTGATTTACTCTATCATTTAAATGTAACAGAGCTTTTTTCTTAGACTTAGGATTTACATTAAAATATGCTCTTGTATATGGTATATTATTAACAATATGTTCAGAAACCTTACAATATTTTTCAAAATCTTCTTCATTTGAAATATAATAGTTTGCTATTAATCTTTCATTATGACTTCCAAAAACATTTTTAAAAATATCTTCTTCATTACTAACAATAGCGTCTTTCTTCCTACTAAATATTTTTATAATATAAAAAGTGTCATCATTGTAAAATTTTAAGAAGTTTTCCTTTATTATATCTTTATTGCTTATTAACTGGCTCATTTATAGCTCCTTTAGTAGATTAGCATCTTCGTGAATATTACCAACAATTTCCATATACTTATTTGATGATATGGATTTGAAAAAACTTATATCTGCATTTTTCTTATATTTGTAAAGTTGACCTTTAATATTTTTTCGATATATTGATATTTCAAGAATATTATAAACAATATCATTTCTTGTAACAAGATAAAGTTCTTCAAATTCTTCATTTTCTAAAATATCACCTTCATAGATTTTTTTGCCGTTTTTGTCATAAAAACCAGTCCAAAGTTCTATTTCACAATCCTCTTTAAACTCGAACAACCTTATTTTGGCTTCTTCACCATAAACATATTTTGTTTGGCATTTACAATCCTTATTACCACAACCCTTGTGATGCTTATCCCAAATTCTAAAATCAAAATCTTGTAGTTTCATTTGTTATCTCCTTCAATTTATTGATAATTATATAATAATAAGCTTAGATTTATTTTAATTTTATACTTTGATGTCAATTAAAATAAACAAACTCAGCTTTATGTTCATCCATTGCGGTCTTTACTTCTTTTAGATCATAACTTTCTTTAGATAATTCACAAACGTCTTTGTAGGATAAAGATACATTAATTCTATCAGGATCTACCATAATATAATCTTTTGAATATAAAAAGTTCCAAAGATTATTACCATAACTACCACCTTTGTGGGTTATGTTCAAGAATGTTCCATTTTTTAAGTCTTTTTTAATATCTTTTTTGTTTTTATAATAAAAAGCAGTTGATGAAGTCATTTTATCTCCTTTAATAGATTATCATCTTCGTGAATATTGCTTATTACTTCCATATTTACATATGAATTATATACTTTAAGAAAAGCTGTATCAAAATCAACTTTTCTTTTATGAATTTTATTATCAAGGTTTCTAACAAACCTTTCTATTTTAAACGTTTCACAAGCAACCTACTCTTGTAATACGATAAAGTTCTCCAATAAGTTTATTTTCTAATAATTTTACTTATTGGCTTTATTGGCTTGTCTTGCCATTTTTTCAACTATTTTATATAATCTTTTATATTCGTCTATAATAGATTTTATGATAGATTCCAGATTTCTATTACTAATGTGAGAAACAGAAGCATAATCGGCTTTTAAATCTTTCATAGCTTGATTAACCTCAGATATATAATCTTTGATGATTTCTCTGTATCTTTTCAATTCTGGTGATTGGAGTTCATCTCTATACCAAGGCAGCTTGTTTTTATAGCTAAGTAGGGGGTCGTGTATCTTCCATAATTCGTCCCGCAAGTCATTATAAAGTTTATAATATTGTTTGTTGCTATGTGGACCATCAGCAAGCTTGTGTAGAATTTTTAAAGCTTTCTTCCCAAACGATTCTACAGTTTTATAATCGTTTTTAAAATCCAGACCTGTTTTCCAGTTGGCCACATTAATCTCCTTGAGCATAGCATCAATAGCAGCTTCATTAATAATGGCTTCATTAATAAATTTCGTAAACGTCATTTGTTATCCTTTTTAATAGTTTAATTTTATACATAATTGTAACGGATTAACCTTATAATAAACTTATTTATTACAAATTATGTATTAATATACTTCTTTTCAATATTATAATCTATATACTAAATCCTAAAATCAAAATCTTTTAATCTCCTTTCCGTCTTTATCAAACCAATTTTCATTTTTAATCTTCTAACAATTTTTTAATTTCTTCTTTTTCTTCTTTGGAACAATTTTCTAGTATTTTTTCTACAATTTCTATCTTGTCAGTATTTTTTAAAAAACTATTTATGAATTTTTCTTGCTCTGTATAATACAAGTTTTCATAAATTGTAAAAGCTTCATCTGCTGTAACGTCTTTTAACTCATCGGCGTAAAACCCAACTTCAAATTTCATTTTAATCTTCTTTGATTTAATTTATCAATGTAATTATATAGTAATAAACTTAAAATAATATTAAATTAGCTAGCAGAGTCTAATTTTGTTTCTAAGTTCTCAGTATTTGTATTCACTTCAAGTGTGCTAATGCCAGAATCTACAAAAGATTTCATAGTCTCTGGTTCTTGTATTGAATCTTTATTAAAAATTTGCTCAGCAAACTCAGTTATAGGTCCACGAACCACATTAATTAACTCACCACCCCAAGTATTAATTATGCTAGGATTTTTAACAGCATTTTGGAGAACTGTCAAAGCGTTGTTATACTTATTAATATATTGATTGTCTATTTGTGTATTTGATCCGATTATCACAACCTTACAATCCTTGTCAATCCTTGTTAATATAGTACTCATTGACTTTTGTGATATATTTTGACAATTTTTAGATAATACGCCAGAATCTAAAAAATAATTTTCATTACCCTCTACTTGTGGTGTGTATATAAATGAATTATATTCAATGGGCTCTATTTTAATTACTTTCATTTTAATCCTTTTAACGAATTATTAATTTTACGTAGACTTTCGTTGTCAAAAGCCACCTTATTAGCCAAGAAGTTGTCTACAATTTTATTTTTATATTTTTTTAAATAATCTTCGGTTATTATTTTATATACAAATCCATTGTTTTTACACCACTTAATTGCAGCATTTTCTTTTATTTTGTTTAAATCGTTGTTTATCTCAGATTTTGGTTTAATTTCATATAATATTTTGTTATCAAAATCGGTAAAATCAACTATATAATTACGGGCTACTCCGTAGTGGTCGTAAGGTATTACAGTTTTTTCATATAAAAGTTTGTCTTCTGTATCCAATAATTTGAACAATACTTCGAATGAACTGCGAAAAGCGTTGCCCTTGTATAATATTCTGCTTCTGCACCAGCTATTAGTAACACAAGGTGTAAATTCACCATTTTTTATTTTTTCTTTCATTATAACTGATAATTTAGCACCCGCTTTAATACCGGCTAATTCTTTTTTCGTTTTATCTCCTATGTATGTATTGCACATCATAACTTCTCTCAGTTTAGCAGCTCGGCTATACCGAACGTGTCTTACTATCCTTTTTATATTAGTATAATTGTTAACAGTTTTTGTGATATTTGTTCTAAAAGTTTCTATTCTAAATTTAAATGAATCGCAGTCTTTATTAAAACATTGTCCAGCATACCCGTATTCATTAACTGCTAATTTTTCACCACAATAACAACAATACACTGTAGGTTTGTAAACGTAATTTGTTTTATGTTTTGTTGTATAATGATTTTTAATACCTTTTATTGAATTGGCCTTGTAGTCACAACAACTACATTTTATCTTTTTACAATTACAATTAAGATCAGCTTCTAATAAATCACCACAATCTGGACAGAAAATTTTTCCACTTGCTAAGAGTCTTATAAAATGTTTTAATTCTATTTTTAAATTGTTAGTAACTAGCTGTCTTAATTTTTTTAATAATTTCTGGTTTGCAATAGTATTATGATAACCTTTAAAGTTTATATTATTATCGTTTATATATAATAATTTTTGGATGAAATTATTTTCATCAATTGTGTATAATAAATTAATGTTTGCTAACGATTTCAACAGTCTCACCTTTGCTTATTCTTGATATCATTTCATAAACGGTTATATTTCCACCATTAGTGGTTATTAACTTATGATTACCAGTTAACATAGCATAATCACCATTTTCAAAATAAACTTTAAACATTTGTTCTTTGGTATTGTTTATATGTTCTTTTTTCAATGATACTAATTTTTTATATTCTTGTTTTTTAGTTTGTTTGTTATATGATAATAATTCTATATCATCTTCTATATATAAAGACTCTAATTCTTTGGCTGTTATAATACCTTTATTTGTTATAATTTTTTGATCTTCGTGCAAACATTCATCAACAATAACAAACGCATCCGAAATTGTTCTACCACGCAAAGCACCAATCCACATAGTTTCGATACCAGATAACTCAATAATTTCTTTAATACCTTCTTGTATTTTTAAATTATCGATTTTAACTTTTCTTGATTTATTATCATTAGATCTTTCAAGTCTTTTTCTAACAATATATTCTAAAGAATCATACAATGGGTGATTAAAAACCGCAAACTTTTCATCATTTCCAGCAAGATATCCAATATCTTCACCTTTATCTAAAGATTCGATTGAGTTGCGTATATAAACAATTTTACTGTATTGTTTTTCTTTGACTAATCTGATACCAGTCGCAATAGCTAATAAGCTTTTACCTGACCCTGAAACTGCAGAAACAACTTGTAAATCTACATTAGTATCTAGCATAGCATCCACGAAATATTTTTGACGGATATTAATAGGTTTGACATCTTGTTTTTCCAAGTGTTTTTCATCTATGTAATTAATTCTAAGATTTTGTATTCTTGCTAGTTTTTTATTACCATCTTTACTCTGTATTAAGTAGTTATAATTTTCGTGTTTATAATCTGGATCTATACTTAAAATGCTGCTAAGATTTTCTGGTAATTTCTCAACATCGAGAACTTTAAAAAACTCTGGAACTTCATTAAAATCTTTTTTTAAACCGAATGTCTCAGTTTTTACCCCTTCAGATATAGCTCTTATCTTGCACATACTATCATATGTTATAAAAATACAATCTGGATATAACTTAGCAACTTCTATAATTTTTCTATCATTTAGAATATTAATAGGTTCATCTGCGTGTTTATATTCTTTTTTACTAGTAATAGTTACTTTTAAAAGAGAATCACCCAGTGTTGTCTCAGTATAGTCATTGAATTTATTAAGTTCAATGACATCAAGATTTGATAAAAGTCTTGCAAAATTACGGGCTTGATATCCAACTTCATCGAATAATGATTTTTTGGCATCTAATTCATCAATAACTGTTTCGGGGATTATAATACGATTTTCACTATCGTATAAACGTGAGAGATTATTTACATCATCTAAAATGATGTTAGTATCAACGACATAAGTTTTCATTGGAGCCTTTTGTCTTTTGATTTATTTATGAGCTTTGTGTTTTAAACTTTAAACTTTAGTTTAGATTGTTTATATGTTATAATATTATAAGCTTTAAATTAAAAAATGTTTTATTTTTTAGATTTACTTGAAACTTTTGAATCCCTAAGAGCTTTCTTATACAAAGCTTCTGCAGAAACACCTATAAAAGTTTCTGTTTTAGTTTCTATAATTTGTTTCATATTTTCATTAGGTATTTTGACTGCTCTTCTATATATTCTGCTATTAATATAAAGTCTTATTATTGGAAAAAATCCAAACTTTTTGAGCATAGGCTTAATTCTATACCAATCTATATCTAATGGTTTATTCTCTTTAATATTCTTTTTATTTAGTCGAAATATGGCATTTAAAAGCATTTTTCTCATTGGTATCGGGCACCAGTGAAAATTTATACCTAAGGTATAAGATTTAGATTTTCTGAGTACTAGGCACAATGGAGTTCTATCATATTTAACACTGGTGTCCTTAGGATTATATTTAAAAATTACTAAATTACCAGGTTTTAAAATCTGTCCTTTTTCAACCGATTTGGTTTTAATAAGATTTTTAACTAACTTTAAACTATCCATTTTGTCCGTTTTGAAGTATTTATGAGCCTGGAAAATCCAGACCCTTAAGAATTATTGGTCTACAGAAACTACGTTAGTAGCAGCTGATTTACCGTCTTGTGGCATATTAAATTCAGACCCATTAGAAATAATCCAATCTGAGAAGCTAAATGTGATATCACATTCTTGTAATGTATCTAATTGATCAGCACCAACACTAATTTCACCAACACCACTCGGCCAGCAGTTTCTTAAAGTATATTCAGCAACTTCATTTTCTAATGAATCTAATTGACAAACCGAAACTTCTGTAAATAAGCCCCCTGGGTTACCAGAATGGGTATTTGCTTGGAAGTTGTCACAAGCTTTCATCCAACTTAAGAAGTCTTTACGAGTTTGGTGTGCATTATCCATATAAAATGTTACGGTCCATTGTGTGTCATACGAAGTATCACCAGGTATAGGAAGCTTTCTTCCTTGGTTAAATACTTCAATTTGTCCAATAGTTACACCTGGAAAACTAGTAGCTTTAGCTAAGCAGTTCAAGCTTTGTAATTCCATCTTATGCTGTACTTCTGTTGGAAATGAAAGTTTAACACGGTATTTTGTAGCTTTTGCACCAGATTTTAGTGCTGTTTTAATTTCTTCAATTTTGTTAGACATAACTGTTAAACCATTCCTTTGCTTTTGTTTTATTTATTATTTTGATGATTTTTATGGTTTAAGATTATTTTAAGTTCTAAAATCGAAATACAACACTATAGTGTCAAGTTTAACACTATAGTATGAAATCTTCTGATAGGAGCAAGTAATGGTCCTTCAAAAATATAAGGATAGAAAAGATGTACGAGTTCTAAAGAATGTCTTGAGTTTGTGGTAGTGTTCTACCTCCAGTCCTTCATAAAAATATTATAGAAGTATCCACAAGTTCGCTTATCTCAGCAAGGTAGAGACTATTCTGAACATTAATTAGAACTATAAAGACTTCAGATGTGCTAAGTTTATACTAACAAAACCCAATTAAATAAGAAGTATGTATGGCGTTCTGCACATAAAAGTCTTTATAGTTCTAATTTTTTTAAGTTTAGAATTTAAAACTAAAATATAGCCAAAATTGTGAGCATCTCTCTGTTCAGATTTTGAAAATTTTAAACTTTTTTAAATTTTTTAAGCTTTCAGTTTAGTTACATTGTAATCTAAAGAAAAAGGAGCAACTCTACTATGATTTTCTCTGTTAGGAAATCCGAAATGCTCACAATTTTGGCTATATTCTAAATCCGTTTAACAATAATATTTAAAAGATCTAATTTATTTTTATTTATATTTATAATTATATACTAAGTATCCTTAAAAGTTCCTTAAATTTCCAAATCTTTTGTTGATAATTTTAACTGCAGTTTCAAATCTTTCATCTACCGAACCACTTAAATTAACTACATTAATACCATAGGTATCTATATAGTAATCATAATAATTACTACAAATATTTCTGAATTCTAAATCAGCAGATCTAACACCATCTGAAACTAAATCAAATTCTGGTCTAATATAAAAAACTATATCATATTTTTTCATTAATTCAATAGAAACTATTTCAGCTAAATCTAAAAATACATCAGGTATTGCTTTTTTAATCTCTACCAAATACTTAGTATAAACTACAGCATCTAATATTGTTCTTTCGAATATACCATCTTTATTAAGATCTTCTATATGAATTTTCAAAGCTGCTTTTTGAGTTTCAATATCACCACCTTCATTTATATTAAAATTTAAATCTTTTAATTTTCTTCCAGGACCTGGAATAATAGCCAAATTATATTGTTCTTTTAATAATTTGGCTATAGTCGTCTTTCCAGAACCTGAAACTCCTGTAAATCCTATTTTCATTTAAACCCCTTTAAAACCTAATTTTGGCTGTTTAAACCATATCAAAGGCCATTAATAGTTCTAAAATCCATAATATTTAATAAAATAGTATTAACGGAACCTTTATAATCTATAAGATCTACTAATTTAGTTCTTATTTTAGTTCTTAAACCATCTCTGGAATATCTTACATTATATATACCGTGAACAATTGGGTTAGAAGTATCTAAAGATACAATCTCTGGAATGTTCTTATAATTTTTAAATTCTTGAGGAACTTGACAACCTAATAAATGTATTTTAGAATCTTTTAATAGATTTAATTTATCTAAATGTTTTATAAAATCTATCCTTGCTTGTGTTAATTTAGCTTCTTTAGTATCACCTTCGTATTCGTAGAAGTAGTCTCCTGAAAAACAAATAGCTACCATATCTGCATTTTCTTTCATAAACTTAAAGCAATCTGTCAATTCTTCTAAAGTATTGCCTTGAACCACACCTATTTTCTTGCCAGGTATACTAAACTTAGAAAAGTCTTTAAAAGATTGTATAGTTGCATCAGCATCTCCCAAAGCATCAGGGACTATATAATAGAAATTACTAGGATTGATAGAACCTAATTCAGTTGCTTCTTTAGCAAACTTATCGTGATCATATAATGTTCCTAATTCGAATAGAGAATTATCTAAATAAACTATTCTACGTTTTTTTAATGAATCTACATAAAATTGCTTGTATGCTGGATATATTTCAAATAAATGAACCAAAGCATAATCATAATCATTAAATGATCTTGATTTTTCTAAAAGACTTAACGGAACTTCGTGAGAAACTAGCATTATAACTCCTTTTTGTTTATTATATTATATTTGAACTTAAAATTCTATGAATCTTATGTTAAAAATCTAAAACTCTAGTTTTAAGCTTTTAAGCTTTTAAGCTTAGAACCAAAGTCTAAACTCTATTGAATCAAATTCATCATAAGTAGGCATCACAAACGATTTCAACATAGTATCCACAACACTTTTATTAATTACCTTACCAGTACTATTTCTTTTTTCAAGTCTATTTAATATCATTGTATAAGGTGTTAAAAATACTACTGCTTTCTTATGATAATTTCTAACCAAGCTCGAAGCAGTAAATAATCTACGCCTCGATTTAACTGAAGTATTCGTTTTATCTATTAAAATATTTTGATTCTTTTGGAGTGCTCTTAAAAACTTATCATTAAATAAAGAATCAATTTCTTTTTGATCAGAATCTGTTAAGTTTCTCCAAATATCTGAATATTCAACTTGATTATATTTTTTAAAACCGTATCTCATTAAAATATCGTCTCTTGATATAGCTACTTTATCATTCATGTAAACATAAGTTGATTTACCAGAACCGGGTAATCCTACTAATACTTCTAAAACCGGTTTATTATCAACATTAGATCTATCATAAGCTTCAATATTTAAATCTGGAAGTTCTTTTGGAACTTCAGTGATTCTACCTAAAGCATCAGCAACTGAAAACTTGGATAATAATTTTAAATCTCTATAAACATAACGTTTTTTAAGGGTTTCTGAATCGAATTTATAAATGTCGTGATGGGCTACTATTTTAATTATATCTATTATTTCTTGTTTGGATAGATTTAAATCCAAATCGTGTAAAACATCTAATGCAAAGAACACACCAGCATTTTCGTGATTTAAAAAATGTATTTTTTCTGGGTTATTTTTAGATGGTGTTCTAGTTATTATTTTACCAATATCGTGTAAAGCTGCCCCTAATATTAATACTTTATAATCAGGATCATCTTTATATAATTCGTTGACTTTAGCCATAACCATTTCGGTGTGTACACCAACGTTTGGTTCTAAGTGGTATTTGTTTGGTGTATTTTCAGTACCATTCAAACATCGATATAAAGCATCAATATATTTGTGATTTAAATCTTTTAAGTTTTTTAAACCCAACATTGTTATCTCCTTTTTGTAATTATAATATATTAAAGCTTAAAACTTACTTAATATTTTAAAATATATCTAAAAATTTTAATATATTTTTAAGTTTTAATATTATATAATAATATTATTTAAAAATAGGATTTAAATGAAAGTAACTTATAAAAATATAACGATAGATCTAAACAAAACTTTCAAAGAAATACTCATTGAATTAAAACAGTATCCACTTTATAGAAAACAAATTATTGATATTCTATTAAAAGACCCTAAATATAATGAGGAATTTCATTCGATATACAAAGACTACAAGGATTTGCAAAACAATCCTAATTTTTGTGTGATTTGTGGAACTAAGACAAAGACACAATATTGCAAAGAATGCCTAAAATCATCAGAATACGACAAAATACGCGTAGCTAAAATCAAATCTACAAAATTAGAAAGATACGGTGATGCTAACTATAATAATATAGATAAACATAAAGAAACAATAAAAGAAAAATATAATGTAGAAAATGTATCGCAAATACCAGAAGTAAATGATAAAATTAGAAACACCAAAGCCAACACAGATTATACTGAAATAAACAATAAAAGAAAAGAAACCAATTTAAGTAAATACAATACTGAATATGCAACACAAAGTGAAGTTGTTAAAAATAAAACAATTGAAACAAATCTAAAAAAATATGGTGTTATCTGTAATTCCCAAACAAAGGAATTTAAAGAAGCTGTTAGTAAAACCTGGGCTTCTAAATCTGCAAGAGAGCTAGCAGAACTTAGTGAAAAAAGAAAACAAACAAATTTAGAAATCTATGGTAATGAATGTGGAGCTAGCCATATTACTAAATGGAATGATTTAAATAAAGCTTTTATAGAAGAAAACTTTATTAGCGATTCTTTATTTGATAAAGAAGCATTTATGTGTTACTTTAATATATCTCACGTAACAGCCGCAAAATACAAGAAAAAATTTAATATATCAGCTCCTGATAAATCGTGTCGTTCGCAAATACAAAGTAAAATTGTAAAATCTATCGAAGTAGACAACATTGTTGTTAACTCACGATCTATTATATCACCTTATGAATTAGATATATTTTTACCAGATTATAATTTAGCAATTGAATACGATGGTTTATTTTTTCATAGTAGAGGTTTACATAAACATAAAATGTTTAATACACCAGATTATGATAAGAAATACCATTTAAAAAAGACAGAAATGTGTGAAGCTCTAGGAATACAGTTATTCCATATTTTTGAATCCGATGATTTAGATATATGGTTTTCTATGATTAATAATAAATTAGGTTTAAATAAAAAAATTTATGCTAGAAAATGTATTATAAAAGAATTAAATTATAATGAAGTAGTTGACTTTTTAAATGAGAATCATTTACAGAAATCGACAGTTTCAAAAATTAATTTAGGTTTATTTTATAATAACGAATTAGTAGAAGTTATGACATTTGGTAAGCCTAGATTTAATAAGAACTATGAATATGAATTAATAAGATTGTGTACTTTAAAATATTGTTCAGTTATAGGAGGAGCTTCTAAATTATTTAAGTATTTCTTAGACAATTATAAACCAAAAAGTATAGTGAGTTATGCTAATAGAAGATTTAGTAAAGGGTCAATATATAAAACCTTAGGTTTTAAGTTCGTGGAGAACACAGAACCGAATTATTTTTACTTCAAAGATTTAAAATTGCTGGCTAGACATCAATTTCAAAAACATAAGCTAAAAGAAAAGTTAGAGATTTTCGACCCTAGTCTTTCAGAAAGTGCTAATATGATGCTAAATAGTTATAGAATAATATACGATTGTGGAAATATGAAGTTTCAGTGGATCCAAGGATCGTAAAATCCTTGAATCTTTTGTAAATTGAACCTTGGGTTTAGCTTACAACAACACTAAAGTCGTTTGCGCCGACGTTCACGAATCTGAGATGAATGAACTCTGCAACATAAGTCGGCTTAATATATACGTCTATGACGAGTTGGTTTGCGGCGATTACACTTGCTGGATTGTTTGATGCATCGCATATGACTAAATAATCGCTGATCCCGCGACCAGCTTTTACTTGAGCCAAGAAAGGTTTGATAATACTTACAAGGTAATTTCTTGTAAAACTATCATTGAACTCAAATAGACTGTACTTCGACATACGACCTAAAGATCTTTCCAAATGGTTAAACAAGCTAACAACGTTTACACGATCGAAGCTTGAAGCTTTAGTTTGTAATGTTTTTTGACCCCAAAGAACTGCACCAGTGTTTGGAAACATAACTACTGGATTTATACCATTCTTGTATAAAAGATCTCGCATTCCTGAAGTCGGGCTATATGCCAACGCCTCGCAGTTTTTAATGAGACCCCTGTTAAGACCAGCAGCTGCATACCAGTTAGCTTGATTATAATTTGTTTGAGCTTTAAGACCTGCAATATCTGCTGCTAGATTCACCCATCTGTAACCACCAAGCTCAGCACAATATTGATATTTGTAATTGCTACACAAAGTTACATATTTAGAATCTATATTTAAAGATTTTCTAAAATCAAGTGTTTTTTGATTAGCAATTGTAGATTTATAGCCCACTGAACAACTTTTTGGAGCACCCATAAATGCTATACAGTCACCACGAGTAATCGCAATATCAGTAGCTGCTTTTGGATAAGTTTCGTTACAAATTAAGATATCAACATCGATTTCTTCTTTGTTGTCGAAAATTGTATAAGCGTCTATGATGTCGTCAATACCTGGAGCTGAATCCATACCATTTTCAAGTTTAAGTAAATCTTCACCCAAACAAGTTTTTGGTTTACCTTGAACTGCTTCATTCACAGAAACTAAGATATAGCTTGACTTGCCATTAATCATTGTTTCTATATAAGTAAATTCATTTTTCTCATTTTTATCAGTCAATCCTAGACTTACAATAAATGATTCTTGAATTTCGTTTGCGTAGATAACAATAACAGCAAATTGATCCCCATAAGGAATATAATCAAATTGGGAATCTAATGGTATACCATCTGTTATATATTTTCCTTTGTTAAAATCATCAGGATGGGCGATTGCAACATCGATTTTATTTCCCCAAATACCTGGAGTTTTAGCAAATATTTTTAATTTTGCATCTTTATAAACAAATGGTTTAGATAGTTTATCTTCATCAAATGTATTGAAGTTACTAATAGTATGATCGTAAAGTTCATATTCTGATGAGTCGTATTTGGTTTCAGAACCTTCTACAGGAACTTCAACACAAGCTGATTTAGTAGATTTAACTAAATAAACTGGAAATCCTTTAGTTGCTTCAACAATGGCTTCAGAATCCTCTGTGCCTTCATAAGTAATATTTGTGAAAGCTTCGCCATTGACTATACTGTCAGAGATTGCTAAGATTCTGAATCTCGGATCAGTTAAAACATCAGAAAATGCTATAATATCACCACGTTTTAATTCAGTGTTAGCACCTCTAAGACTTAAAATATAGTTAGAATCTGGTTGTGATTCACCTTCTAGTAAGTATACAGAAGTGTCTGCATTTAGTTCACCTGGTTCTTTATCTAAAGTAACAATAGTTACTTCTTGAGTTATAAACTCTGGTATATCGTAGATATCTGCCATTTGTTATCCTTTCTTAGCTTTAGATTTTTGGTTGGTGCTACCACTTGGATCTGCATTTACAGCAGTAACTGTTAAAGGAACAGTGATAACATTATTTGAATAACCTTCTGATGAAACAGTTATTTCAATCTCTGTATTACCAGCAGCTAATGGTGTTACAGTAATTATTTTTTCTTGGGTGCTCACATTTGCGACTGAAGTATCTATAACGCGTGCAGATATATTTGTAGCTTCAGTTGTTACCGTTAAGGTTTGGTCGCCAGCGTCTGTATTAATACTTATTTCAGTAGGCTCAACAGTGGCACTTATTTTTTCTGGTAAAATAATTATTTGAATTCTTTTTATAACTTCATCAGCGCCTAAAGCTTTTGCGCGGACTCGGACTACAGCATTACCTTCTTTTATTGCAGTAACTTTTTTAGCAGTTTTGTCTACGGTTACAAATTCTTTATCAGCTTCACTAGCAGTTTCTAATATAGAAGCCCCACTGGAAGTGATTTCAAATATTTGTTCTTCGTTTTTGTGTAAAGTTACAGGTCCTTCTGGGCTTACTGTTAAATCTGTTTCAACACCTGTGATAACATTGACATTTATGATTTTAGTAGTTTCTGTTTTATTATTAGCTTGTGCTGATACTTCGGCTAAACAAGAACCTATTCTCAAACCATTGATAGTTTTTTTATCTTCGGCTATGGTTGCTATTGCTAAGTTTTTAGATACTATACTATAAGTTTCAGCATCTGTATCTATATTAAGCATTGCAGTTTGTCCTTCTAAAATATTTACAGTTTCTGGTGTTACTACTAGCTTAGTTTGTTCTTTTTCTTGAACATTTAAAACAAATTCAAAAGTATTTGGCCTTGAACCTTCTTTTGTAGCTCTAAAAGTTACAATAGCAGTTCCTACTTTTAATGCAGTTAAAGATTTATTAGATTTATTAACAAGAACTACATCAGGCCTGTCTGTTTCTACAGTATAAGATTCTGCATTGGTTGTTACTACGTAGCTAACAACTTCATCAACATAAGCACTTGCTTGGCTTGGATCTACTACTAATTGTGTTAATGGTTGATAATCTGGGTTTGGTATTTGTTTAACTTCGTTTCTAACATATTTAATTTTATATTCTTTGTTAGAATCGTTGAATTTAAGAACTTGACCAACTTGAAATTTATCAGTTTTTTCGAATTTAACGTCTACAGAGTCAGCTTCGATAACTTTAACACCTTCAACTTTAGTAGCATTAACATTTGTTTTATATGCATTTTCTTCAAATTGTAAGCCGTCTAATTTTGTAGGCGTCCCATTTAAATCAGCTGCCCGCGAAACATAGATTGCACCGCTATAAGCTAAGAAATTTTGGACTTGATAGTAATCGTTGTAATTCTTTGTATTAGGCATACCATAATTGTCTCTAAGTTCTTGAACACTTGAGATTAAAGTATGAACACCAACAGGTCCTTTCTCAAAATCACCACCAAAAACAGCAGCAGAGTCACCTTCAACTGGTGTGATTTGAGATTGATCTACTTCAGAAACCTGGATACCAGGGCTAAGTAAATTTGCCATTTTAATCCTTTTAATATGATTTGATATTACAAAGAGTCTCTCGAACCACATCAAGCTTCGTTGTTGAGCCCTTAAACCAATTTCGATGCCTTTAGGCTAAGCGACTAAAGTATATTGGAATCTTATTATTTATTTAAGGATTTAAAAATTGAATTTTAAGAGTTTTTTCAGTTTATGTATTAAAAATTAGATTGGGGATTTAACATCCCCAAATTATTGAAGTAATTAAGCTAAAATAGTTCCTGTTAAATCTACACCAAATGTTCTTGCATAATTTTCTGGTTCAAGTGGATTAGTAGCTAAACCATATCTTGTTCTTGCAATCATACCTGGTTGTCCTGATTCTTGATTCATCACTTTTTGGAAGCTTAATGGTACATATGGGCAGAAGAATCCAAGACTATCTTGAGCCGTTGAACCCTTATAAAGAACAGTGATATAATCAGATTTAGCATATTGGTCAACAATTACGTTATATCTACCATCATAAGTTCCTACATTACCAGTAAATACATCAGTAGCAATATTACTTGAACTAGAAGCAAATTTAAATGTACCGATTTGATCTAACATAGTAGCAACTTTTGGAGATACAAGTAATGTATTACCTGAACCACGTCTTGTCATTAACCCAATATTTCTTGCTTCTAAATCGATTTTAATAGCATTACATCTATATCTTTCGATTTCCCATCTACCAGCTTCTTTATGTTCGTGACCTGGACTTAAAGTATCGGCAACAACAGTAGCTGTATTGTTTACGAAATTGATAATCTCACGATCGATTTCAGTTTGCATTTCAGCAGCAATAAGATTAGCTAAATGTTCATCTGCAAGTACCCCGTGTTGATTTTTTAAATCTTCATACATTTCTAAAGTGTATTCAGCTTTAAGTTTTCTTGTTTTTGCTTCAACAGTATCTTTTTCAATTCCAAAACCTACAGTGTTCATATCTTCAGCAAGTTTTTCACCATCAGCTGTACTATACGGACCTGAATAAGTTTCTAAGATTTTATGGAAAGTAGCTTCGTTAGAATAAACATTAACGATTCTAGTTCCTTTATTTGCTTCTTCATTTTGGAATTTTTTATCGTTAGTTAATTGAACTAAAGCTGTTTTACCATCTTTTTCAACGTGGATAATTTTACCAGTAGCAGTTGAAGTTGTACCAGTAACAGTATCGCCTTTAGTTACATTAGCTTCAAATACAAGAATTTGCGCTTTACCAACTGGAGATACAGCACCGTCTTTTTTATTACCTGTATATCTGTTAACTAATGCATAAATGTAACCAGTAGGCATTGTTAAAGGTTGTATGCCTAAAAGTTGGTTAGCAACTAATGCTGGGTAAACCCTTCTTACAATTGGCATTAAGATTGGAGTAAATTTCGCAATATCGCTAGAAATAACACTTTCACCTACAAGAGCGCCTTGAGATGCTAAAGCGGTATTGCTAAGCAATGTACTCATCAATACAGCTTCACTTTCATTTAAAGCAGCATATCTTGAATCTTTAATATAAGACTCTACTTTTTCATTAAGACTTACATTTTTGTCCATTGTTTTTAACCTTTTTAAATTTTTATATATTTATTTTTTAACTGAATTTTAACTGAGCTTGTTGGTTGAACTTAGTAGTTAGCCCAGTTAATACCAGCACCTGCTTTGTTTTTGAAACTTTCTTTGATATCTTTTGAATCTTTCGAATCCTTCGAATCTTTAGAATCAGAATCATCAGAATCTTTAGAATCAGAATCTGCATCAGAATCATCTTCATTTGCTTTTTTACAAGCTTCAAATAACGCTTCTAATTTAGATTCAAAACCTTCACCGCGTTCTACTAAGCTAGCTAATTTTTTGAATTTTTCACTTTCCACTAGATTTAAATTAGCAGCTAATTCATCAATTTTTTTAGATTCTTGAAGAATCTCAAGTTCGGCTTTAAGTTCTCTATTTTCAACGACTAATTTATCAAATTGATCACTCAATTCAGAATCTTTATTTACATAGTTTTCAAGTATGTTTGATCCAGCAACATCTACTAAGTTATCAAATATACTTACCAGAGTAGCAGCCTTTTCGTTCTCAACAACAGCGTCTAATTTTTCAAGAACTTCGTCTTTAAATTTAGAAAGTTCTTCATTAATGAATGAATCTATATTTTTAGTAATTTTAGATTCAAGTTCTTTTTTAGCTTCTTTGAACTCTTCTACTAACTTGATTTTTTCAAGTTCGATTTGTTCGTTAGCTATTTCAACAGCTTTAATTTCAACAGCTTCATTAAAAACAGATTCAATTTCTGATTTAACTGATTCTGTTAGAACATCTTTAAAGCTATCGTTGCTTAAAACTTTATCTAACATTTAGGTACCTTTCTTTGAATTTTTTTATATTTATTAAAATCGGTTTAATTTTGTTTTAAGCTTAGTTTTAGTAGTTTTGAGAGTTTTAATAGTATTAGCAGTATTAGCAGTATTAGCAGAATCGAAGCAAATATCATAAATTACACTGAGTGTTAAAATTGATACTTGCTTATATAAAATTAAAAATCGTCGCTAAAAACAGCTTTTTTAGGACTTTTATAGAATTTATATTTAATAAGATTTGCTTCGATATAATCTTTTAAGTAGGCATCCTCTGATATCAAAAAACCAAGTTCTTCTAAAGGAATATCATTTAAATCACAAAAATCTTGCATTATTTCCATAACACATTCATTTTTATGTTCTCTTAAAAACTTGTAGAATTTATTTAATGTTTTAATTTCCTTTGCTATTAAATCTTGACTAATATTCATTTTGAATCACCTTTAGTTAGATTTACATTAAAATGTTTAAAATTACTCAGAACATTTTTAAGTTCAGCATAATCATCAAATGATATAAAACCTTCATTGTATTTAATATTAACATTTTTATATTTGTTTTCAGTAGTCTCTAAAATATTTTCAATCATTTTTAAATTAAAATTAGGTATAACATAATCCACAGATAACTCATTAATAATATCTAATGTTGAAGCATTTCTAGATTCATTATGGATATCATATTCAGAATTGTACATACAGGCTAAGTTTTCAAGTTCTTTATCTTTTTTATTTTTCTCATTAATAATAGCTAAAATACTATTATGAATTATTTGGGAAATATAACTAAAGCAAGATACTGATTGATTTGTAATTTTAGATTTTAATGTATGGTTGAAATTATGGATATATTTAAATACACGGTAGCAAGCATCACTATAAAAATCATCTTGCCAAGTATACCCGGAAAAATTAGGTTTAGTTAATATTTTTTTAATCATTAGAATAACGATGCTGCCAAAATATTCGTGAGATTTTGGTGATATTTTTACACCCTCAGATACACTGATAATATAGTCTTTAAGGTCAGGATCTTTTGTTTTAACATATTCTTTTATTTTAATGTCTAAGTCTTCATTTATAGAACCATCAGGGTCTTCAGAGCCTAGATTTAATTTAAGATTTTTTTCACGAATAGCTAGCGATTTTAGTTCAAGTTCGTTAGTATAATCGTGTTTCATACGAGTTTCACTCATTTTTATCACCTTTGGATTTTAAAACTTTAGTTTTAATATTAAATATAAATTAAATATATTTTTAATCAGCTAATAGTTCAACTTTTTTGAAATGTTCTAAAGCTTGATCTGTATTACCATATAAATCTCTGAATTCTTTTAAATACATATCAAGAGCTTCTTCGCAGCCAGGCCCGAAAATTCTACCAGTTATTTCGACTGCTAAATCTTCGTTATATCCAAATTTTTCCATAGTTCTGAGTTTAATGAATTGAAAAATATATGGAACTAATTGCTGAGCTTTTTGTTTTTCTGGAGATAATGGTCTTCTTGCGTATACTTCTTTAGCTGCTTTAGCACGACGTTTTTTACGTTCTAACAGCAAGCCTGTGAATCTATCATCGAATTTACGTTCGTGTTTAAATAATTGAGGTGCTTTTTTACCATTTTCTGCAAAATTATTGATGATGATTTGTTCAAAAGCGTTGAAAGGTTTTTTATTAACAATTTTAGTATATAACTTGCGTAATTTTTGTGTATTGAGACCTTTTTTGGTTAGTTTCGTTTCAAGTTCTTCTATTTGTTTTTGTGTTTTAAGTCTCGTGTTCTGTGTAAACATACTTGAATATCTAAGTCTTTTGTAATCAAGCTTAAATAAGTTGAACTCTACTTTTAAACGTAGATATGTATTAATAATATCTTGATGTTTGGTATACAATTTATGTTTGTAAGTTAATCTCATTGTTTATCCTTTCAATCGATATATTATATAATATATAAGCTTAAAAAATCCTTAAATTTATTAGAATGTTTTAAATATTTATGAGTTCAGACGTGATACTATAGTATAATATACGAAACCCAAGCATTTTTTATACTTTTTAATATTGCTTTAAGATTTAAGCATATACTAGGATATATAGCATTACTATATACTATTAAAAAGCCAAGCATTTTTTATACTTTTTAATATTGCTTTAAGATTTAAGCATATACTAGGATATATAGCATTACTATATACTATTAAAAAGCCAAGCATTTTTTATACTTTTTAATATTGCTTTAAGTTTTAGACTTATATAGGATATATAGCATTACTATATACTATTAAAAAACCCTAGCATTTTTTATACTTTTTAATATTACTTTAAGTTTTAGACATTATACTATAGTATATACTACTTAAAAAGCCTAGCATTTTTTATACTTTTTAATATTACTTTAAGTTTTAAACTGAAACTTTAGTTTAGATTTTAAAACAAATTTTAGTTAAATTCTAGTCAAATTCTAAGCAACTGTAAAATCATTAAAAATTTTTTTGAAAAAAAGTTTTTATATTATAATATATCATATTAAAAGGCCAAAAAATTTTTTGAATCCTAGGCTTAAAACTAAAGTTTAAAATCAAAACGCAAAACTAAAGTTTTAAAATCAAAAAGCTAAAAACTTAAAATCAAGATTTAAAGAAAGAATCACTTAAGATTATGAATTGCATATTGTTCGCTTCGCAATAAGATTTTGCAGCATTATACTTGGCTTCGTTGACTGCTGCTGAAAGTTTATCATAACTAGATTTCGAGTTAGAACCGGGCAGTTGAGATTTAGGCTTAATCTCTATTAAAAACGTTATACCATTACGAATAATCATAGCGTCGGGGTAATATGTGGATTGGCGTTTTTTGACGGGATTAAAGTACTTTATGCCGACTGGCTCAGAAGACCATTTAGTAATAGAGTGTGAATAATCACAAAATTTGAAGAAACTAAGCTCCCAAGAACTCCTGTAAACAGGATATTCGGTGTGTTCATTCATTTTTGTGTAACTATGTATATATTTCTCTGGGTTTTTTGGTATATAAATGCCTTGTTTGAACTTCATTTTTAAGTATTTATTAAGTTTTAGATTTGCATATTTAAACTTAAAGTAAACTTAAGTTGTTATATACTATAGTATAAACTGTAAAAACTCAAGCATTTTTTATACTTTTTAATATTACTTTAAGTTTTAGACTTAATACTATAGTATAAACTGTAAAAACTCGAGCATTTTTTATACTTTTTAATATTACTTTAAGTTTTAGACTTAATACTATAGTATAAACTGTAAAAACTCAAGCATTTTTTATACTTTTTAATATTACTTTAAGTTTTAGACTTAATACTATAGTATAAACTGTAAAAACTCAGGCATTTTTTATACTTTTTAATATTACTTTAAGTTGTAGACTTAGTACTATAGTATAAGCTGCAAAAACTCAAGACTTTTTTATACGTTTTAATAGTATCTTAAGATAATTTAAGCTTTAGACTTAATACTATAGTATAAACTGTAAAAACTTAAAAAGTTCATAACAATACAATTTAAAAAGATCAAAAATATATTATATAATAAAAAACCTTATTTTGTACTTATAAAATTTTCAAATGAATCTGAAACCGAATCCAATACAGGTGAAACTAGGTCGTCTAAAGCACCAAATACAGCATCCTTTAAAGTATTGGTAACATTATTAATAGTATTCTGTATAGTATTCTTGATCAAACTAGTGACTTCAGAACTCGTTAACCCTTCCCTAGAAATTGTATTAATTTCAAAATGGGTATATGCAAACTCAACTGTAAAAGTTTCAATTTGATTTAACCCGTCATATTGAACTGAAATTTCTCCCACATTTGTTGGAAATACATTCATCATAGTATATACAACACAATCTTTAGACATTTCAAAATCTAATTGATATATAGAAATGCTGGGTAATATACCTTCAAAATTACCTTTAGTTTTATCCTCAAATTGATGCGCTTGATCATAAGTCATCCAATCCAAAAATAACTTTCTAACTGCATGTTTTTCATCATTATAAAAAGTTGCTGACCATTTTTGTTGATAAGTTTGAACGGATTTAACTGGTAGAGTCCTACCACGATATTTAAAATCTATTGTTTCTACAGTCAATCCCGGAAAACTTGTAGCGTGACAAAAATAGTCTAAATATTGGCTTATTTCAGAAGTGCTGGATGTCGCAGAATCACCTTCATTTAAAATACTTAATTCACACTTAATTTCTTTAGGTGGAAATATTTGACATTTAAACTTAGTGGGACGAGCTAAATCACCTAGTACTTGATTCATTTTATTTTGAATAATATCAGCCATCTAAATCCTTTATAATCAAGTATTTGTTTTATTAATTATATTGTCGGGTTCTCTGTCGTATTTTCCAGTATATATTTTATTAGGTGTTACTGGTTCAGAGACTTGACCATTTCTTAAGAAACTATCACTAAAATCATCTGATTTGCTAGTTGGGTACCATTTAAACATATAATCTTTTGTTATATCATTAGATCCTATAACAATATAATCGTCCATTTGATATACACTGGCGTGTTCTAATCTTTCATATTTTTCATTAAATCTTTCAAGATCTCTGGTAGTTTGGTAAACATCAACATATCCCGATTGCCAACCCCATTTATTTTGATAGAATCCTGTGTAATCGTTTTTATAGACTTCTGTGATTTCTGGCCAAGAATCAATAAATTCAAAATTAACATCAAAGCCATCATTTGCAGCAGTTCCAGTTAACTCAAAAGTATCTATGGCTGTTAATCCCCAAGGGTTTGTTTCTCTGAGTTCATAATCTAATTTGTTTGACGTACCAGTAAATACCTGAGTTGGCTGAACATTATTAGCTGCAAAATATCCCACATAATGATTATGATAAACTGAACTTTCTCTATACCATAGAGATTCTTCATTAAGTTTATTTTCTTTGAATTTAATCTTGTTGAAATCTATCTCATAGAGATAATCACCAAGTGCTTTAAAGGTATATTGTGGCGCTAAATTAAAATCTATTTGTTCTAACACTTCAAGATTTTTATTAATAGCTCTAATTGTTGAATTTCTATTTTTAATATCTTGATTGAATTTAAGATTTAATGGATTTATATCTAATTGCATAGATTCTTTATTTTCAAATTCAACAAAGTCATCATTTAAATAAATTTTAATTGGAAAATCGATATCCTCAAAGTTTGCATTATTAATACTAAGTATTGTTTTCTTATTGTGTTTATTCTTTAAGAAAAATAATTTAACGATATCATCATCTTCTTTTGTGAAAATAATTCTATTATTTAAATAATCATATTGATAATCTATTAAATATTTTATAGAATCTTTTTGAGCATCTATAAATAAATCATCATCTTTTCTTATACTATAAGTATATAAGAAACTTTCTTCGTTGACTTTTTCTACGTATCTAATATTAATATCTTTTTTAGTTCCTGTGTAAATTGTTATAGAATCTTCATTGACTTTGAATTTTAAATCATTGTTGAAACCAACCATAACTGGCAAGCCATATTCAATATTTTTAATAAATTTATATTTACCTAGTTTTGAATCCGGGTCGTTGCTTTCAACAGCTTTTAAATCAGCTTTCTTAATTTTAAGTGTTTTTAATCCAGAAAACGAATAAAAATCTTCAGTAGACGCGGTATCAATATCTTGTTTGATTATAACACCATTTTTAACAGCATATAATAATTTTGTGATGTCTGGGTTTTCAGCTTTATTATAAGTAACATTAGCTCTATTTTTAGTATCATCCAAATAATAAATTCTTACTTTTATACCTTCAGAATAAGATATTTTAAATCCAGTATTTAAAATATCCATTTCAACGTCTAAAACATTTCCATCAGTATCCATAACAACTAAAGGATAAGTTTTCATTTCATTATGTTTATAAACATATTTGTTTGTACTAGTATCTATATTTAATAATATATCTTTATATTTAAATATTTTTGCGTTATAATTAATGTAACTAGTATCTAATTTAAATTCAGCATCTATCGCATATGTTCTTGGTATACCTTCATCTATATTATCAAAGTATTGTATTGTAATAGCTTCATTCGAATCAGTATAAAAAGATACTCCAGTATTTTCAATATCATAGTCTAATTGTATTCTTTGATTATTTTTATCAAATATATTAACAATCATAATATTTTCGATTCTAAAATTATAAAGGAATTTACCTCTTTTATTATTAATTTCTGAGAAATTTCCAGCAATATCAAATGTTGTAGATTTAATAGTTATTGGATTTTGGGTACTTGCAGAATAATCTAAGTATAATAAACTTAAATTATTTGTTTTTGCATTACAATCTAATGTTGCTAATTTACCTTCAGAATCGTAAACTATTTGACCTTCAACGTATTGGTTATCAGCATTGATTAAACCTAAGAATATACTATTTTCTTTTGCTTGTATTACTTCGGCTGTTGCACTCAGTATAGTTATCGGAAATCTTTTAGAAGTATTATCTATAACATATACTCTTATTTTTTGAGCAGTGCTTGAAGTTATTTTAAAACCTTTTTGTAGACCAGCAATATATGTAATGTCTAAATCTACATTACTAACGCGGTTAGCTACACTGACAAAATAGTATTCTTTTTCAGGTGTGGTGTATTCATATAATTTAGAATCTTTGTTGTAACTTAATTCAACATCAATAATTTGAAATGGTCTTGAATCATATTCATAAGTATCATCAATAAATTGAATAGTTACAGGATCTTTTATATTTAAATAAAGTCTATATTCAGAATCTACAAGTCTATAATTACCTTTAACTATATAACCATTAGAATCTACAATATTCAAGTAATTAACACCTTTTTTAAGAACTGTATAATATTGTCCTAAAGGATTATTCATAGATTCTTTAAAATCTTTGTAAACTTGTGAGTTATATTTACTGAATAATGTTTTATCTATATATAATAATTGCGTATTTTTAAGTTCATCTTCAGCTATAACTTCTAATGAATCTTCATTGTATTTTATTTTAGCACGAACTCTATACCCGTAAGTATTAATTAATTCAAAAAATATTGCATTTGGGTTATATAATCTATAATGATATAAATTATCAGATTCTAAAATAAAATTACAAGTACTTGATTTTACGTGATCATCAAAACCAGAATAAACTTTATCAAATACTTGTCTAATAGAATTATCATTTTTCTTATACAATGCTTTAAAGTCGGAAGTTTGAAGAACTTTATTACGAACTCTAGTTCCATATGTTACTGGTGTATTTGTATTGATTCTATTTTTACCAAGAATCCAAGTATCTGAACCTAGATACATATTACCAGCACCAATAGCTGCAAATTTACCGGTTGTGCTAGCTAAACCAAAATCTACTTGAAATTGATATTTGTCTTTAACTGTGGTTACAACTCTTCTAACATAATTAAGTTCCAAAGCACATTTGCTTAAGAAATCAGTATAATCTTTTTTAATTTCTTGATTTAATGAGTTAATACCTTTATAATAATATAATATTAAATTCTTAGGGTTTGAATTTTGTTCTAATCTTTCACCAGATTCAAAATATACAATTAATTTGTCATTACCTTTTATGCTGGATTTTTCAATAGTTCTAATAGTTGGATCTTTAACTAATTTTAATTCAGATTCTAATGTTAATTCTGGGTAATTAACACCAAATCTTGTAACATTAAATACTGGATTTCCATCAGCTTTATACATTTTTGGTTTATTATTTTCATATATTATATTATTATTAATGTCAGTTTCAAAAAGATATCCAGTATTTGTTTTAAAATTATCTTCACAATCAGAATCTTCGCAAGTTACTCTAAAAACATTTACATCGTAAACTTCTTTACACAAGAAATAATCTTCGAATTTAAGAACGTAAGTTCTTGTAAACAAGTACGTCCAACCCACTGGGTGAGCCAACGGCTTAACAAACGCTTCGAATATTTCTGGTAACATAGATCCATAAACACGGTACTCAAATATATTTTCACCAGGTTCTATTGTTAATTGGCCATCGGTTTCTAATACAAAACTTTCAATATTTAATTGTTCTATAATACGATATATAAACTCAATAGATCTTAAAGTTCCTTTAGATTGTTGAAAATTTTTAAATAATTCTAATTGTTCTTGCGACAATAAGTGTATCACATTTATATCTAATTGAGTTTCACTAAAATTAAAACCATATTTTTCGTGTGCTTTTCTAACAGCTTCTGCAAGTTTATGATTTTTTGAACCATCGGTTATAGTCTTATAAAAGTTTGCAGCATATGTTTTAATAATTTCTTCATACAGAACTTCATTTTTAGAATTATATAAATTATTGATGTCAATCGCTAGGCTTGAATTATCATAGATATAATCTACAAAAACGTCAAGGACGTCCATAATAAATTTATTAGATTTGTAATTTTCTGGGACTAAGTTTTTAGCTATACTTTTAAACACATCAAACCTTTAATTATGCTTTTAGTGTATTTATCTGGCTCTTAGTCCTAATTAAATTATTTTAATTTTTTGACTTCTACTTTAGATTCCATATGAACACTCTTAAGAACCACTCTATGTAAGGTTCCTACTTTATCAGGTGTTGTACTCCAAACTCTTTCATCGTTGTGGTCGTTTAGATTTACATTCTTTGCTAAGACTCCTTGTCCTAATTTGATTATATCTACTGTAAATCCTGGGTTATTACTAAAAGAATAATATATTCTCCTAGCATTTTCATATTGCTCAGAATCACCTAATAAAGTATATTTAAGAACTGCAGTTGATAGATAATATAATAATTTACCTAGTTTTTTACCTCGCAGATCCTTATCAACTTCTACAGCACTAACTGTATAAGTATTCTTATAACCCATTCTTTTAATTTTATCAGTAGGTAATAATCTAATCATAGCTATAGGATAAAATCTATCTTTAGTTCCATTAGGATTAGTTTTAGTTGGATAATCTTCAGGTACTTTAGTAGCTAAGATGTGATAAGATTCTCTGCGATAAAAATAATATTCTCTGTCATCATAAATTACTTTATATACAAAAGGTGATTTATCAAATGTATATTCTATTGAAGTATATCTAGGACCATCTAAATACTTTAAATTACCAAAATCATAATCACCTGATTTAGCAATTGCTTGCTCTTCTAAAAAATCTGAAAATTTCAATTAAACTCCTTTAATTTATAACTTTAGTTAACACCAATCTATTAAATCTACCACGTATTCTTTCTTCTTTAGTTCCTGTTAAAAATAGTTCTTCATCGGTCCAAATTCTTGGATCTAAAGCATCTTTTAATTTAACATTTTTAGCAATAATTTTACCAGTTGCTAGCTCAACTATATCGACGTTAAACCCAGGTGATTTAGATAAGAAAGTCCATAAGTTCCTAGCACCTTCATATTGTTCTTCATCACCCATCAATGCCCATTTAAAATCATCGACTAAGATAGTATATAATTTTTTACCTATTCCACCACCTCTATATGATCTTAAAGTTTCAACACCTTTAACTATTCTAAGAGGACCATAACCTAAACCTCTGTATTTTGTTGTATATTCCAAAAGTATAGCAGCTAATATCTTAAATCTTGTTGTATAAGGTTCAAATCTTTTATCTATTTCTTCTTTAGCTACACAATAATATTTTTGTTTAGGGTGGTTAGCATTACATTCAATAATGAATAATTCTGTATTATCACCATTTATATCAAAGTTAAACTTGTGGAGAACTTTCACAACTTTCTTTGATATCAAACCTCCAGCACCTATATAATCCAAGTTGCCAAAATCATAATCACCTGATTTAGCAATTGCTTGCTCTTCTAAAAAATCTGAAAACTTCATTATGGCCTCGTTATTTCAATTTACATAATTATATTATAAAATAACTTAAAATATTCTTAATTAGATAATCAAACACTCATAGTGCTCATATCAATGTCACCAGCTCTTAAACTATCTCTAACTTCTTGGTAATCTAATAAATCATCAAAAACCACAGATCTAAGTCTAAATATTGAATTTCTTATTAATTTAAAATTATATGATGGATAATTTAACATAAATTCATAATTATATCCAGGTTGGAAAATCTTTGTTTGTAATTTAACTCTAATATAAGGTATTCTTGAATTAAATATTGTATAAGAACCTACAATTTGCTCACCTTCTTCTGGTGTAGTAGCACTTCTATTCACTAATTTAATAGGTATTCTTATATAAGCAACTTTAGATAGATCTAAATTAATATATTCTTCAACTGTTGTATAAAATGGTAACATAGTCTTAACAGATTCTTCATCTATAACATAGTCGACAACTATTTTTTGTTCTGCTACATAATCTGTTAAATCTGCTGGGATAACTTTATGTGTTTTGCTAGGTTCTTGTATTTCTTCGAAACAAATAAGTTCGGCATCTTCACTTTCTGCAGGATTTGCTTTAGCAAATAAAGCCCATTCTATTGCTGGTATATTTTCTGGTATTATTTGTCCCTTAGCATCATATATACCTTCAATTGGTAAATCTAAATATACATAAGCCCCACCAGGTCCTTCATCTACTGATAAATCTACCGCAGCTTCTTTAACATATACTATTTGATTTTGATACAATAAATCACCGCGTTTTACTTGAACGTCTAAATTAAAATTAAAAGTTCCTGTTTTTCTATAATTATTTAATACTATATAAGGAGCTTCGTATTTTAATGGAGAATCATCTGGTATGCTAACTGCATATGAATCTAATGAATCATCGTGATTTGCAATTAAATTTCTGACGTCGAATTTATTATTATAATTAACATAAAATGTAATTTTTTCATTGGATTTTAATTGAACTTCTCTATCAAATGTGGTAGTAGGTGTATATTCTGTTATATTTTCAAACTGTTTAGCAACAAATTGGATTCTGTCATCTTCTACAGGTGTTAATTCATTTTGCCTTTCTATATAAGTAGGATATATACCAATAGAACCATCTACACTACCAAATGAAATTTTTGTAATATCTAATAATATACCATCTATTTTTGTATCAAACTGCCTTTGGGCTATCATAGTGTCTGTTATAGTAATACTTGTAGTTTTTTGAGCATAGTCTATTAATAATGTATCATTGGCTTTTACTGAACTTGGTATCCAAACTCTAATATCTATTTGACCATCAGAATCCTCATACCAGTTATAATATAAATTAGAAGTTTCTATATCACCAAAAACATTATCTTGACTTTCAGTTTGGTTGACTGCAGATTCCCAAGAACCACTAGCAGTTCCTAATAATTGATTAGATTTTAACCCATTGCTATCAGGTTCTTCATCATCACTTGGTTTTAAAGATTCTTTGTTACAAGTATAGACAACTTTATAATCACTTGCCCCCACAAAACCTGCATATTGACCCCTTTGTAAATCATCACATTGTAGATAGCCTTGCGAAAGCATCTCTTCTGTGATATAGAAATCATATATTAATTGTTCTGCTTTTCGAGAACCGTATAAACCATAAACTTTAAAACTATCACTCACACTAACAAATCTTGGTAATGCTATTTTAATAACTGATAATTCATTACCTATATTAACATTAAAAAATACGGTTTTATTTTTTAAGTTATATAAATTAATGTCGTTACCACCATAGGTTGTTAATCCGTCATATGATACTATTCTAACATTTAATGATTCTTCATCAAATCCCACATCCTTAAAATAAAAAGATTTATAAGATTGGTTAACGTCAGTATCTGTTAATTCATAAGTATAATGATCTGTATTGTCTAAAATAAACGGCAAACTTTCTTTATTAAAATAAACTTCTAATTTATCACCTACACTAGCCAATAAACTAAAATAAACACTAAGAACTAAATTCTTAGATAATTTGTCATATGATTTAGCATAAAAACAATTTACTTTACTAAAGTCTTTATTTTCTTTAAATTGTTTTACACAGTTTTCTTCGCTTAGTAATAAACTAAAATATGGTTTTACTTCTATACCATTACCCAGACCCAATTCATTGTCTAAATGCCTAACTAAGTTAGAATGGATAAATTCACCTTCAAATTTTTCAATTTCCGCCATTTTTTCGCGAATCTTTGCATAGATTTTTTTACGAATATCTGATTTTGGAGTACCAAATGGATATTGTTTAATAAGAACTTGTAAATCTATATTAACATATGTTGGATTTTTAAGATTATTCTTAAGTGCTGGTAAATTATATGTATCTACTAAGTCAAAAATACCTGGGTTTTTATAACCGTTAGCATCTTTTTCTGCAGAAACGACTTCACCATCATTTAAATATAATGTGTCAGGATCATTATAAGATTCTTTTATATAGTATTGATTAGTACTTATTTCAGTAGTATTCAATAATTCACCGTTTGCTAAAGTAGAGTTTTCTTTTTTATAAGTATATGTTCCATCACTTTGTTGAACTTTTTTAAAGATTGTAAATTCTGGTTCTTTTCTTCGGGGCTCAGCTGAAAAATACAAATTACCTGGCGCGACTGGGTATTCGTCTTCACCCCCCCAAGTCACTACATTTTTAACACTCGAGTGTGTTTTTATAACTGAATTATAATCGTGTATAGTTACTGTTCTTGAAGCACTATTATAAAACATTGGTGCATTTGTTTTGATGGATTCAATGCTTTCTTCATCCTGAGCTTGAGAAACTAATACTGGCACATCTTTACCAGAAGTTAATATTTTACAAAAAGAGCCAAGATCTCCATTAACGGAAGCTGAATCACATCTCTCATAATAAGCATCTTTACCAGAAGTTCTTAAAACATTAATATAAACTCTTGTATTAGAAGGTAACTTAGTACCAGCAGTTCCTAGTTGGAAATATATCCTAGCATTACCAGTATCTACATCATCTTTTCTGAAGAATTTATTATTAGTACTATCCTTAATATCAATTAAATTAAAAGAAGATTTTACAAAAGTCGCATTATCCGACAAATTTCCAAAAGTATCATAATAAGTAACGTAGCATTCTACACCATCATCTTCTACGTCATTCCAAGGTATATCTATGTATTCAAATTTTTCATCTATTTTATAAGTTAAAATATCAGGATATTCTTCGTTTTTAATTAATGCACCTTCTTTTACTTGTATTGTAGTTGTGGTTCCTATTTTATCTATATTAAATTCTAAATCATCACCTAAATAATTGTAAGTAAAACCATTTATGGTAAATGTACTATACTTTGGTATTTTAAAATAACCAGTTCTTGTAAAACTTAATGTTATTTCAAGTATTGTAGATTTTTTATGATAAGGTTCATAAGACAAAACCCTAGCATCTTGTATAACATTTTTACGTTTGGTTGCCAAAGTTAAAACATTCTCATTAACATTTACTGCTGTATTGAAGTTCAAAGAACTTACAATATAAGATAAAACAGATGCTAAGATTGCTCCATTAGAGCCTTCGTAAGCTCCACCATCCCAGCCTTTTTCAATTAATCTTTTAGCTATATCTTGATATATTTCATCATACGTAAAAGGTAATGTTTCTTTTATAATAGCCATTTAAAAATCCTGATTTTTATAATATTTATTTGATTTTTCGACCGATTTTTTTAGTTTAATAAATAATAAAAAATATTAAAGGATTATGAATGTTAAGTATTGCTATTTACGTTGCTATATTCGTTGTTGGCCTTGCTATAGGTTATTGTATTCGTGTCAATGGCTCTAAAAAAGCTGAAGCTCTTTATGAAGCACTTAAAAAAGAATATGACGAATTAAAAGAAAAATATGATAATAAATAAGGCTTAGAATGGGTGAACAAGCAGAAGATTTAAAAAAGAAACTAAGATATTATTGGTTTGTTTTTAGATGGTTTTTAATAGGCAGATACCATTGTTCTAGTGGTGAACATTATACTATTTCATTAAGAACTGTTTGGAAAATATGCAATAGAACCGTATGGGGTGTTATTACATTTTCGTTGATATATGCAATAGCTAGCTTTTTTGATTATGTTGGTTAACCCATAGATTGCTAATATTTTATGTAATAAATAACATAAATTTTTAAAGGGAGTAAAACGTTGAACTTTTATGATGCTTTGTTTGTCTCCCTTCCCATACTATTTATAGGTGCTGTTATAGGTGCTGTACAATTCTTACATATAGACAAAACTGCTAAACATGAAACCAAGTTTTTAACGAGATTCAAACTTTTTTTTAAAACATCAACAACCTCCGGTATTTTAGCATTATCTTCTTTTTTAATAACTGATAATTTTGATTTAACTTATTCGAGCAGAATAGGTTTATCGATTTTTATAGCGTTTGCTGGGTATGAAAAAATACAAAGTATAATTGATAGATTATTAGATAATATATCACCTAAAGACAAAGATTCTAAATTATAACATTAGAATGTTTTGAATATAGCATTTTAGTTCTAAAACATATAACATTAGAATGTTTTGAATATAGCATTTTAGTTCTAAAACATATAACACTTTAGTGTAAAAATAAATATCTAATAATTAATAATTATGAAAGGTATTTTATGGCATTAGAACATATTACTGTAGATCCGGTTAAAGTCGATATAAACGGTTCAATCTATGAAAAATCACAAGCAGAGGTTAAAGCTATTATAGCTGAAAGAACTGAAGCAAACTTAGCAGATAATGAAGTGAGTACACCATCAGTAGAAACTACTTTATCTTTAAAACCTGCAAACAAACAAACTATCGAAAAAGGCCAAACTAAAGATATCACTGTAACTACAAATGCTAGCGATTTCACAGTTGAATCGAACAACACAAACGCTACAGTTGAAAAAGGTTCTGGTAAATTTACTATAACTGCTGCAACTAAAGGAACTTCTGAAATTACTGTAAAAGCTACAGCTCAAGGTGGTTCTGAAAAGGTTGTTAAATTAAGTGTTGAAGTAACTGAAGCTGCTGCAGGCGCTGGACAAGGCTAACAAGTCGATTTAATATCGGCTTATGCCTTAAAATAATACGATAGGTATATAAATGGCAACTTATAAAGATTTTCATAACGATTCTTTAAATAATGTAGTTATAGATAAACAAGCTATAGAACAAAGTATTTTTAACATATTAACTACTAGAAAAGGTTCCTTAGCTGGTAAACCAGAATTTGGTTGTAATTTATATGCTTATTTGTTTGAAATGATTGATCATATTACTATTAATAGTATACAAACCGAAATTACAAGATGTTTAAAAGTTTACGAACCTAGAATCAAAGTTCAAAGTGTAGACATTTATTCACAACCAGAATTCAATAGGGTTATATTAAGTATTAATTATAATTTTACAGGCGTAGAAACTTCAAGCTTCGAAACTTATACAATAACCTTAAATACTAATTAACCTATTTAAATCATTTAAGCCTCTGATCAAAAATAAATACTAAAAATATAAGCAGGAGATTTAATGTCTGATTTTAGATACCAAGGCTATAATTTTAACTTAACTAGTTTTAGAGAGTTCGTTCAAGAATTCAATATTATGGATAACCAAAGAGCTAGCGCAGACGCACTAAACAAGTCGGTTAACAAACTCAAAAGAGAGGTTAACCAATTAATTGGTCAATTCAAAATATTGACTTCAAAAGAATCTATCAGATGGGATGCTAGCATAATTTATGAAGCAGGTGAAATTGTTTCTTATATAACAGAAGATAATCCAGATATAGAAACTATTAAAAATTCATATTATTTAGCATTACCTAGCGATATTGAAAATCAAGGATATTACCCAGATACTAACTCTGATATGTGGAAAAAAGTCACTTTAAATGAATTATATCCTTGGTTAGACGTAGATAATTACCCTACTAAAACAGACAATGATAAAGATTGGCCTATTGTTGATGATTACGATGTTATTAACTTAAAGTATCTTAAATGGGCTTTAGAACAATTCAAAGATTTCTTAGATAGTTATCTAGCAGGTATCTATATCAAACAAGATAATAAAATAGATTTAGAAATATCTAAACCTACTCACGTCACAACTAAAAAATACGTAGATAATTTAATAGATGAAGTAAAACAAAGTATTACTAATATAGATGATTTATTAACAGATTATGTATTTGTCGATTCTAAATCTAAGCAATTACAAACTCGCAAAAGTAAAAAAGAAGCTTGGTTAACCACAGAAGCTGGATTATTACCAGGATTAAACTTAGTATCTACAATTGGCTCAACAACCCAACAATTTAAAGCTATGTATGCTCAAGATTTTATAGGAACTGCTTTAAAAGCAAAATACGCTGACTTAGCTGAGGTCTACGAAACCGGCAAAGAGTTTGAAGTTGGCGCTGTTCTAGGCATTAATGAAAATTCAGAAATTGAATATTTCGATATCTATAAACATAATAGACCTTTAGGTGTCGTTTCAGATAAACCAGGGTTTATTCTTAATAAAGATTGTAAAGGTGTGTTAATAGCTTTAAAGGGCCAAACACCTGTAATTGTTAAAGGTTCTGTAAGAGCTGGTGATGAATTATACGCTGAGTATGACGGTTATGCTTGTGTAAATCCAAGCAAAAAAGAAGAAAAATATTTTATAGGTATAGCTTTAGAATCTAAAGAATCTGAACTAGTTGGCTTAGTAAACACTAAAGTATAAAATATGTTAACACATAATGACCAAGAATATGAACAATTAATAATAGTAGATTTGTTAATACTGCTTTTAGTAGTTACATTCATTTTATATATTTTTGTATAAAGGATTATGATGCCAGTCCCAAGCGTTAGGTTTATCGATAGCGATGCTAGTTCCACAACAAATTATTCACAACAAAGAAGAGTATTCTATGCTGGATATTTCGATAAAGGTTCGCCAGACACTCTAACACCCGTTTATTCTATATTAGATTTTAAAACAAAATTTGGTAAACCAAACAAAAATAATATAAATGACTGGTTTCAAATTTATAATTATTTTTTATATGATAATAATGAAATAGTTATTTCGAGATCTATCGGCGAAAATTCAGTTAACGCAAGTATTAGCTATCCATTTAATGACTTTGATGTTAGAATAGATAACTTAGATGATTTTAGAAATAAACCCATAATTTCTGAAAATAATTTCTTAAGAATCATTGCTAGAAACCCAGGAGAGTGGGGAAATGATTTAACAGTTTGTATTTTTACACAATATGAAGTTCTTAATAATATGTTAATACACAGCAATTATTTAGCAAAAGATATTCAAAATTCAATGAGTTCAAATCAATATTGTATTTGTGTGTTCTTAAAAGATACATTAATGGAAAAATATATCTTAAAAGAAGCTGAGGATATGGTAGATACTATTAATGAAAATTCTAATTATATATTCATTATTTTCGATCCTAAAAAATACAAGTTATATGATGGTAATATACACTATGTGGATGGCTTAAATCGCTTAGCTGATGGAAATGAACCTAACTCAGATAAAACAGTTTTTTACGGTTCTAATAGTCTTAAATTAAGTAACGGGTACGCAAGTTTACCAAGTGCAGCTCAAATAGATGAAACATATAAAAATGTCGGTGAATCTAACGATTATATATTTGATTTTATAATTGCTAATACACAAAGTCCAAATTCTGCTATCAATTTAGCAGATACTCGTGGTGATTGCTGCGCTTTCGTAGGCATACCTAGAGGTATCAAACCTGAAGAATATATTAAACAATTACAAATTTCAAACAATGCTGTTGTCTACTATGGTTCTAAATTACAATTAAATCCATTTAATAATCAAAATATATATGTTAATTGCATAGGTGATATTGTTGGTTTAAGAACCAGATTAATTAATTCACAAGAATTATCAGTATCTCACTGTAAAACAATTTATAGTTTCTTAAATACAATAGATTTGGATATATATTTAACAGAATCACAAATAAAAGATTTATATGATTTAAATATTAATATTGTTAAAAAAGGATATTCCGGTATATACGCTTTAAGTGAAAATACCTTAAAAGGATCTAAATTAACAAATAGAATAATATATTTCAATTTAGTTCGAGAATGTGAAAATGCTGCATTATATTATGTATTTGAAAATAATGATGAATATACAAGAAATGATTTAGCTTCAAAAATAAAAGAAATTTGTAGAAGTTATGTTGCAGATAATAATATAGAAGATTTTAAAATAGTTTGTGATATTTCTAATAATCCTACTCAGGATAATAACATTTATGTAGATGTTTATTATAAACCTAAGTATTTAATTGAAGAAGTTGTATTTAGAATTCAAGCAGCTAGTGAATTGCCTAGTTGAATTCTAAATTGATTTCTTAAAATTTTAATCCCATATTTTTAACTCTATCTAAAGTATCTGTATAATCTTTATCTTCTCTAAATCCATTAAATCTTGGATGCATTAAAGCATATATTTCAGAATCTTCAGATTTTGTCAATGCTGTTGCTTTAACTGTAAAAACTTTATTTAAATACTTAGAACTATTTTTAAATATTTCAGCTCTTTCAGTATCGCTAATCCCAGAAACTTTACCTTGAATTAATTCATCATCTGTTTTAAAAACAATAGCACCAAAAGTATCCTTAAACTTACCATTACCTTCTGTAAAATCAATACAACGAACTTCAACTTCTATTTCTGGTTTTAATTTTATTTGTTCTGTACTAGTACCATTCTTAAATACAGCGTCACAATTTTTTAATATAGCACCTTCTTCACCTTCTTTTAACCAAGTATTTAAATACTCATTAGCAGCTTCTATATTATCAATAACTCTGGTTCTAACAACAGTTAATGTATTAGATTCTAAAGATTCAGTTAATCTCCAAACAAACTCAAATCTTTCTTTATATGGTGTTTTACTATTTCCATTTTCAAATTCTTCTAAAGTCAAATAATCCCACATATAAAAAGTTACATTTTCAGGTGGTGTTAAACTATTAAGTAAACCATTAGATTTATATCTAATTTCAGTTGAATTAGCACCTTCAACTTCGTTACAAATTAATTCACCAATATAAGCACCATCTGGCAGATTCAATAATGCTGAATATACTTTAGGGTGATCATAACTTTCACCAGATCTTGAAAATGCTTGAATATTATCACCTTTTTTAATAAAAGTTCTATAAGTTCCATCTGCTTTTATTTGAATCATTGCTGGGAATCTAATATTCTTAAATTTATCCATTAGTGAACAACGCATATATGGAAATTCTGTTATAAGTTTTTTATGAACTTTGTTGATTTGTTTGGTTGAAATTCCTGAATGGATATCTCTATCTAAAATACAAGTAATAATCCTGGTTATTTCCGGTGTTTTATTATTAAGTAATGTATGTATGACGCTAATCGCTTTATTCCCTGTAAAATCGCGATTATGCAACGCTATGAACGTATTTTTAATTGTATTGAAATCTATGGTTTCATTATTATTTTGGAATTCTGGTACTTTTTTAATTCCGTAAGAATATTTGACTTTATCATAAACTAATGAAAGAAATTCTTTAATGATTTCATTGTTATATTTTTTAAGAACTTCTAATTTATAATTAGAACTATTTGAAGCATTTAATTCATTTAAAAAATCTGTTATAATTTGCATTTTATCTCCTTTTGATAATTATAATATAATTGAACTTAAAAAATTATTAAATTATACATTTTCTTGTTTTAGAATCCCATAACACCCAAAACAATAATCGCAACTTTCACAATCTAAACATTTTACACATTCTCAACAGTCTTCACATTTAATACAGTTTTTGCAGTTTGAACAATTAATACAGTCTTCACAATCAAAGCAATTTTTACAGTTTGAACAATTAATACAATTTTTACAGTTCACCAAAGATTCTGAAGCTTTTTTAGCTTGCTCTTCTGTATACCTAGAAGAATCCCATTTATTGTTGTTAGAATCTATATAATAACCATCTATTAATTGCATTTTAACTCCTTTAATATTATAATTTAAAACCTAAAATGATAGCCAGCCTTCATAAACTTCAAATGAATCTAAATTTATATAATCTTTCTTATTGAATATAAAAAGTTCACAACCAAGTACTTCCATACAACATCGATCTGATTCTGAATCCAACCCTCTAAAGAATAGACCAAAATCTTCACCGTGTTGATAAGAATCTACGTGATCTAAAAAATATTTTTTACCATTGAATGTAAATATTAATTTTTCATTTCTAACGCGATCTATTAAATCGTTCATAACATTGTGTGCATAGTTGTTAGGGTCTTTAGCTATTTTATTCATTATGGCTCCTTTATCTTTTAATGAAATAATTATAACATAAAATAGCTTAAAAATTTCTGAAGTTCAAAAGTTTTAAATTAATGAGTCTTTTTTAATAGATAAACCTGTCTTATCATATTCTTCTTCTGTATCGGTATTATCAGAATCTTGATCGTCATATTTAGGGCCGGCGTTTGAATCAGAATCAGAATCTGAACTAAATTCATCACCACTTTCAAAATCTCTATAAAATTGTTTATACAATGGGTTCTTAGATTCTTTTTGAATAGCTTTAAGATTCTTTTTGATTTCAACATCATTAAATCTAAAGATTTCTTTATATAACGTATCTACAGGTAAAACTGTTCCTCCAAAATCTTTAGCTGTTGAGAATGCATCTATACGTTTCATAAACAATGTTAGGTTCATTCTTTCAATAAATTGATTTTCTTCACTAAAGTATATATTAATAGAATCTTTAAGTTCTTGAAATTGTTTTTCAGTACAAACTTTAGTACAAATTAATTCTCTTTTTAGAATTTGCACAAAGAATTCAGTGTATACTTGGCGAATCCTAGTTATTTTTTGGAAGAATTTGATGTCTTCGTTTGTGATAGCATCTGCTTGCAAATCAAATAATGGTTGTTGTGATTGGTCATCTAAGTAGATTCTATTAACTGGTATTCCCATAGATCTATATAATAACTTGTAGAAGAACATAATATCACCAAGTTCTCCTAAGTTACCAGTTTCGTCTAAGATATCTACTTGCATACCTTTAGCACCAGCTTTATTACCAATCCAATAATCTTCGACCATAGTGACAATGTGTTGGTTATTAGTTACTTCACCAGTTTCTGGATTGTATTGTTTTTTATATTTGAACTTATTAGTCAAATCCCTCATATAAGCTTCTGCTTTAGAATTAGGTAATTCACTTAAATCTATATTAAACACACGTCTTGAAATTGATCTTGAAAATCTTAAAGGTATTAACAAATCTTCAAGTGTTTTTAATTGATTAGCTGTTTTAACAGAAGCTTCTAATTCACTTAAACAAATACCAGAATCTGAAAACAAACCAAAATTTTGATGAACTATTTCTTCTATATCGTATTCTAAAGCAGCTTGATCTATTCGAACTGGAGCTTTACCATTGATATTGATATATCTTTGATTCCCTAAGAAATTGTTTTTAAGAGCTACTGAAGAATTTATATCTATGTATTTGTATTTAGAATCTGTTAAATCATACCAAAGATATCTAGGATCTAAATAATATAATTCTTTTATACCTTTTTTCTTATCATCGTGGTATTTAATTAATATATTCATTTGGCCGTCTATATAAGATTGTCTGATAAAAGAATGTAGATATTTTTGGGTCCCAAATAATTTCATTATTTTTTCAAAAGCATTAGATATTGCTATGTCTATTTTCTTATTCGAAGTATCAACTTCTAATTTAATAGGATCTTTGAAATCTCTACAATATGCGACTTCGTCTACAATTTCTGTTAAACCACTCCAACATTCAGCAATCTTAGCAGTTTGTCTGTAGATATCAATTTTTTGAGCTTGTTCTGATGCTTTTTGTAGATTATCAACATAAGTTATGTCATTTACATTATCAAAAAAGGTTTGGAATCTTAAAGGTTCGTCATCAGATAAAGTGTTTATTACTCTACCGAATGGAACTGTAGTATCTATTTTATTAATAGGTTGTTCTAAGAATGGTCTATCTATTTTTTCACCTATAATACTATTTTTTATACTTTCTAATAACCCCATTATTAACCTTTTTTTAATATTTATGTACTAAACTTTTAAACTTTAGTTATACTTTAAACTTTAAGAATATAAACCATAAGATATTAATAAATCTTTTGTTTTTTGGCTAAGATATTTTGTGTGCTTAATTTTCTTTTTAATATAATTAATATCTTTTTTGGTTTCTAAATGAATTGCTTTAATCAGTTTATTATATAAAGACTTCGGAAAAATTTCTTTTAATTTTTTTGCTTCGCTTGGGTATACATATGGTGTTGTATCAGTTTCCAAATAATTTGCAGCATTTCTTAAAAAATCAGACAAGTTTTGAATTCTATATCTTTTATAATTATTTTCCATTTTACCTAAGAAAATATTACAAGTACTGCAAATAACATTTCTGACTAAGCCGGCGCCTTGTACACCTAAATTTTCTTGTTTTTTACTATGTTTGTGATCAAGTACAGGATTGAAGATCTTAGAACCGCATAAAGGGCAAATTGGGTTTGATTCTACCATAGAATCTCTGAGTTCTTTTGCAGTTTTTGTATTTAGAACTATAAGTTCTTCTATTTCATAAGTTTTTAGTTCTCGAGGTTTTAAATCTTGCATTTTTAGTCTTTATATTTTATGTTTTATATTAGTATTTGATGGTTCATTAACAACATCACAAATTAATTTAATATCGTAATATATAGTTATTATACAAAATATTAAGAACATTTTCCAAGATAATGTATGATGTATATAAAAATCAATTAAAAAACAAATTATACCTACTGATACGGCTATAGCCATATTTAAGAAAGTTTTAATTAAATGGTTTGGCAAGTGTTAAATCCTAGTTTAAACTTGATATTTCAATACCATTATTATAAAACAATTTTTTAGTTTTCTTAGAACTAATTAAAACATTTTCTGGTATTATTGAGTTATCTAATGCAGACGCTACCCAATTTTTGTTAGAACTATTGTATGTCCATTTTTGATTGTTTAATATATCTATTATAGTATCATCGTACACACCTGATTGAGAATCAAAATAAAATTTAATATTTTGAGACCAATTACCAAAACCCATTTGACAAGGTGAATTTAATAATTCTTTCAATATATTAAATTCATTATCGGATAAAACACTAGGTTTTGTTGTTGGTAATGTATAATCAATTAATGAGTTGTCATCCAATGCTTGGTTTAGATCTGAAGTCCAACATTGTACTCTATTTTTAGTTCTAGTCACTTTTAATAAATGTTTGCCTGCTTGCCAAGTTGTTTTAGGATAATTATTGGTGATATCACCTTTAGAAGCTAATAACCTATAAGTTGTATAAGGTTCTTCATTGTTACCACAATAATTAAAAAATAGACCCCAGGAAGTACCACCTGGTAAAGTGTTTAATTGTAAAGATCTCACTGCACTTAATGTATATAATTTACCATTAATTATTTTAGCTGCTACAACAATACTTAAAACATCGTCATCCCCATCTTGACCAGTGGCTGATATTTGCACACTATAAGTATCTTTGATATCATTACTTAAAAACATGTTATAATAATTTGAATTTATATTACTTGCTATAGCATCTTCTGCTTCTATGTAAGACCATTTAGCAGCTTCTGCTTTCCCTGCAGCATCATCTAATTTGGGGCCGCTAGCAGAATTCATAGTAGAGTGCCTTACCCAATTATCAAAAACGTTTTTTAATGTAACGCTTGATTTTAACGTAGCTAAATCAGTTGCATTATCACATATATTTAAAAATTGAACTGTTGGCGTGTTTTGAACTTGAGTTATAGTGTTATTTACATTTTGTATTTGCTGAGTTATAGTAGTATTTACATTGTTTTGAACTTTTTCTATTTCAGTTTTTAAGCTTTCTGCATCTATAATTTTATTAGCTTTATCACCATCACCCAAATACACGGCATTTTTAGAAAATGTTAACATACCTCTTTGGGTAGATTTATAATCTCCGGCTTCTACGATATCTTTAGAATCTACATTTAATCTTAACTCAGTCATTTTAATTCCATTTGATGTTTTTGTTATTTATTTTCTGGTTCTTTAGACAAATCTGATACTAAACCCAAGCTTTTAAATCTTTTTAATATTTTATTATACATAGAATGTATTTCGCTTGGTGTATTTCTTTTAAAGAAAACTTCTGAATTTAGATTCTCAATTACTGCAGTCGCAGAAATCGCACCAGTGTCTCTAGGTGTTTCAACAACTTGAATATCTGGGTTAGCTCTTAATTGATTTACGTAGTCATTATACCTATCACTACCGCATAAAACAGCATTTATATTCATTTTAGATTTATTCATAATACTAATAATATTTCCTGTACTATGTTGTATAATTTCAATTTCAGGAAAGCAAGATTTTAACATTTCTAATCTAAGATCTTCAAACTCTTTAGTATCTTTTGAAGTCACTAAACAGACCACACCATTATCGTATTTTTTTAATCCATTTTTAATAATATTATAATGAGCTTTAGTTAAAATTCTAAACTTACCTAAGAATAAAAAGTTATTATTTCCTTTAAGTCTTTTAATAACGATCATTTTGATATTACCTTGAATATCATCTTTTATTTGAAATTGTGTCTTTTTAGGATGCGTAAAATTCAACTTATATTTCTTAAGAGCTTCGCCATACTTTTGAAGTATTTCATTTAAAGAACCTTTAATATTACTGGCTCCGATAATATTTAAAGCTGCTAATCTAACGTTAGCCCAATAAGCATTTTCAGTATCAGGATCTCCTTGATATTGTGAACGGGTTTCTGCTCTTGCTTTAGGATCCACTTGATAAGGTTGTTGAATTTTTAATAAGAATCCGGGATAAGTTAAAACATAACCTTCAGGTTTACCACCATACTTAGATTCCATTTTAAGAAACATTTCAGATATTTGTTGTATATATAAATCTATGTTTTCTATTTTAAGAATATTTTTATAAGTTCTAAAAATATCATTGAGTTCTTGTGATTTGATACCACGTTCAAAATTAGCGAAATTACCTTCAAATATAGTTCTTGGGTAATCAAATCCTAATTTCTTAGCATAAGTTTCTCTTGAATCTGTATAGAAACCTTTTGGTTTTGTGAATAATCTCCCAAATTTGACTTCATAAGTACAAGGGCTATAAGCTAATAAAATTGCACCCATCTTCTTATACTTATGTTGTAATGTAGGTTTTTTCATCAAGAATTCTACAAAGAATTCATAATTTAAAGGTAAACTCTTTGAATCACATTTTTTAAGAATATCGAAAATAAATGTAAATTGTGAATTATTAATGCTTTCAGGTCTTATTTTGGATTTGACTGCGTATTCAAACTCATCAGGATATATAATATTGGATTTGTATGAAACAATAAAATCTTGTTTATAATCACCAGTTTTATCTATATGAACTATGGTTACTTTAATACCGTCATATTTTTCTTCTACTTTAACTTTATCGTAGATAAAAGCTTCTTTTCTTGCTTGGCTAGTCAAATATTTGTTTACATTTAATATAGATATATCAATTTGATCTTTTTGCATTGTATTCACTTTTTGTTTTATTTATTACCCAAATAAATATATCAAAAAATCATAAAGGCCTAATATGAATTTTAAAGAAGCTCAAAAAACACCTGCCAGAGGTTATTTTTGTATTGAAAGTTTAGATGCTAATGGTAATGTTATCGATAAATTCGAACAGAAAAATCTTATTACAAATGTAGCAAGAGCTGAATTTGCTAAATTGATTGCCGGTATCAATGAAAGCAATGCTATTAATAGATTTGTTATGGGCACCAAAGGACATCAAGGTTCTGATATTTTAACACCAAAGGATGAAACTACTGGATTTACTGCGTCTGTTACTAATATTTTCAGTGGGCAAGAACAAGGTGATATTAATAGAACTTGGAACCAAGTAATTTTTACACCAAGTGGTAATATGGTTAACACTGCTGCCACAAATGTTCAGGATGGTGCTAATAATAACTCTACAGTAGATATTACAGTTACTGGTATTGAGCAAGCAGAGCCTGTAGTAACTTATACTATTAATATCGCACAAGATGCTTTTAACTGTGCTAATGATGGTGTAGTTTATACCGAAGCTGGTTTGTATAGTGACACAAATTTGATTGCTATGAGAACCTTTAAAGGTAAAGTAAAAGAATCAACAGTCGCATTCAGAATTCAATGGAGTGTAATGTTTTAATTATTGGAGCTGACATAGCTCCTTTGATTAAGATCTACGTATAGAATCTAAAATACTTGCATATAATTTAGCTACTTCTTTATTTACCTTATATTTTAATTGTATTTCTTTAACAGATTCCGATTCGGATAATGCTTTCGTAAATCTTATAAATTTTGGTTTATTTTTTGTATATCTCACTAAATTATATTGAGCTTCGTTAGGCAAGCTTTTATATAATATATTAATAACATTAGCTAATTGTAAAGTGTTAGGGCTTGACCCTAAGAATCTACAAAACATAAAGCTATTAAAACCTAAACTCTCGTTATAATCTTTGTCCTTAAGACAGTTTGTAAATTGTTCGAATATATTTGCCATAATTAATTATATCCTAATTTTGTTTAAATTTTGATTAAAGGCTCTTAAAAAAAATAACACTCGAGTGTTAGATGCTAAAAGATATCAAGATCCAACTTCAAGCCTTCTATACAGATAATCTTTATATTCTTTAGTAGAGTTCTTAAAAACAAACATAGCCCACTTAAAAGAATGTTTAAATAAATGGCATACAGAATCTATTGGTTCTCTACCTTCGAATTTAGCTTCTCTCATTTCTTGGTGTGTACACCCAACATTACAATACTCACGAATTTCACACTTCATACATTTCTTGAATTTTCTTGGGTCTGCGTATTTAGACATAAACTTAAGATTCTTTAGATTTAATCCAGATTCTGGACTATATAGAACCATTTTATTAGTTGATCTGTATCGCTCACAAGGCCAGAATTTACCATCTACCGCATATAAACAACCGTTATTTCCTACGAAACAACCGTGGTCTCTTTTACCAAATCTAGCACCTGCTAAAATATCTAAAGCATATAAATCAAATAATCCTACACTTGCTGGTATTCCTTTATGTTGATATTCAAGTACTTTATGTGCTAATCTTTCAACTTCTATAGCAAATGTTTCTATTTGACTTTTAGTATAAATGTTATCACGAACTAAACAAAAATCAGGTCTTAAGAATTCATAATCGTTAACAAAAAACTCAAAATTTTCAGTCATTGTTGTGAAGTTCTTGGGTTGTATCATAACTTTACAGGTATCTGTAATATTATGAATTAATGCTTTGTTTTGCTTAAAATAATCTAAAGTCCCTTCAAAAGTACCTTCAGCCACTGGGCGATTAGTATTTTGCCACAGCCCATCAAAACTCAGTGAAATTCCACAATTATGAGCCTTTAAGAACTGAACTTTTTTAGGGTCTAATAGTGCACCATTAGTTATCACAACATAGCTTGCACATCTTGGATCTTCTTGAAATTTTGGTAAAGTTGCTTCAATCACTTCCCAGTTCAACAAAGGTTCACCACCAAAGTATGAAATATGATAGCTATCTTTATCATAATAATCTAACATATAATTAATTCTATCAAAGAATTTCATAGCTGTGTCTATAGACATAGGATTTGGTGGCGTATGAGCACTATAACAGTATTTACAAGCTAAGTTACATTTAGTATCTAAGCTAAATTCTACTATCAGTTTACCAGCCATTTTAAACCTTGAGTTTAGTTTTGGTTTTAGGTAAGCAAGTCAAACAAGCTAAAAAGTTTAGTTCTTCTTGGCTTAAACCCGAATCTAAACTTGAGTTAGATTCTGAATCTAACTTTTTAGCACAACACAAAGCATATTTTATACCTACTCTAATGTCTTGCAAATCTTGTATTTTTAACTGAACTTCGGCTTGATTTTTATCTATTAAATCTTTTACCATTATCCTTTATCCTTTGTAAAATTGGACCCATATAAGCATCAACTTCACTAGCATCATATTTTACATCATTTATGAGACGTTTTTTAGTTTCTGCAATAATTTTAAGAACATTTTCTTGAGAAGTTTCTAAAATTAATAAAGAATCTACACTTAATTCTATAATAATATCTTTAAACATTTGTTTTAATTTGTTATATTCTGGTTTGTCAGTAAACTTATATCCAAGTAATTGGAAAGCACTCATAAAATCCATAATTATAATATAATCACTTAAAAGTTCTTTATAATTAACAGAGTTTATTTTAGCATCTAATCCTTCTTGATAAAATAATTCTTGTAAATTTCTAACTGCTTCAAACCCGTATTCATAATCACCAAGTTCTAAAGAATGTCTAATCTTAAGATAATTTTTATAACTTGGTCTATCTACTTTATCGATTGTTTGTCTAAATACAACCTTATCACCCAAATAAGTCAAACATTTGTTGATATTATTGATGTTGTCGTCAAAATCTTTACCATTGATAGAAACTCTGTACAATGCTGGTGTGTTGTAAACTACTGGGTTATTTGCTTGTGCATAATCCAGATCATTTTTATCGAATGTTGCTATTAATTTGCTATATTCAATTAAATTGTTTTCGTAACAATTCATAGCTAATTTACATTGGAGCATTTTGATATCTGGAAAAATATCAGTAGCTTCTAATTCACCTAATTGTTTTAAATAATCTAAAACTTTAGATTTATCACCAGTTGTGTATATTTTCGAAATTAAATACGCGGTTTTCGTTTCTATACCTTCTGGGTTATTTTCTATGATATATTCGTATTTTTCGAACATTTCTACAACTTGTGAAAGTAAATGTTCGTCAAACAATATAAAAATTATTTTTCTTAATTCTTGTTGAACCATTATATTCCTTTCGAATCCTTACAACCACAACTCTCGTGATCACATTTTAAATCTTTGACTTCAGTTTCTACCTTTGTTGTAGATTTAGACCCATTTAAAATCTCATCGAATAAAGAGTCTACTTCTGCTTGTTCTTTCTTATTAAGTTGAATCTTAGGTTCAGTTGTTTTAGTATATCCTAATTCATCTAAAAATGCTTGAGATAATCCAGCTTGGTCTAATAATTCAATAGCCATAGAATTAAACATTAAAGACATCATACCGTTAGTTTCTTGGATATATTCTGAAGCTTGACTTAGATGATAGGCTGTCATAAGAACTTGTTTTGTTTGATCTTCAGTAAAAGAAAATTTTGGATTTTGTACATTCATATTCATTTTACACCTTTAAATTTAATATATTTATGATTTTTTACAACAATATCTAAGTTGATTATTAGCTTCTAAAATATTTCTAAAGAAATTGCCTGCTTGTTTAGATTGTTTATTAGACTCAAATATCAATGCTTGGATATCTTTAGGAAAACATTTACCACCAAAACCTTTTTTACCATCTACACATAACTTAGCCATTAATCCTTGAGAATCAAAATCTTCGAACTCATTTAATAATAATTCTATTTTTCTAACATTGAACCCAGCTTCATTTAATTCGTGAAAGAATAATACCTTTAAAGCACCTAAAGCATTTCTAGCGTATTTAACTTCCATTGCTTCTCTGAGACTACAAAAATCATAAGGCGTATCTATTAATTCAGCAATTTCTTTAGCATACATAATATTATTAGCACCTATTATATGATATTTTGCTCGTTTCAATGATTCAACTTCTGTTAGAAATTCTGGCCAGGCTACAAATTTTAAATTGTATTCAGATTCTATAAAATCTACATTGCTAGGTAACAATGTTGATCTAATAACAACTAAACCACTAAAATCTTTTGATTCTATGGTATTTAAAATTTCGTATAATGTTTTTGTGTCTTGATTTGAATCAATATTATCATTTAACACATTAATGCATATAAAAATCTTGCTATAACAATTTAAACCAATTTCATTAAGATCTTTATCATTAAATCTTGGATCTATTATATTATATTCAATGCCTTTAGAATCAAAATAATTTCCTAAGCTTTGCCCGACTACACCAAAACCAATTATTAAGTTCATATTAACTCCTTAAATCTTAAATATAAATTCAATATTAGTTAAACCTATAGTATAGCCTAAACTTAAACAAGCAAACGCTGCTAAACCTAAAACAATAAAAACGAATAACTTATAAAATACTCCTGGTATTTTAAACACACTAATAATGCTAAGAACTGCTAAAAATAAAGCTGATACATAGAAGCCTAATTCAACTAATAATAACAAAAATTTAATAATAATTAAACCAGTTGTTTCTAATATATTATATTGTACACAATTACTTAACATTAGATACCCTCCTTAGTATCAAAAGCTAAAATATGAGCTCTCGGGCTAAAACTAAATCCGTGTTCAGCACATTTTTCAAATACAAATGGTGTATTCTTAATTTGTAATTCACGAGTTTCACCCATAGGCATTAAATATACTTCAGTGTATATAGGTAAATCATAAAGTATTTCTTTTATTTCAGCATAGTCTGTATCCCAAGTTTCTGGATTGACTACAAATTTAAGATAAGATTTAGGGCAATTTTCAAGAATCTTACTGATTGTTTTTATATTAATTCTTTTCTTTTTAGGTTCTCCTGAACAACTTAATTTAACTGACATACTGAACATAATTTCTTTTTGATATTCTTTAAAGAACTCAATATCCAAACTTGCATTAGTTTCTATTGTTATTTGATGTTTTCTTGAAATGTAATAAGCTAAGAAATCTTGAATAACATTAGTATTCCAATATAATAAAGGTTCACCGCCAGTTAAAATGATGTCTTTGGTATGTTTAATTTCAGAGTTTTTAAATGCAACTAATGGATCAATAATTGATGTTAAGTCTTTGAAATTATCAAAGTATTTCCATTGTGATTTAAATTTTGGTGATACTGCCCGAATAGTATCACAACCTGTTACTGCCGAACCATCAGGAGCTACTGCAGAGCACCCAAAACCTTTGCAAGTATTATTACAACCAGCAACTCTAACAAATACTGCAGATTTTAATCTTGGTCCTTCACCTTGAATTGTGTCACCAAAAAATTCATAGAATGGAACTTTCTTAGTTCTTGTTTTGAAAATCATTTAATCTCCTTTTATAGTATTATATAATAAAATAACTTAAAGTTTTTTGAGTTTTAGAATTTAGCGTTTAGAAATTTTAGTATTTTAAAATCATAAAATAAGAAAGATCTAAAACAATTTAGATCTTTATTTTTAGCTATTAGCAGTTTGATTAGAAGCTTGATTTGAAGGTTGTGCTGAATTTTGACGATTTTCATAATCTGCTTTAATTGTTGAAAACCACCCCTTATAATCCATAGTTACAAAGTTCTTTTGAGCATTTGTAAAATAATTTAAAGCTTCTTGTAAGATTTGATCTAAAGTTGCTTCATCATCTGTCATTTCCATTTCATCTAAACCATTTAAGAATTCTTGATACATTTTTTCATACTGGTTTAATTGATTTACAATCTTGAGATATTCTTCAAGATTTGCAATCAATGCGTCGTCATCAGTTTCAAGAATTTTAATATATATTTCTTCACGATTTTTTTCAGTTATAAAGTATCCCATTGATGCAAATATATTATTAAGATATTGGAATCTAAAATAAGTATATTGTGGTATCTTTGTAAAAATCTGACCCATTGCAGAAGTTAATTGGAAAATATACGAATTCTTAACTAAGTTAGCACTCTCGTCAATTTCCAAGTTTTCTAAAGTTAATACATCAACATCTTTGTAGAATTTACAAGTTTTTTTATCTGCTAATGCTTCTAAAACTGCTGTAAATAATTTACTGTCAAAAACTTCTAATGTGCTAGACCCCGGTAATAAAAAAGCATTGTCTCTTTGAGCAGAAACAATCATATTATAAGCACCTTGATCTATATATGTTATATACATACTCATAATTTAATCCTTTCTTAACGTTTTAACCATTTTGGTGGTATAATATCTGGTATTTCATCGAAATTAAAAGTTGAATTAGCACCACAATGGGAACAAGTTACTGTGTGTTCCCTAGATTCAATTTTAAATATCATTTTTTCGAATGCTTCAGAAATCTTATCCATTGTATTAATATCTAACTCATCGAAGTAGTTTTTAATATCTTGGAAGCCTTTTGTATTATCACCATTAATAGATTTAATATGAAAAATTAAATCATCTGTGCTTGGTGAATCTGAAGTTCTTAATTTATTATTATAGAGTTCAACATTTTGAACATCTTGAAGTTCAATTTTGATACCACCAATATCAATATCTTGTATTTTACCAGATTTTGTTGTAAATAATTTACTTAATTTAATTTTAGAATCAGTAGTTTTTTCGCAACTTCTACACCACCAATGATAATTTAAATCATCACCAAGATTTATAATTCTTAATAATAGAAATAAGTACTCTAATTCATCATTATTTAAAGCAGTAGGTGTTTCTAAAACATTTGTAACAAAACATTCATATCTTGCTTTAAGTTCATCTTCTGAGGAACTAGTATTTTTTAATTTACCTTTGTAGAGCTCGCGGTCTTTGACTTTCCAATTACGAACTTTAATAGATCTATTACCTAATTTAATAGGGTTATATTCTAATACCATCAAATCTCCTTATTTGTTATTATATTATATTATATAAATGCTTAAGTTTTGCTTAAGTTTTTGATTACGATACTCTGATGAATAAGCCTTTATTATCACTTAATTTACCAGTACATTTCCAAGTACCTTGCATATATGCATATGTATCCGTGGACAAGCTAGAACCCGCATATAAATTATTAAAAACTAAAGTTGTTTTTGAATCTAATATAGCTATACTGCCAATTTCATTGATACCAATATTAGTTAAGTGATTTGTAAATTGCGTTCTTGTTATATTAATATCAACATTTCCAGAACCCTTAATATCTGTACCATTTATAGTTTTTACTGAATCTAATTTCCTAGATAAAGCTAAATCATTTGAAGTTTTGTAATTTGTTAAATCATTATTAACTTGGTTATACTTAGTTTCTAAGCTTTTGATATCATCAGAAATTGTTTGTATTTGTTCAGCAGCTTTTAAAAGTTTCTCCATATTTTCAGGATCTAATTGTTTTAGAACTGTAGATTGCTCAATTATTTTATCACTGACAGTTTTTAACCACGTAATAATATTAGCAAAGTTTCTATCTACTTCTTGGTGCGTTAAGACATCTAATTTAACATCTGTAGTTAAGTTGTCTTCATTAGAATCTGTGAAACTTGGTAATTCTGGTACTTGCTGATTATTAATAATACGTAATCTTACATTCACTGCTGAGCCTTTTTGGATATTTATTTCCGATCTACAATACAATTTATAGCAAATATAAAGTATTATTAAGTATTAAATCTTTAAGATCTTTAACTTTAATACTTCTAAAATCTTTATTATATTCAATTATTTTATTATTTGAACTTAAGTTTTCCATAAACCAAGTAACGAAATCATCTTCATTAATATAATCTATTTTAGTTTCTAATGAGCCAGCGTATGTTCCGTCTTTTAATGTCTTAAAAATACCTTTAACTTTATTAGGGCCATAAACTCTTGGAATTTTATAAATCAAATAATTATCATACATATTTGTTATATAATGCTCCGCGACATTTTTATAACGATTGTAATAACCTTGGGTTCCTGGTAAACCAGGATAATTAGAACCCACTGAACTTGCAAAAATAACCTTGTGTTTAAACTCTTTGGCTAAAACAATAGTATCTAATGTAGAAGCTAATTTCTTCGGGTCTGAATCTATGTCTTTTGTACTGCTAGGACACCCGAAAATAGCAACATAATCTATATGACTAATATAATTACACAATAAATTAGCTAAATAACCATTTCCACCAGTTAAGAATATCATAATATACCTTTAAATTAAAATCGATTTAAACCTTGTTTTTGTGCGATTATGAGTGGATTTTAGATTTTACTAAAATCCACATTCCAAGGAGTCATTTCTATAGGTTTACTCATTTCATTCCATAATTGACTAAACCACTGGCTACAAGTAGTTATATTATAAAATGAAAAATACTTATTAAGATTTTCCATATTGAAATCTGTACTAGATTCTGTATATTTCTTTAAGATTTCTAATTCAATATCTATAGGTATTTCACTATCCATAACTAACTTATAATTACGATTATAATTAAGTCTATATATTTCGTTAGAATCTAAGAAGGCATCTAAAGACCCAAACTCTTTAATCTTTTTATTTAAAGCAGCTTCACCAAATCTTTGTTTTTTATAAACTTCAACATCAGGATAAACTTCATTAAAGTTATTAATAATGCCTAGTTTTAAGTTTTCGTCTAACTTATAGAAATCTAATTCAGTTCCTTGATAATAAGCTTTAAACTCAGGCGTAAATTCCGAAAAATCCACAACGCGTGGTACATTATCGGCAGCATCACCCAAACAACAATGTATTCTTTCCCAGCCTTCTGGATCGTCATTAACAACCCATTTATTGGTTATTGCTGAATATTGTTTTATATCACCTAATTTATGTAATTGTTTAAAGTCTTTATCGGGGCTTAGAATTAAAATAGATTCTGCTTTGCAGAACTTCCTAGTTAATACACCAATGATATCATCAGCTTCAGCTCCTGGGACACCAATAGCTTTAAATGGTGTATAATCATTTAGAATTCTAATTAGTATATTAATATGTTTATAAACTTCTTTAAAATTAACTTCTGATTCTTCTCTTTGAGTTTTTCTCTGAGCTTTATAATCTGGGTATAAAGATTTTCGCCAATATGGAACACTATGATCGTCTATGCAAATAACCATAGTATTATATTTGACTCTATAAAGTCTATAATTTTCTAATAATTCTTCTATAATTCTAAAAATAGTTCCACTTATGAATTCTTCAGTAATATACTTACCGTCTTTTTTGTGTGGATTCATTTGCTTAATACTAGTATGTAAAGCTCTGTGAATCAACGAACTTAAATCATATAAAATCATATATAATCCTTATAATAATGGTGCTAATTCCATAATACAAGCAGCTAAATTTAAGTTTCTATCTCTTGAGAAAGCACTTTGGTATTGATATTTAGCTAGTATTATGATAGCTTGTGGTTTATTAGAGTTTTGAATATCTAATTTTTTAAATGCGTATTCATAAAAAGCATCTGGGTTTGTTAAGCCATAGATTACTTTCATTAAATTATCAAAATCACGTGATCTAATTAAGTTAATCAAACCCTCAAAATCTGAATCTTTTTGAATATCCAGAATTAATTTATTATTAAAATTACATTTTTGTAAGCAAGCAATCATACCTCTTATACTTGGATAATAATTCTTAATAATATTAACGAGATCTTCATTTGTATGAGAAACTTTTTCATTATCCAGAATTTCTTTCAATAAATTGAAAGATTTTTGAACAAGTTCTTGTTTATTAGAGGCGTGAACTGCATCAAAATCAAATACTTCGAATCTATTAACGATTGGTGGCATTATATTAGAAACATAATTACAAGTTAATATAAATCTACAATTAGCAGCAACTTCTTCTATAAGTGCTCTTGCGGCTGCTTGACCATTTTGGCCAAAGTAGTCAAATTCATCCGCTAAAACAATTTTAGGTTTTCCATCGAAGCTTTCAGTGCTAGCAAATTGTAAGATTTTACTTCTCATAGTATCAATACCAGATTCTAATGAAGCATTGATATATAAAGATTCGAAATTACCTTCTTTTATAATAGCTTGTGCTGTGCTTGTTTTTCCTGTTCCTGGGTTTACTGAACTTAATAAAATATTTGATGGTTTTTCAATATATTTTCTAAATTTATCTAAATAAACATTTGGTAAAATTAAGTCATCAATTTTTTGAGGGCGATATTTTTCTACCCAAATATCGTGTTTTAAATCTACTGTCATTGAACTCCTTTTAATATTTTCTTAATTATAATATATTTTAGCTTAATACAAAATTAAAATTTAATTTAAAATTATAACATTAATATAAACTTACACCATAGTGAATTATAAAATTTAAATACGACCCAAATCTATGAAATAATACAAATTTTTACAGATTTTATATCTTAAGAATGTTTAGCATACCCCATAAAATATTTTATTAAGTTTTATTATTTCTTCAGATATGACATAATCTTCATCTTTTATATCACCATACAAAACATAATCCATATTAGAATCTAAAACAAGTTTTAAAATTTCTTTTTTGCTTTCTAAGTCTAAATTTTCAAATTCTTTATCTTTTAAAATTTTATTTATATCTACTCTATAATCTAAAAAAGCTTTAGTTTTTAACTCTTGATAAATATTATCTAATTCTTTTTCATCATTTAAATTTTGTATTTTTTCTTTATAAATTGCATTTAAAGGCATAAGTTCAGCATAAACAAAATTTCCACCACCTTGCCAATTTATTGCTTTGCTGATACCACCTTGCTCACCTTCTATGACTTTTTTTGAGTCTTTCTTTTGTGATAGTTTCTATATAATCCATTTGTTCTATGCCTATCCATTTGCGTTTCATTTTATGAGCAACGGCTAGAGTAGTGCCACTTCCCGCAAAAAAATCCATTACTATGTCGTTTTCATTTGTACTTGATTCTATAATTCTTTGTAATAATGCTTCAGGTTTTTGTCCATTTTTAATAGTTGTTTTCAGTCCTTCTTTACAAATGTTAATTGTAGATATGTCTGTCCATAAATCACCTAAAGTATAATCAAGATTTTCATTTAAAAACAAAACTTTCATAATTACACCATTATTCATATAATAATAATGTGTTTTACCTTTTGAATTTATTATTTTTTCAAAAGTCCCTTCTTTCATATTAATATTAATGTTATTATCAGGTTTTACTAAATATATCAAGTTTTTAAAATAATCTTGTTTATTTAATTTTGGATCAAAATATTTTATTTCCCATTCTTTATAATCGCTCTCAATATTTGGGATGTATTTGTTATAAAATTTAATATATGATGATAATTTATTTTGTGATTTTTTTAATCTAATTTGTTTTAATACAGATTTATTATCTTGTTTTTTATAAAGTAGAATGTATTCTTTATTTTTCGGTAATTTTTTATGACAATTAGCATTTTTTAATCCTTTAGATTCGTTCATCTTGACTACAATACAATTAACAAAATTCTCTCTACCAAATATCTCATCCATAAGTACTTTTAAATATGCTTGTTCATTATCGTCACATTGAACGAATATTACACCATCATCTCTTAAAAATTCTCTAGCAATTTCAAGGCGATTTTTCATAAAAGTAAGCCAAGTAGTGTGTTTAAATTTGTCGTTATAATTAAAACTAGTATTGCCTGTATTATAAGGTGGGTCAATATAGATAAGTTTAACTTTATTCACAAATTTCTTTTTTAAAGAATGTAAGCCAATTAAATTGTCACCTTTTATTAATAAATTAGGATTATTTTTAAGAGTGGTTTTCAAATCACCGTCGCCAATTAATTCAAAACTCCCTAAAACTTTTGGACTGAAAAGTGTGTCTATTTCATTTTTATTTAAAATATTATCAAAGAAAATCTCATTATTTTTCTCACCTTTTGACGGAACTTCCTTTAATACACAATTTTTGGATGGAAAATTAAGTACTATATTTTCGGTACTCTTTTGTCTTTTTACCATTTTGTTATCCTTTTTATTTATAATTAAAATCATAATAAAGATTTTAAATGTAATAAAGCGCCGAAGCCTTTCTTAAAAACAAGTTCTATTTTAATATTATTTTGAAGCATTTCATTAAAATCTTTTTGTGTTAAATCATTTGGATAACATATAAAATGACTATTTGGTATCGAATTATATTTTATCATTTTTTCAATTCCAACTTTGTCGTTATCTAAACAAAAGAAAGGGTACTTTATTAAATCTAAAACATTCTTTGCTATTGTGGAAGTATTTAAAGCTATTATTTGATTAGTTCTGTATGTTTGTCTAAAAGACAAAGCATCGAGAATAGCTTCAAATATAAAAACTGGTTTATTTAAATCAACATTAAATAGATTCCAAACTCCATAATTTTGATTCAATGTAAAATTAATAAATCTTTTTTCAGTTAAAGATCTTGCATAGAATCCATAATAATTAGAGTCTTTAGAAAATGGAATTACAAGATAGTCTTTGATTCCATAATAAACACCATTTAAATTAAAAGATTTAGTTCCATTATAGAAATCTAAAAAGTTAATAGTATCATCGTTAAACCCACGAGATTTTAAAAACTCTATTTGTTTACTTGTATTAGTGTCTAACACTGAAGTTAAGTTAATATATTTGAACTCATTGTTGGCGCTTTCAATGCTAGTAGAGCTAGCAATGTTTTCAATACTTGTATTGCTAGATTCATTAGAATCGCTAGTATTGCTAGCACTAGAATCAAAACAAGACTTCATAGTCTCTATTTCATTATTACTTTCTATGTTAGATTTGGCACTAGAATCAATTGAATTAATTTTAAATTTAAAATTCTCTGATTTATACGGCAATAATAATTCTGGTTTATAAATCTTTAAGAAATTACTTAAACTCATTTGAGTATTTAATTCACAATCACCATTAAAACAATGGACTAAAGTAACTCCTTGTTTTTCATATAGGTGTAGTCTTTTAACAGATTTTTTATATTTTGAGTCTCCGCAAATTGGACATTTAACAGCAATATCCAAAGAACTTTCTTTATAAGGGCCAGGAACTGCTAACTTAAAATACTTAATATCTACAAAGTCTAACACCTATATCTCCTATTAGTAAACGTTTTCTAATCTTAATTCAAACTCTTGTATTAACCCATCACCACCCATTGCAGATAATTTTAAAATATCAGTTTTACCAGCTGGTATTAATTCACATTCATTAATAGATTTAATTTCATTTTCATTTAATAATGCTAGAACTTTATTATAGTTCTTATTAAATGTGTGTTGATTAATATTTTGAGATTGAACGACATATTCCTTTTGTCTATGATAAAATTTTATTGTATTCATACTTAAATCCTTATTAAGAATTATTAAAATGAGTAAATCTTTTAAGATTTACCACTTGACCCAAATCCTTTAGAACCCCTTTCTTGCTTAGCTTCAAAATCCTTGAATTCAGCATCATTGAGTTCAACGAACTTAAAACTATATTTTCTATGAATTAAAACTTGTGCGTAACGAGATCCTTTTTCAATAACTATAGGTTCTTTACCAATATTATTAATTTTAACTCCAAAATCACCAGTATAACCAGCATCAATGATACCAATATGTGGAATTAGGTCTTTTTTGAAACCTAAAGAACTTCTTAAATGTACTGTCATATAAAAAGGATCTTTTTCATCGATTGAAATTCTTAGTCCGTTTGGAACTACTTTTGATTCTCCTGGTTTAATTTCAGTTGTTTCAGTACAAGTAATATCAAATGCTGCTGAAGTCCCATTATAAGCAATTTCCGGTATTACTGCAGCTTCGTTTGTTTTGTGTATGTAAAGATTTAAATCCATTGTTTCTCCTATTAATTAGTTTTAGATTTTATAGTTTCAATTATTTTTAATATCCTAGAATCTGGATCTAATTTAGAATCTAAGTGAACGACGTTTTCTAAATCTACTTTCTTAAAAATATTGTTTATTTTAGATCTAAATTCAGGATCTATTGATCTAACACCATTTGATTCTAATGGTATATTTTCAGAATCTAAAACAAAAATAAAATCGAACTGTTTATAATATTTTATTAAAGAATCTGTGAATAATCTTAAATCGATGTCTTTGTTAATACCTGTATATACTATAACATCTAAAATACACCTATCGTGTACAGTAGGTATGCTTATACTTTTTAAAGCACTTATACTATAATACAACATTTGTAACTGAGTCACCAAGTTTGTATTTTCTGAGTGTTTCTTGTTTGTTTTAGCTATTTTATTAGAAAATGATTCTATGAAATCAAAATTCTTAAAATAACTGTGTTTCTTCATTAAATTAATTAATGTAGTTTTACCAGAACATTGAGCTCCTGAAATTGCTATTCTGATTGGTCTCATTACAATCCTTTTTGTAGATCTTCGAAATTATATTTAATATTATTAATTTCAATTGTATCATTTTCATTCATGATATAAGTTTTACCATCAATTTTAATCTCGTAAAACTTGCCGTCTTGCAGATCTTCAAATTCTGCGTTCTCGGAAAGTATTTGGTATAATTCAGATAATTCACGATTGGCTGCAAATTTTTGATTGGTAACATCCCAAGAATTTAATGGTTTGCCTTTAAGAACATAGAAGCTCGTATGTTCATTTCCAAGAACTTGTGATATACCACCATACGCAGAAAATCCTTCGCAAATACAAAGATATTTTTGGCTTTTTGTAGCTCTAAAATATTTTTCAGATTTTAACTTCTTAGATTTTTCTACACTCTTAAGAGCTTTATCTGCATTTAAAGCTTCTTTAACTTTATATATGTCTATAATAGGATCTATAATAGATTTATTTTTAAGAATTTTATTGATAAAATTATAATCTATATTAGAAAAATCATTAAATTCTTTTACTGAGTTTGTAATTTTTTCTTTAGATTGCGAATTAAATTTAAGATTTGGCATTCCATTAATAAAACAAACAATCATTAATTTATTTTTAATATCGCCAGGTTTAATACTTTTATATTTTTTAACTAATTTGTCTCTTATACCTTGAACTACGTTACTCATAATAGTATCTATGTGGACACCACCGTCTGGTATTTTTAAACCATTAACAAAACTAAATTGTTTAAAGTCATCCAATTCATTTGGGATTATACCAATTTTAATATTTTGGTTTTCATATAGTTCAAAATCTGAACTAAACATATTTAAATAATTCTTAAAAGATTTAAAATCTATTTTCTTAGAATTAAATTTAAAATTAATTTCTGGGTAACAAATAGCTAAGTTTAATAATCTTTGATAGATTATATTCTTATGTGTTTCATCAATTTCTTTAAGATTAAATCTTTCTAAATCTGGTTTAAATTCTACTAAAGTTCCTGATTTTTTAGAAGCTTCTATATTTTCACTATAAGTTTCAGCATTGTTTTTAGATTTAAAAATATATCTATTTTTACCATCGTCTGTAATACCTTTAAAATTAATACTCCAAACATTTGTACAATAACTTCCAACTCCGTTGGTACCTATTGTTACACGATTAGCATCATCATCGAAGTTAGAACCTGCTTTAGCGTGATTCCAAGCTAGTTCTGGCATATAGTGATCACCTGATTTTATTACTGGTATGCCAGTTCCATCATCTTCAATGCTAACAGTATCATTAGATATTTTAACACTGATATTTAAGCCAGATTTAAATTTAGATCTAATTGCAGCATCTACTGAATTATCGATAATCTCATTGATTATTTTAATTAAACCGGGTACATAATTCAAAGTAGTATATTTAATTTTACCAGATTCTATGATAAAATCTTCAGTATTTGTAGAATCGATAGCACCTATATACATACTAGGTCTTTTTAGAATGTGTTCTCTATCGGTTAATTTTTTGATCATTATATCTCCTTTGTGTAATTATATTATAAAATATCTTAAAAGTATCTTAACGTTTTAGTATTCGAACTAACACAAAGCTTCAATACAAATATTTTATTTTGTTTAAACTGTCAGAATAGCCACCACAATATAGTCTGCGTTTAGTATTTAGACCTTCTATATAATATCCAGTGTTTAAATCCCATTTTAAATACCAAGTATCTTTTTCATTTTTATGTATTTTGAGTCCTTTGATTTGAGCTATTAAATTATAAAAAAATTCTTTCATTTTAAACTCCTTTATAATAATTATATTGTAAAATATCTTAAAAGTATCTTAATTCGAAACTAAAGTTTTAAATCAAAAATCGTAAAATCATAAATAATATTAAAAGAGGGTCTATGAAGAATCTAAAATACTTCGTTATAGCTTTGTCAGCTTTGTTTGTAATAGGCTGTGGGTCTGATTATTCCAGTGATAAAACAGGTAAAGAAGTTCGCGGAACTTCAGATTCCAGAATTAATCAAGTTTGTGTAGACGGTGTTTTATACTTATCAACAGGAAATTATGTAACACCACAACAAGATCTTAATGGTAGTTTAATTGGTTGTTCTAAAAAACCAGAAGTTATTATTGATCAACTCAAAGAAAAACAAAAAAATAAAGATTTAGCTAAACTTGCTGAAAATATTAAGAATGATGTTAAGGATGCTATAAAGTCTGAAGTTAAGTCAGAAGTCAAGAATGACTTAAAATCTGAAATAACTACCGAAATCAATGAAAGTATTAAGGATAGATCAGACAAAAAACATATAAAATAACTTGCACTAAGCACTTAAAGACTAAGATTATTTTTTAAGTGCTTTATTTTGTTCTTCTACTTCATCATTTATTAAACTTATAAAGATTTCTCTTTCAAACGGATATAAATCATTTAAAATACCATCTATGGTAAACTTACCTAGAAATGATAACCTTGTTAAACTTTTGTAGAACTCACCTATAGGATTCTCTGAAAATATATTTTTATATATTTCTGGGTTTGTTAAATCAATTTCAAGGTCTTTCTTACAATTATAACATTTAACAACTTTAATAAAGTTAAATTTAGTAGTATTAGCTTCTAAATACGTATCTAATTCTGAATCACAATCCATAATGTTAGATTCTAAGTAAGAATCACCGTATATATCGGCTAAATTTGGGCTATAAACGTCTTTCAAATCTGGATATATATTTGTATCAATACTATGTAGTTCTCCAATTTTACCCAAATCTATGTTAGATTTGAAAGTGCAGCCACAATCACACCTAGTATTTAAAGATAATTGGTCAGAAACTGAAGTTGCTCTTAATCTATAAAGTAAAAATAATTTTTCTTCCGGATATAAATTATAAATGTTTATATTAGAATCTATATAAGGTTCTAAGATTCTTAAGTAAATATCTAAATTTAAATCATTTAGATCTTTACTGTATGTAGTATCATCTGAACTTGCAGTTAATAGTAAGTCACGTTCGGTTTTAACTTTATATGCTGTTAAAATAAATTTTCTATCATTATATTTAATATATTCTTTCATTTAGAATCCAAAATTTTAATAATATTCCAAATTACTGAGATTGTAATCTTTATTAGGTGTTAGAATCTGGTTCTACATCTAAACCATCTGCAAAAGCCCCAAATGTTAAATACTCAAAACTTTTTCCTTCGGCACTTTTTAAAGAATCTACTATTTCTTTCATATCTTCAAAGTTCTTAACATTTGTAAAAATACCAAAACATAGACAACAAGCCATCACTAAATCATCGTGATATCCTACAGCTGCTTGATATTTACCATTATCGTTTAATGTGAATACACCAAATTCTTTAATAGTTTCTTTATCTACTAATAATAATTTATTAGCTTGTGCTAAGGTTGCTACAGTTTGTAAAATAACATCCCTAGATAATTTTGTAGTTCTAAACCCAGGATATTTTAATCTTTGTTTTTGTTTATTGACATCATAATATAAGTTCTCATATTCATAATCTCTTTTGAGAATATCAGCAACCACTTGACCAGAACCTTCATTATTTTCTACAATTATTAAAGCTTGATTGAACCTTAAACCATACTCATTGAGTAACTCTGGTAATAACATATAATCTATTTTAAGTTTTGCTGATGCTACTTGTCTGAAATTTAAATCTGTAATATCGAATATTTGAACTCCAGTAAAATCAGCACCTTCTTTAGCAGTGTCAACACCCATAACGTATTTATGCCCGGGTATTGGTTCTTCGTATATTAGTATTTTAGAATCCTTAATATTATCAACTTCTATTGGTTCTTGTGGTTTATAAGTATCTAATATTTCACTAGGTATCAATGTCATTGCAGAACCTTCAAATTTACATTCATATGCAGAATTCCAAACAACTAAACCACCGGTTTTAATTTGTTGTTGTTTGAATTCTTCAGGGTCGTACTTAGTACCATCAGATTTGAACCTTGGGACTAATCTCCAATCTACTCTGTGTCTCACAAATCCATTAATAGAAGTTTCTAAAGTGTCGCCAGCACCTTGCCAAATATCGTAGAAATGATTCTTACCTTTAGGTGTAGATAAAATGACTAATTTTTTGAAAGCTAAACCAGCTTGTGATGGTAAAACACCGTCAGTGAAATCTATCCATCCGGCAGGATCTAAATATGCACATTCATCTACAACGATTATATTTGTGGACGTTCCGCGGAATGCGTCCGAACTTGGTACGTCCGTTAAAATCTTTATATTATTTTCACATTCTATAGAGCCTTTATTCCAGGTAACTGTCCCGGGTTGCATCCATATCGGTAAGCCTATCAACATTTTCTTTGTTTTGTCTAAGAACTCTCGTGCCGAGTTACCACTGTAAGCAACTATGCCTATGTTGATATCTTTCTTAAAACAGTATAAATGCGCAAGTTTTACACTTGTTGTAGTTGATTTAGATGAATTATGACTTAAAACACCATTGGTGTAATAAAGGTGATGATGCTCTAAAGTTAAATCATAACAATGATCATATTTTATAAATGTTTTAGATATTATTTTAGAAGGTCCTGATTTTGTTTTAATCACCTTATTTAAACAATCTTTGACATATAATTCATTACCATTTTCGTCTATTAATACGTGCAATTCAGATGCTTGTAACTTGAATCCATTTTCAGTTTCTATCTCAAAAATATTGTATTTAATAGTTTTATGGACTTCGAGAATTTTGACTTTACCTATAGGCGTTTCTACATATTTGTCTTTACATTCATAACTTTCAATAAACTTAGAACTATTAAAATATAATCTTTTATTAGATTCTTGGTTATTGAATAATTCAATAATAGTAGTTTCATTACCATTTACATTTATTTTAGTATTTGCTTCAATGCATTGACGAGGCTGCATTGATATCACATTTTCTATAGAATCGTCACTTAGTAATTGTATAAATTCATCCTGGTATGGCCTAGAATCTACGAAATCAAAACCCTTTGGTGTAGTCATTCGAACATAATTTCTTAAGAAATAAAGTGGGTCGTTCGCACATTTTTCAAGCTCGCTAATATGTATCGGACTTAAGTTTAATTTTGTGTAAGCTTTTTTAAGACCACGAGATCCATTATAACTAATTCTCGTATTATACGCATCTAAGTAATAGTTATCAGAGTCTTTAGGCAAATCTAAGATTTCTAAGGCTTGTGCTTTTCCTAGTTTTCCTTGAGCTCTAATGGTTTCTAAGAGTTCATCTGTTATTTCATTTTTATGTGTTTGAAAATATTTTATTTCTTCTTTACTTAACATTATAAATCTTTTTATTATGATTATATTATATATTAAAATTTGAAATTTAAAGCTAAAGAGCTAACATTTTAGTAATT